GCACGACCCAAGTATTGCAGCCCGAAGATTTAGACCCAGTAATCACAGAAAATGAGGCACATTGGTTGGTGTGTTGCTTATGTAATCAAGATTTAGTGGCTGGTGAAACAGTCTGTAAGTTCCCTCAAATGGACGGACAGGTTGTTTTGACATGGCAATTAGTCCACCCACTTTGCGTTGCTAAGTTAATGATTGACGAGGCCGCTATTCAACTTGAAGAGAGTGTGAGAATATGAAGATAGCAATTATTGGAGCAGGTCATTTGGGAAATCTATTGGCTACCGTAGCGGAAAAACATGAACATACAGTTATGCGTCTTGGAAAGGGTGATTCTAAATCCTACTTAGACATTGACTTAGCCGTGATTACCACACCACCTAAAAACACTATCTTTTGTTTAGAAGAAGAAATAGACTTGAATGATGGCGTTCCTATCATTTCATTTGTAGCGGGCATATCTTTAGCCTCTTATTCACCACATACGACAGCAGGGGCCGTCAAAGCCATGACTAATATAGCAGCAGGGGATGGCAAAGGATTCACCGTATGGGCTAAAGATAGAGAGATAGCCCCACGCCCTATGTCCCGTATTTATGCCTTCATGAATATGCTTGGACCTTCGGAGATGGTTGAAGATTCTAATTTTCACCGAAGTGATGTTCACACCAAGACGGCGGATGCCTATTTAGACGATGCCACCGCATTAATTGGAAGTGGAACTGCTTATGCTGTGGGGCTTTTGGAAAACTTTGTTCAATATGGAATAGAGGAGGGTCTGACCCGGGACATGGCTGAACGATGGGTCCACCAAACTTTCCTAAGTGCCATTCATTTGTGTAAGCAACAACCAGCATCGGAAATTATCAAATCCATAGCCACACCCAATGGAACCACCGCAGCAGGGTTAGAGTGGTTAAGTAGTGATAAGGTGGGATTGAGTATCTTTAATGCTTTATCCGTTACCGGTGAAAAATGCCGGGAATTAAGTGGGAACGGGAACTATTAAGTAAGTGGCCTCGGGTTATTTGGTTATGCGTCTTATTACAACCAGTCAAGGTTTGTTTAGGGTAAATGTTCCCGCAGATTATACATCATTCAATCGTAATGACAATGTGGACTGGATAGATTATCAATTAGCCACCAAAGGAGAGTTTTCTCCCATTCACTCGTGGATTGTTGAAAACTTTGTGACGGAGGACTCCACCGTTGTGGATGTCGGAGCACATATTGGAACATTTACGATTCCTACCTCTAAGAAGGCTAAAAGAGTCTATGCCTTTGAACCCGTAATTGAAACATTTCAAAGATTGACAGACCATATTCTTATCAACAATTCAACGAATATCATCCCTTTTAATTTTGCATTAGGAGATGTGCAGACATCAGCGGAACTGGATTATATGCCTTTGTTCAACACAGGTGGGGCCACACTCACAATTAGCCGTGGTTCCCTGCCAATCCGTAATCTTGGTGAAGAACACAATCCACCAAAATACAATATATTGGTTAAACCCTTAGATGATTTGGATTTGCCCGCATTGGATGTTATGAAATGTGACACCGAAGGATGTGAGTTATTAGTTATCAAAGGTGCTATTGAAACTATTAAGAAGTTTAGGCCAGTCATGATATTGGAACATAATGACCTCTCGGAAATGGAAGAAATCATGAGTTTATTTGCCGAAAATGACCTTTCATATATTTGTCAGCAAATTGAGGACCCATCCACAGACCAAAATACTGATTACCTTTACACACCCCTTTGAGAAGCATTAAGTATGAAGTATCGCCTTTACAGGCACATGACGGACTTGACCGTGTATCTTAGTGAGGCATTCGGGGCTATGTCACCCGCAGAACAGGACATGATAAGTTCCTCACCCTCTTTATCTAATGCTTGGTTAATGGAGCAAAGTGATAGTAGCGATTATGCCATAGAAGAACTCTCCAATGCTTGGGAGCGCATTAACGCTCGTGAAGAGAAGTCTGTTGAAAAGTTAGTCCTATTAGATAAGAAAATTGACAAGCCAGTTCTCAATGAATATGAGCGCATTGAACAGGAAGAAAGGTGGTTCCAATCCGAGGTCTTGAAACCTTTAGCCATTGCTCACTTACGCCGTAGGAGGATGGAAGCCGAAGGGTTGAACTACGAAGATGTGCAAGATTGGGAGCCGTCCGCAGAATACTTAGAAGAAACTAAATCGTGGGTTGAAGCCCCCTCACAATTCCAACCTACAAGGAAACCAATTCGTAAAGGATTCCCCACTCGTCAAGAAGCCGAACGCCAAGGTGTATTGATGACCGAAGTTTATCGTGTCGTCAAGACTGCACAAAGAGATGGCGTTACTAAGACCCAAATACTCCACAAGATTGGGAAAGATACATCCCGTTGGAGAAAGTCATGTAACGAAGTTTTAGACTGGATGATGGCCAATAAGAAGATTGTTAGAGATAATCGCAGTCTAAGAGGGGCCAAATACTACCTTCCAAAATATGCTGAACACCTCAAAGAAAGTGAGTTTCATAGAACCGTATATGAATCACTAAGAAGTGGACCCATTACACGAACTGCAATCGTTAAAGCAACCTGCTATGTTAATCCAAAAGGTCATGCCAAAGTCTTGGGAGCGTTAAAGTTACTCCAAAGAGAAGGCTTAGTTAGACCCATTGGTAACAAGTGGGAGATGTGTCAATGAAAGTAGGCATAATCGCTCCCTATTGGTTACCAAAGTTTGGTGGTGCAGAACAATATGTTTATCGTTTGGCTAAGTCACTCCATTCTAAAGGAGTTGATATTCAAGTCTTTACAGGAACACCATTTGAGGACGGAGCGGACAACGGGGACTGCGAAGAAATCGTCACACGCTATCACCCTTACGGACAAGTGTTTGCTAAAAGTTGGGGGACTCAATTGGAAAGTCATGAGGACCTTAGATGGACCCCAGAAGAAGAACATCTATTCAATGAGTATGAGTTCTATTCAGCGGCCGTTGAGTGGGCGATTGCGAATGAAATAGAAATTATTATGATTAACAATCCACTAACTCGTGCTATGCACTTTCAAGCCCGTGAACTGTATCAGCGACTTAAAGAGCATAACATTACCGTAGGTGGGATTCATCACGACCTTGGTTTGAGTATTAGACATGACTTGGTTGAGCATTATACAAATGAAAGCATTGGGGATTGGGAGGATGCTGCCGAAGCAGTTAGTAAAGTTTGGGAAGATAATCTAAATAATAGCGAAGGCTCACATTTACAATGCTATTTTCACATGGATAGTCCACTTTTCTTTGAACCCGATTTTGTAGTAAGCAATTCGGAATGGAGTCAAAGATTCATTGACCCATTAGAAACGGTTCCCAAAATTGTAGTCCATCCATTAATGGATGCTGAAAAATGGAGCGAGAGCGTAGTTAATCCCGAAGGAATAACACACGCAGACATACTTATGATAAATCCACAATACCATAAGGGGAGAAGTATGATGGCCAACCTAATTTTTGGAGCAGATAGTGATTGGACTTTTAGAGTATTAAAAGGAGGTTATGGAGATGCTTTCAAAGAGTTCATCCCTATGGTATCCAATAGCCGTGTAGCGGAAAGTGAACGAATTGATTTCAAGGATTATGTTCATGATGTGAGGGAAGCCTACCGCAAATCTTCTTGCGTTTTCTTCCCCAGCCGATATGAGGGTTATGGAATGTCCGCCGTTGAACCAATGTTTTGTGGAGTCCCAGTAGTTTGTAGTTCATACCCAGCAATCATGGAAGCAGTAGGAAGTTCAGCCAAAGTTGTGTGTCCTATTCTTGGAACTGCTGATGACTGGCATGAAGCCGTGGACGATGTATTATTACAACCCGAGTTATGGATTGGTAAAGGTTTGGAAAGAGCCAAAGTTTTGACAGACCGCCAAGAGAAGGAAGTTTGGGACCTCATTCATTTCTTGGGGGCCTTCATTTGAAAGTAGCATTATCAATGACTGCTTGGAAAAGACCTCAATACTTTGAGAAAGTTTTGGATAGCATAACTGAAGCAGGTGGTGAAGCATTACCAATGCACATAAGCATAGACGGAGGCTACGAGGAGCAACAAAATGTTATGCGAGAAATCGTTGAGCATAAAAGTTTGAATGCTTCTGTTTATGCACACGAGGAAAACCTTGGGTGCTCGGCTAATACTCATTATGCGTTAAGTAAGGCATTTGAGGACCCAAGCATAGATGCCATAATACATCTGGAAGATGATACTATGCTTCACCCTAACTTTTTTGATTTTATGCTTCCCGCATTAGAGCATTACAAGAACCAAGATATGGTGTTTAGCATTAGTGGTTATGCTAACAGAAATCTCCGCCCCATAACAGAAGTTTGGGGTAGCAATAACATAGGCATAAGGAATCGCTTTACTTGTTGGGGTTGGGGCATTACACGCAATACATGGGACGAAGTTTCGGATGACTGGTTCGGCATTAACTTTACAGATTATGAAAAGTTTGTGGAGGATGCCGCTAAAGGCAAGAACTCATTCATGAGTTGCATAAGCAAGGACCCCAAAGGTTCGTGGGCTTGGCCCATGAATAAACATTGGAGAAAAGATAGGTTAGAAATCGCTCCGGATGAAAGTTTGGTTCAAAACATTGGGGAGGAGGATGGAAAGTTTGCTACCAGTTGGTCTTGGCAGTCGCAGCAGACAGACCTCTATTTCCCTAATCGTATTTATGAGTCCTTTGACTTTGAGATGGCTGATATGGAATTACAGGAATTACAACCTAATATAAAAGATACCCGCCCAGCCGCATACGATATTTGGGAGTCATTATAATGATAGAAAAAGAATTATTAGAGAATCCATTTCCTTGGATGAATGATGCTGCCATAGCATATTATGATTCTATTATGCGTCCATCTATGCGTATCTTAGAATGGGGTGCTGGTTATTCCACGATATGGTTAGAAAAGTTTGACCCCGCATATCTTGTTTCCATAGAGCATAATAAAGATTGGGCGGACGCATTAGAACCTTACCTCAATGCAACTGATATGCGAAAAGTGGATACTTACCCGCATAACTTCGTTAATGAATGGGAGGAGCAAAGTTTTGACCTCATAATCATTGACGGCATAAATAGACTCCAATGTTTGTATTGGGTCTTGGAACATAATCTCTTAGCGGAAGGTGGAACTATTGTTTATGATGACATTCACAGAATGTGGAGCCATACAGAATATCATGATGCTTGGGAAACTTTGGAAGATGAGGAGTTTGACTTGCAGATGTTACCACACACAGATATGGAACACCGAATGAATAATGTTTTGGAAAATGGCCCTGAATCTTTAGAAATCACTCTCTTTGCACATAAGGTTAAATAGGTGCTCACCCACAGTTAATCTTAGCCCGCAACTTAAGACTGCGGACGAGGACCGTGACTGAATAAGCCGAATAGGTGAGGTTAAGGTATGCAAGATAGGGAGCACGACTCCCCTACTGACGGCCAAGTGGCATATAGGTAGCCGGTTAAAGTCCGGGTGAGCAGTAATGGCAAATGCAAACGGAGAGCCTTGAGCCATTTGGAGTGTGCAATCCCACACTCCCGGTCCGCCCCTTATATTCACTATCAATTCTTGAGAACCGTTAAATAGGCAATAGTCTTTCGGTTACACATGGCAGAACGATTGATGAGCCTTCGGGAAGTTGCAGACTTCACCCGAATGAGTGTATCAACCGTGCGGCGTTATATTCGTCAAGGACGAATACCAGCGTATAAAATTGGCCAAGGTATCACATCACCATTGCGTGTGCGTGAGAAAGATTTACTATTATTGATGGAGCAGAACCGTATCACTTAAATAGGTGAAAATTATAGGAGAGGTATGAGCAACATGGAAGTAATCGCAGTATCATTTGGAGAACAGGAGTCCTCAAAACTGAACGAGGCCGCATTTGCGGTCAAATGGTTTAATGAAAGAGGCTACAATTTGGACTTAGATAAAGACCACCTACATGATAGTAAAGGCAATGAGGCTACTTGCTCACTTATGGGTCCATTTATCGTTTTCAAAGAAATGGAAAAGCCATTCCCCGATATTGTTTTTGAGTATATTCTTGAACTTACAGACCCCAAAGGTGTGGTATCAATGATGGAAAATGACGATAATGAGTGGCCCATTCCCGACAGTCAAGCCGACCTATATGTGGGCGACTTTATTGCTTCTATGAAGGCAGGTGATGAATAATGGGAACTCGTAGTCTAACTCACTTCAAGCGAGATTCCATAGATTCACCTACACTTATGACTATGTATCGTCAATTTGATGGCTACCCACGAGGGCATGGCCGAGATATAGCAGGTTTCATGTCTAACAAGATAGTCTATAATGGTTATCCAATAACCGCCTATCACGATTTCAACGGGATGGGTGATGTAGCCGCACAAGTTATCGCTCATTTGAAAACCATGAATTATCCTATTATTGAGAAAGAAGCCATTGATGGTTCTATGTATCTCACAACAGACCGTATGGTGGAGCCAAATTATACAGAACCACGCATAGGTAATGCGTATATCGTTGAACCGGATGCTACCGACCAAGGTGAAGAATATGTCTATACAGTTTATTTGGAACCTTATCCGGATGAAGAAACTTACGAGAGAGGAACTTTCCCAACAGAAGGAGAAGGGGGAATCTTTATCAAGGTGGAGGACACCTACGAGAATAAGACCCTCTTTGACGGCTCAATAGAAGATGCACTACGAGAGTTCCCAACATTAGAAAGGTGATATTATGAAGCAAACGATACTTTGGAAATGCCCGCAATGCGATAACGAAGCCCACTACAAAGGTTTGTGCCGTGATTGCACCGAATATAGTGAAGCCGGAGAGGTCTTGAAACCTATCTCTCGTGTTCGCCATAACCAAGATGGAAGCATCTATGAAGCACCGGATAAGAAAGGTATTCGCCCTAATGAATTAACACTTGAGATGATGAAGCAACAACGCCGGAATCAAAAGAAACTCACTAACAAACAAAAGGAACAATTAGCCGCACAAAAGAAAGCAATGCAAGCAGCCATGAAAGCCGAGGCAGCCAAAGCCTCCCTTGAAACCACCGAAGATGGAATCTTAGAAATTGGAGAAAGTGAGGAAGAGTAATGTGTGGTGTAATACCAACTGAATGTTCAAATAATTGTGGATTTTGGGTCACAATTGGCCCCTGTCCTCGTTGCTACAAGGTGGTATAATGAAGTTTTACAAGATTAAGGAAGCCATTGAAGAATATATGCACAGTCAAGGCAAAGATAGCCCCGACTTGTGGATGGCCACCATGTCATTATTGAATGCTGCCAATTACTTTTCACAGAAGGCTCCAAAAGATTTCAAGATTAGTGATGAGAAACTCACAGAAATGATTAGTGAGATGGTTGATTTGTGGAATCCCGATGTTGCTAAAATATCGGAGTTAGAGCAGAAATTATCTAAAGACAAGGAAGAATTAGTTGGCCTTGGTGATGAAGGGTGTGAAGAGGAATGATTGAATTAGCCATATCTTTTGGATTGTTTGCTATCTTTAGTTTAGGAATAGACTGGATGATGTGGCGACATTTCAGTTCAATTTATGAGGCTCAATTTGTTATAACAGATAAACTACTCAAAAAGTTAGACCCCGCAGGTGTTAGTGGCCATACAGGACCCATAGGAGCAACTGGCGTTCCATCACAACTGGGACTAAGTGGTGCAACTGATGACACCCTATCAGCAACCGAGTTTTACGATAAATACATTGAAACGGGTGAAGAAGATGACTCCCTTTGAAGTTTTTGTGATTTTTATGCTACTTGGAATCAGCGGGCGTATTTATCTCACAGGTAATGCAATAAGGTCTGACCTTCGTGCTATGCTAAATGAACAAAAGAGAGGGAAGTTTCCATGAGCATTAGACGCATTATTGGAAGGATAACTTCTCCAATTTTTGTCCCTTTACGAAAGTTTGTAGTTTGGGGGGATGAAAACTTTGGAACTTGTGATATGAAATTGGTAGTAACTCCAAGAGATGGTGAAGAAGAATGACTGACTTCACATTTGCTGAATATCAAGTGTCCGCCCGAAGGACGGCATTATATCCCGAAGACGAAGGCATAATTTACACTACTTTGGGACTTGTTGGCGAATCCGGAGAGATTGCCGAGAAGGTCAAAAAAGTTATCCGTGATAGGGGAGGTAACTTTGAAGAAGCCAAAGAAGAAATCGCCAAAGAATTGGGTGATGTTCTTTGGTATATGGCTAATCTTGCTTTTGAGTTAGGTTATGACCTTGGAGATATTGCCGCAATCAACATTCAAAAGTTAGTGGACCGTCAAGAAAGAGGTAAAATCCACGGTGATGGCGACAATCGTTGATATTAAGTAAGTGGTAACATGATTAACCCTCACATGAGCGATTCACACGACTATATTACCAAGTTCCGTAACTTTCGGGCAACCTTTATGGAAGAAACCGGAATTAAGGATGATGAGGTAATACAGAAAAATTGGGAATTGTATTTAGTTCATTTCCTTTGTATGTGTGATGATTGCCAACCACCCGTTGCACCCGATATTTCATATTACCCTCAATGGCCGGACCGTTATGACGGTGAAGGTGATTTTGACGAAGATACAAGCGGGAACGGGTTGAATCCATGATAATTCTTGATATTGAAACCAAAAACTTGGAGCCAATAGGTAATGGACTCCAATTTGGCAACCCACAAAATTGGAAAACCTCATGTGCTTGCGTCTTAGAAGTAATCGGCCCCAGCCACCAAGATTTGAAACCCCATGTTTTCGTGGAAAAGGGTATGGTAGCGGAATTGAAGAAATTAGGCATTGAATGTAAAAGTTTTGAACACCTTCCCGACTTCTTAGAGAATTGTTTGGAGGATGAATTACCATTACTTACACACAATGGACTTGGTTTTGATTTACCCATTCTTTCTAAAAACATTGCAGACGGTGGTGGTAGTTGCCATGATGTTTTACACCGGTATGAGGCGGCAGGGCTAACTATTGATACGGCTTCCGACTTAAAAATTAAGACTGGTAAAAGATTTCACCTCCAAGATTTGATTAAGGGAGTCCTCGGACCGTCTGCTTCAAAACTTATGAATGCTGCAAATGCACCCATTGAATGGCATAACGAAAATTATGAAGATGTGATTAATTATTGCATCTCCGACTGCCTACTTACTTATCAAATGTTTTACATTGCCGGTGATGAAGGCGTATTGGAAGCCGTGCCAAGTAAAGAGAAGAAAGAGGAACGAGTTTTAGTCGCCGATTGGAAGACTTGGCTGGACCTGTCTGCAAGAACCTTCAAGTCCTAAGACTAATAACTCTATTACATGGAAGATAAGGAAGAGGAACCTGCTTTCAAGATTTCACCCGCCAAAGCGGACCGTTGGTTATTGAGAATCAAGAATGTTCTCTTTGACGATTACAAAGATTTTAAGGATGGCTCCTATCAAGGGGACATCAAAGATGAAATCATTAAGATGATTCAAAAGAACTTTCCCCTCAACACACCGATAGCGGAAGACGAGTTTGAAGTTGCTATTTCGGTATGCGTAAAAGATGTGGTTAGATACATTAAGGAGCATACGAACGGAGTTCATGATAACTTTATCCTAAACTTTGCTGCTGATTTTGTTTCCCAAACTTTAACCACAATCTTCAAAGTAAGCGAAAGTGACCCACCCCCAGGCATTAGAGATGATGATTTTATGTATGGCTAAACATTAAGTAGTTAATAGTAAGCATAAGTGAGTGATGGTAAGGCATAACTGTGAGGTTCAAGTATTAACTGCTATGCGTGAGGCATTAGCCCGAGCATACGATATGCTAAATACGGAGGGTGTAAGCAATCCGGAGCGTTTGCATTATTGGCGTGGACGCATAGAAGGCATAGAAGAAGGCATAAGAGTTTTTCAACACCATAGCAATTGTCGCAATACAGGCATAGGGCCAAAGTTTTTTGCATAAAGATTAAATACTATGGGACAGGTGGAGCATATATGAATGGAAGAGAACAATACGAATCCGTGCGTTACACCGCATTGGGTGAGAATAAGTATTCCATTACTGTTGTCGGACCAACCCGCACAAGGGGTATCGTGGTGTCGGCACCTCACGAAGATTTCACCCAGTTCTATGATGCCTTTCAAGAACAGTTAGAAGGCAATCCCACACTTGATACAGTCATTTTGACGGCTATGAATCTCACCCTTTTTACGACTCCAACTGTGCAAGTTTTAGGTGTGGTATCACAGGGTCTTGGAACCACATAAGAGTCAAGACCTCAATAAATTATGAAGCGTGATATGATGAGAGAACGAGCCGATAGAAAGCGTAAATCTTGGCAACAAAAAGATAATAAAAGGTATGGTGGCCTTGAGAGTGATGACCTTAATATGTTAGCACTTCAAGGATTGACAAAATGTAAGGAATGCCACGAAGTCATCCCTTTACATATCAGTAGTTGCCCCGAATGTGGTGCGACTTGTGAATATCCACCTACAAACGCTTAAATAGGTGTGTGCTTTAAGTAGTGACTATGACGAACCTGAATATAGTGAACCTTGTTGCATCTGCACGATATACTGACAGCCTTGATATTATCGCTGTTGCTGAAGACCTCGGTATTGATTATGAACCCGAACAATTTCCAGGAATGGTTTATCGCAACACCAACCCAAAGGTTTGTGTGCTACTCTTCCGTTCCGGCAAGGCAGTTGCCACCGGTGCCAAATCATACGAGCAAGCAAAGATAGCCCTTCGCACACTTTATGATAAGTTAGCCGCACTCAATTATAATCTTTGGACTTACACGGATGACATTATTTTGCAGAACCTTGTGATTACTCATGATGTAGGAGCCACACTAAATCTTCCATATCTTTCAGTTGCACTTCCAATGGAACGCACAGAATATGAACCGGAGCAGTTCCCCGGATTGATTTACCGATTAGAGGACCCATCAGCAGTTTGCCTTGTGTTTTCATCCGGTAAGTGTGTTATCACAGGTTGTAAATCCACCGATGACGCTTTGAAAGCCTCCAAGAATCTAACTAAAGATGTTAAAGAACACACCAAATACCAGTCTTGAAGGTGGTTAGTATCGGTAGTAAAAGAATATCATGGCAGACGCACGGCCCTCGCCGTGTGGACGGTGATATACCCAATCCGGCTAATTCATGGAAAGCGAAAGCGTGGGATTACTCCACTTCCATAGATGCAGGGATTCCAGTTGGCGAAACTGAACAACATGGATTGCTCAAAGATATTGTCGGACTATTTCATAATCGTTATGGGAAACTAAAGAAAATCCTTGAAGCAGAAACAGGCGTTAAAGTAACCGGCAACCTTACTGAAGTAAAACAGAATTGGAGCGACTATACGAAACGAGTCGCCACCGTGATTGGAATTGTTGCTGATGTTCGCCGAACTAAATCGGGCGGACGCATGGTTGAGTTAGAAGATATGACTAATGAAACCCTTACTGTATTCGTGGCGAAAGAAGACCCAGCCGCCGGAACTTTGTTACCGGATGATGTAATAGGTGTTAGCGGAACCTTCAATAGAGATGGCACAATGTTTTGGACTAACCGAGTTCAATATCCCGACATCCTCAAAACCAACATAAATAAAGGTGGCTCGGATTATGACCCCGTTTCTATTGCCTTCATTTCCGATATTCACATTGGAAGTAAATACTTCATGGAAACTGAATGGGACAAGATGATGAAGTGGTTGAATAGTGATGATGAAACGGCTCACAATATCAAATATCTTGTAATTGCCGGAGATGCGGTGGACGGCATAGGTGTCTATCCCGGTCAAGAAAATAACCTCGCAATAGATGATGTGTATGACCAGTATGAGTATTTGGCAAGGAAACTTGATATGCTACCCGACCACATTACACCGATTCTAAGTCCCGGAAATCACGATGCAGTTCGTCCCGCAGAACCTCAACCGATGTTGGAACCTTTGATTCGTCAAAGATTTAATTCCACAATTCATTCCGGCAATCCCGGCCACATCAACCTTTCCGGCATTGATGTGCTCACCTATCACGGTAAGGGGATTGATGACATGGTTCCGAGAATGGCTCATGTGACATATCAAAAGCCAGCCGAAGCCATGAAGGAAATGTTGAAGAAAAGACACCTTGCCCCTATGTGGGGTGAACGCAACGCCCTCTCACCCGAAGAAGAAGACCAAATGGTAATTGAAACTGTTCCGGACTTATTTGTAACCGGCCATACTCACGCCCACCAAATGGAATGGTATCGTGGAGTTCCTCTTGTGGTGTCCTCAACTTTCCAAAATGAAACAGGTTTCATGAAAATGTTAGGTTACAAGCCCAAAAAAGGATTCCTTTCAGTCTATAACATTCAAAATAGAGAAATGCGAGTTATCGCTTTTGACGGGAACCCTTAAATGGCTGAAACACATCGGGATTGTTATGTTCAGCCGAAGAACCCTGCACGACTTAGTTAGACCATTTTTTGGACTGGTCCTCTTACAACCTGTTGTAATAATGTGGTTTATATTTATGTCCGATGATTGGCAATCCGATTACATGAGCCTCGGTTGGCCTCTTCAATTAATATGCACTATCTGGATGGTTCCCTGCTACTCTTGGTATGAACGCCATGTCTTAACAGAAGATGATGCCCGAATCATTCATTTGGACTGAATAGGCAATCTCTTAAGTATCAAGTCGCACTACAAGAACGCTATGATGAACCACCGTATGGTAACTCTTCTGTTAAGTGTTTTGATGTTGGCCGCTCCTTTGGCCGGATGTTTAGACGATGCAGAAGTAATCACAACAAACGACACCAATGATGATACATTGATGGGAAATAACACAACAACGAACGAAACCGCCGATAATAACACCGGCAATAGCACCACTATGCCCGAAAGAGGCAATAATACTTTCTCTTGTGAGGCTCTCACCTGCGGGTGTGACCCACGCCTATGTGATGAGGATAACAATACCATAGTAATGGATTGGGATAATATGACCGAGGAAGATTGGTGCAATTGGAATGGGAATGAATGGCACACATGGACTGATGAGAACAATAATACCACCGGTGCCTGTGCAGTAATTTGTTTTCCGGAACCAATAGACCGACCTATCAGCGGAAACAACACCACAACTGAATGGTTTAGATTTTGGACTAATGGGACAAACGAAACTTTGCTTCACATCACCAATGGAGGCAGCAATTGGACCCATGTTACAGTTACTATGAACAACATGACTTACAATATGACCTATGAAGAAGTCATGAGTTTGAACACCACAGGCATGGCCGATGGCCTTTATATGGCTAATATCACTCTTTACGAAGGAAACCAAACCGTCATGGAGATGGAAACTTGGGTCGTCTTTGATGATGGAGAGATGATTGTTGAGTATTTCTCCGATACAACCGAAACCGAAACTGTTGATACAACAGAATAGGCTTGCAGTATAGCGTTTTAAGTAGTTGTGAATACTATAAATAACCGTGGTTGGACGGGCCAATGGTGCAGACGAAATCTTTGTAGCATTATTGATGATTGTTATTATGGCTGCTGCCACTCAATCAAACCTAATAATGAAAGTGGAAGATTCACCAATATGGCACGGGAAAATACCCTATGACTGCGCCTATTTAGAAGGAATTGTCTATGAAAAGGTTGAGTTTGACGAACCAATAAATGGTTATGATTATGGAGTAAGGGTCAATGTTACTGTGGATAACACTACTAACTACAAAATTGGCATTACTGTGTCGGAACTCACCTATAACTTAGCGGAAGTTAATGGAACTTACGGAGGTTACACCTGTAAGATGGCAGATATTCACAACATGATTGACTCGGGAATAATATGGGTAGTCCCTTAATCACCAAACAATATAAATACTTGAACTTCCTACTCGGACCTATGGGACACCAACCTTGCAGCGTTTGTAGCCGAGAGATGAATGGATTTCATTCCGGAAAGATAAGTAGCACATCAAGTGCATTAGAACCTAATTTTTGTAGTCGTTATTGTCGCCTCTATGATGAAAAGGGCTTGAAAAAGATTAATGGTGCTGAAACGCAAGGAAACTCACAATTCTCGGGATTCAATTACTGGCCGAAAATCAGTTGTAAATGCGATATGTGCAGTAAAGAGTTCAAAATCAGTTGTAATGCCGAACATAACAATCAAGTATTTTGTTCCAAAAAATGCCACAATGCGGTCAAAACTTCCAAAAGGAGAGCCATGAGAGAATATCTCGTGCTACGCATCCTTAGAACTCTCGGATGGCATAATGGAAAAGAACATGATGGCTGGATGGGCGGACGAGAGATGGCTAAGAAAATGAATCAATGGGGATATAAAGCCAATGGAGGCACAGTCGGTGGAATGATTCGGAAGTGGGTGGCGAGAGGTGTCGTGGAACAACAACCACACACTAAAGGTGGGAGTATGTATCGTCTTGCCCCAAAATACCGTGAATCACCTATTGGAAACTTGGTTTGGCAATACAACCAACCCTTTGTGCAGAAAACATTTAACAAGGTTTAAGTATGTTAGAGAGGCTGTAAGAATTATGGGAACCTCCTATGACGAACGCATCATCAACAGTCAAGAGGGTTTTGAAGCCTCTATGAAGCACTTTCAAAAGTTCAGTAAGACACTTCGGGGTTGCACCGATGTGGACTTGATGTATGAACGAAACGGTAAGTTTCTGTTCTTAGAAGGCAAGCAAGTCAATGATAACTGGACTAAACTTGTTATGCCTTGGGCGCAATGGTTTGCCCTCAAACAATTACGAAACTTAGACCCTAAGAAAGTCAAGGTTTTTATCGTTGGTTATACTACTGACGGCACATACACATTCTTCCCAATCGGACTCGGAGTAAAAGAAGAGAAAACTATTATCTTTACCAAAGGACACAATGATTCACACGACTTTGCAGATGAGGCGGAAATGTTAGCCTTCGTTAAGACAATAGCCGAAAAGATGGAACGCCGACCAAGCCAATATCGCCGATAAAAAAGCAAAGGCTTATTAGGGTGAAAATACAACAGTAAATTGCCGGGGAAACGGTGGTTGTGTAAAATCGGTTTATTTTTGTCCGATAAGCACATCTTCCTCCCACGAGGTCCGGCACGGGCGATTTCATGGCCCTCCACCGCCTCACCCTCTATTACTAAGTGCGAAGCCCTTAAATACATGAATCCTTTCGCATCACTTGGAGCAATAACTATGTGGCCGTTCAACAACAAATCAAAACCTGTCAATACCTACACCGAAAAATCAATTCAAGAAGTCTTGAATAGTAAGGACATGGAATACTACATTACAAATGAGAATGGACTCAAGACAAACCTTCCCTTCAAAGCGTGTATCGGAACATCGGGTCAAGGCAGACTTAAGGATGCAGATTACAAACTACTCAAAGCCCTTTTCGGACAGCCCGATACCGGTTATCAATCGGGTGATGGTAAAATCCGCAAGCATTGGACTATCAGCATTGATGGTGTCGTTTGCACAATCTATGATTGGAAACAGGGTCGCCGTTATAGCAACACACCACTCAAATATAGCACTTGGTCTGTGGGCGGCTCAACGCCGTTATCTCGCCGACTCGTTCAAGGAGTCATTGATGCCTCGTATAGAGGTTATGCTGACAAAATCACTCGCATGGAATAAAGTGCGAACAGTTAAGTAGGTAATTCATTACTCGTTAATTATGCCTACGCAGATAGAACACTTGATAAAGCACTTTGAACACGAAGATTCAATTTCAAACATTGAGGCTCAAGCAGTTTATCGCATCCGTGCCTTGCCACGCAGAATCGCCGACCTAAAAGAAAAAGGTTGGGAGTTCACCGCAGTATGGAAGACAGACCTAACGGGCCAAAGATACAAGAGATACTTCTTAGTAAGTCGCCCTACTAATTGAAATCTAACACACCAACACTTAAATAGGTGTTTGATGGGTCTTTGATACATGAAGACCATACCGAAGCAAATAATCGCTCTAATTTTAACCGGAGTTATCCTTACAGGTTGTATCGGCACACTTACAGGTGCAGATGACGATTCAGCCTCCGATGCCACGCCGGAACCACAACCCTCAACAACATGGTTTAATGAAACCTTTATCTTTGAGAATGCAATGGCAATGGGCCACATGACTACTCACGACTACAATATGACTGTCAATACAACCATGCACATGACTTGGGATATTTCATGCCGCTTTCAACAACCTTTGGTTGGAAATGCTGGATATGTTAATATCACCTTGGAACAAGGTGGGGAACCAATAGTGAGTGAGCAATATACCTCTCTTGAAACCGAGGACTTTACACTTCATTGGAATGAATCAAACATCAGCGGAAATGACTTTACACTTGTCATCATGGCAGAAGGAAGCGACCACACAATAACAGGTGGAATGCAAGATTACTATTTATTAGAAACCACTATTGAATACATTTAATAGGGTGATTGACCTACTGTAAATTATGCCCGAAGGACCCGAGGTTCGCCGAATTACAGACCATTTAGAACGCCACACAAAGGATGCAGTTTTGGTTTCCATAGATGAAGTGGACCCACGATACGGAACAGAAGGCCGACAATTTAGGGGAGCCGTTCAACCCTTGATGGATGCGTTGTCTAAAAATCCATTACCTATTACAGTCAATTGTAAAGGGAAGTTTATTTATTGGTTGGTTGATAAAGATGGCGACAAGCCATTCGTCATATTCCAAACTCTTGGAATGAGTGGCACATGGCGTGAATCCACACCCAAGAAACATCACCGATTAAGTTTCGTTTTGAGAAAGACCAAGACCAAAACCATTCACTACAAGGATGCTCGTTGTTTCGGAACCTTCATCGTTCACGAGGGTCTTGAATCTCTTGAACAAAAGTTAGCCAAAGGTTTGGGACCAGATTTGTTACAAGTTCAAACACCCAGGGAACAAGTTCTAACTATCTTTAGAAAAAAGGACAAACAGAACATCACAAAAGTTTTGATGAATCAAAAAGTGTTTGCTGGGATAGGTAACTATCTCAAGGCAGAAATCCTTCACGAGTGCAAACTTTCTCCACATTGTAAGGTTCAAGATTTGACCGATGATGAATTATGGAACCTACATCAAGTTGCCCGCAATCACATTACCATCTCTTATAATGCCCGTGGAGCAAGTTTCCGTGATTATGTTATGCCCGATGGCAGCAAGGGAACCAAACAATACAAGTTCAAAGTCTATCAAAGAAAAGTTTGCCCGTGCGGTGAGCGTGTAACACGAGAAGAAACTCCCGACAAGAGAGCGACATGGTGGTGTTCTCGCTGTCAAGAAATCCCTCAACAAACGCTGGTTCAAAGCACTTTGATTTAGAAGGCTTCATATAGTCGGTCTAATGAAGTTATACCATGCCAACAAAAGTCATCAATAACAGGATGGAAGTTATGTGTATTTGTGGCCTTTGGGGTCGGATGTCCGACTTAGGAGGCTTTGACAAAAATGGAAAACAATTAGTATCATTCGTGTGTTCGTGTTTGGAACCTAAACCCAATTGGGAACAACCCTTTGAGGAACAATTGAGAACTGTTAAGTAATAATAACCCATCACAATACTTCATGGTGAAGTCCAAAGAAGATTTGCCCTTTTGGGACAAGTATGTGGATATTAAGGAGAATCCCGAACATTTCGGAATCCCCGAAGCCCACATTTCAAGGATGCACCAATTGAAAGAAGAAGGCTTTACACCCACTATCATTTATGATATTGGAAGTGCCGTAGGTCATTGGAAGGTCGCTATGGAGGATGTGTGGCCCGAGGCCCGCACATTTCTCTTTGAGGCGAATGAAGACATGGCTCCATTTTACGACCATTACCATTGGGAAGATTACCACATCGGCCTTCTTAGTGACACAGACCTCACCGAGCGTAACTATTACTACAACGAACAAAACATCGGAGGCAATTCATATTACAAAGAAAATACGGAGGCATATTCATCGGACACATTTAGGGTCTTGAATACAGAAACCTTGGATAAAGTAGTTGCAGATAAAGGTTGGCCACACCCTCAATTGATTAAGTTAGATGTGCAAGGAGCGGAATGTGATATTTTGAAAGGAAGTCCCAAGGTTTTAGAAAGTGTGAAGTGGTTGGTGGTGGAACTTCAACACACGAATTATAATGAAGGAGCATTGCTGGCAGCCGACAGCATTGCACTCATCCAAAGTTTTGGATTTGAGTTAATAGATGAAATGTTTGCCTCCTCCGACCCCGGAATAGATGGAGATTATTTATTTCGTAAGAAAGAGATGGTTTAAGTAGGTCAAAACAATTGAGTCAGATTATATGATTGAAATAAAAGTCACACCCAATCAAGTGGAAAATGCTAAAGAAGAAATCAAAAGTTTTGATTCACAAAAAACACACAACAAAGGTAACTGGTCCGGGAACTGGAAAGGACCCCTTGGTGAATCTTTGATGGAGGATTGGCTGCAATCTTTTGATGACCTATCGTTTGATGCTATGACCTTCGTAAAGCGTGGATGGACGGAACCGGATTTCCGTTTGCACACCAACACCAATACACCTACAAGTGTGGATATTAAAACCACTACACACTACGCCAATTGGAGCCAAAACCCTCCGAAACACGATATTTATGTTTGGAGTGAACTCAAAGGTAGTCCAAACAATCCACACACTTTGATTATCAAAGGTTGGTTAAGCAAACAACAGATGACGGAACTCATGACTGAATCCAGTCAAAATGACTGGGATGAAAAGAATACTCAAAATGGATGCTACAAAGTGGAGCGTGAGGCATGGGGCAAAATGCGGACCGATTGGTGTTTCACCGATAATGCCCTTGAAAGTATGGATGACTTCGTAACTCAAATCATTGAGAGATAGGATGACTGAAACCAGCAAACTTTATTGGTTAGATGACTCACCGATGTTCACCATGTTTGAAGATGGTGGGGCGTATCACCTCATTTGGCATTGTCCGCCCGAACCCGTAGTGATGATGGCCGTTAATAATCCCGACAAAGATTGTTGCAGGGATGAAACCGGAAGAACATGGAATGGAGCCGCACTCATTGGATTCATTCGTTATTGCCCTCCCACAAATAGGCATTATCAGCATATTGTAAAGTCATAAAGATTAAATAGGTCATCACTACTTGTATAAAATTATGCGTAGCCCATATCCACCTTACGACAAAGACGACAAGAGAAGTAATCCATACAGTCCCTTCGGAAACCCGAGCGACTGGTTCCCAGTTTCCGACCCAGTTACAGATGAAATCATGAAGGAAATGAAGAGGATTCTCAAATCACTTCTAAACGATAAAAACTCTAAAAAGAAGATGAAAGATATGAAAAAGCGAACCACTCTTAAGGCTACTGTAAAAAGAGGGGAGAAGAAGTATAGAATCACTATTGAAGAGATTACCCCTAAGCCATCCGAAGTTCCCGATGAAATCAAAATTGAATGGGACTCCGATAAATCTTTCGGAAAGGGCCACAAAGATTTGAAAGAGTAAGTAATCTTTCAAGTAGTAAGACACTTCTGCCTAAACTATGGAGAAGACAGGCGCAAGGTATGTAAGATTTGACATCATCATGCCACTACACATGATGGAAAGAGTCTATGTTTTGAGGGCCATTGATTCCATCCTAAATCAATCACACCGTAAGTGGAGATTAACTATTGTTGAAACTCCCGCATCCGTCAAAAAGAATGGTAATTTTTGGAAAAAGTTTATTCTTGAATTAGATGATAGCCGTTTTCACCATTGTATAGAAAGCAGTAAAGGCATATCAGCCGCAAGAAATCAAGCAGCCGACTGTGAGCGTAGTGATTATATCGCCTTCCTTGATGGTGATGATGCTTGGGAACCAAATCATCTTGAAATAATGGCGAATGCTATTGCATCCTCTAAAGAAGAGGTCGTAATGTGGTGGGCGAGATTAGGAAAACCTTTGCAGTTGAAAAGCCTAATGAATGGTAGGACTCAAACCAAAGTTTTAGAATACTCACCCTATGAAGGCTTAGAATTGTTTTCACCTAACTATTATTATTATTATTTTATGGTTCATCCGGCATACCCATCGGCATTTGTTGTAAGAAGAGATGCCTTCCAAGCCATTGGTGGCTTTGACCCTATAATGCTCCGATGTGAGGACCAAGATTTAGTTATGAGATTGATACATCCTCAAGACGGACAAGGGATTGCACAATTCGTGGATTCTCTTTCAGTCATTCGTGAACCATCTCGTGAATCCCATAAGATTTCAGCGGAAGATAAAGATTATGTGCAAGAATTAGTGGACCGTTACCCGTGGCCACAAGTTTGGGAAAAACCGGATGAGTTACTGGAAGAGGTTTGGGAAGATATGTTGGAACACATATACGAAACCCGCCACAAAAACTTTACACTTAAGTAGGTCGCTGCACACTTCAAACCTATGGAGTCCTCCACCAAGGAATTGATTGCAGAACTCAAGCAAGTGGATACCAAACTCCGAAAAGTTAGGCAGACTTATGACGAAAAAACCAAGATACTCCACAAGATGTCTGCCCGGATTCAAGCAAGATTAAGGTTGCGTTGCGACCACGAGTGGATAAGAGATTCACACCAATATGCTGAATACTATTGTAAGCATTGCACCCTGCATAAATGATAACAATTAAATAGGTAATAGGAAGGGATAGATACTATGAAGCAACAGCAGTATAGCAGACCTTCAAGGACTTTAACATTGAATACGCATGGTGGCACCAGCCATCTAAGAATAGAACATATCATAGCAGTTAGGGCTACTGATGATATGGTGGATGTTTTCACACAATTCCATATCTTTACCGTTGATTGTGCCGATGAAGACGCAGCCATGACTTTGGCCTCGGACATTCACGACCTCATGGCACAGTAATGTTTTAATACTTGATGCCTTCGTAGGGATAACATGGGAAATTGGTTCACAATTACAACCGGCGGAGAAATCATAGACCATCCTTGGATTGATAGGCCGAGCCTTGAGCAGATGCAAGAACAAGTTGGTGGCTACATTGAAGTATGCCCTAAGCACACCGAATGGCATAAGGGTAATACACCCTACACCACTAAGATGTATGAAGCCTACGCCAATGAAGAAGGCATGATGTATGGATTACCTGTAAATCGTCATGCTACCGAGATATTAGGCTACACCATTCTTGGAGATGTATTGTTTCATGGAGTGCGAAGCATTTGAATATCTTCGTGCTTGATGAGGACCCGTGGACTGCGGCGGCTTGGGCGGCAGACCGGCATTCCGTGAAGATGCCCTTAGAATCGGCACAACTCTTATGCACAGCCCTTGCATCACACGGGGTCTTGGATACACCATACAAGCCTACACATAAGAATCATCCATGCACAGTATGGACTGCTTTGAACCGAGAAAACTTTGACTGGTTATGTATGCACGGATATGCGTTATGCAAAACTTACCAATTGAGATATGGAAAGGAACATAAATGTTTAGCAGTTATTGAGTGGTGTGAGCAGAACCGATTGTATATCCCCGAAGGAAAACGCACACCTTGGGCTATCTGCATGGGTGAGGAATACAAAGTCGGAGAAGATGTTGTCGCCTCTTATCGTCAGTATTACAAAATAGGTAAAACTTACATGAACAAAGGAAGTGGCCCACAATGGAACAAGAACCCTACGGGAAAGCCACCTTGGTTTTGATTTATATTACTTAACGGTTAAATAGGTGTTGGATGTTATAATTCATCATGGGGAAAAACCGACTCGTGGCACAAAGAGTTTATTTGGCAGGGCCTATTGATTATGCAGATGACGATGGAATCGGTTGGCGACAAGCCATCACACCCAAACTTGAAGCCATGAATATCATGGTGATGGACCCTACAAACAAGATGACTACTAATACCCGATATAATGAAGTCGGAGAGGAACAGAACAACCTCAAAGAATTAAAGAAATTAGGTCGTTGGCATGAACTCCGTAGCGAGATGAAACCGATTGTCTTAGTTGATTTGAGAATGGTTGAGATTGCAGATTTCGTTATTGCTTACATAGACCAAAACACACCAATGTGTGGAACTTGGGAAGAACTCTTCGTTTCACTACGCCAAAGGAAGCCTACATTTGTAGTAGCCGAGGGTGGAAAGGAAAATATGCCTCTTTGGTTATTTGGCCGTATCAATCCCGATTATATTTTTGACTCTTTTGAAGATTTGGAGAATTACCTAAGTGGTATTAATCAAGGTAAAATTGCCGAAGATGCCACTCGTTGGGTATTCTTTAACGAAGAACCATTACCAGTTCCAACTCCTGTGTGAGTCATTAAGTAGTCGGGCAACAGACTATCTTTCATGGAAAACTACCCAGCGAAGTTTTACGAAGCCGAAAAAGGAAAGCCTCTCCACATTATAGGTTACACAATCGCTCTCGGAATGATGGGAGTAGGTGTAGCGGAAACAGGTCATGGAATATACTATGGCCTCAAAGGACAAGGAAAACCAATGGGCTACGCACTCGGACCAATTCTTTTGGCAACTGGTGGAGTAGCAGCCTACTCCTACCTAAAATATGCTAAAGTTATTTATTGAGGATGGTTTAGCCTCCAATTAAAGAACCTTCAAATAGGTTACCCACCCCTTGGATATTACATGGGAGATGCTTACAATTGTCCGTTCTGTAAATGGCCTGGAATGAAAATTGTTTCAAAGCCAGCAATAGATATTATGAATAATCAATATAAACACGGAAAGTGTAAATGTGGTGCAGAAGCCATCTATTTACTCAAACCCGACCCCAAAGTTCAAATACCACATACGGATTAGCCTTGATTATGCCACAATGCTATGTGCTTGAAAGAATCATGCTGAATGGGTGGAAGGAGTATATCGTATTCCACAATAAGGATGAGGCTATTAAACACGCCGAAGCCCTAATGCAATCTCACGATGTTGATGCTTGCCAAATACACGCTTCGCATATAATGGATAGGAGAGATTAAGATGGGAAATAAAACTAACAAAATGCTAAAGCCACTATTGAGAACGCCCCGTGAAGGTATTCATATTATTCACGAAGAATGGGAGTTCGTTCAAGTGCCAAAAGGCCAAGAATAAGAACCATTAAGTGCAAAGCCGCCATATATTGGCCCTATGGCCAATCCGAAGGCGGTGTTAATTGATGCCGGTTATTTTATTGGCAGACAAGGCCGTTGGTGGAGTCCTAAAGGAAGTGTTCGCCGTGCTTACAATCGTTGGCAAAGGACAGGTAGCAATCCCGACTTCTTTAAGTTTAGAGCCGCTATGAAGAAGGCTATTCGCAACGATATTTCATACCTTGGATTTAGAATCCGTCAAATGGGATTTGGTCAAAAGACTACCCGAGTTGTCCTTTGTTATGACGGAACCGAAGGGTGCAATGCAAGAACCAAATTATTCCCACCCTACAAACAGAATCGCCGTGCGGAACAAGAGGACCCGGACGAGGAACGCAAGATACCAGACATTAGACAAAACTTTGCTGACCTTGGTTTCAATCCCGATGAAATGGGAAAGGGCTGGGAAGCACTTTATGAAACTACTAAGGAAGCAGACGACTTGTTGGCAGAAGAGTTAGCCCGCATAGATAAGAAGACCGAAGTTTTAATCATGAGTGCTGATTCCGACCTCTTTCAATGCTGGAACCTTCACCCCAAAGTTAGGATACACAACTTCCAAGTTGAAATCCTCAAGAAAGAAGTTGAGAAAAAGTTAGGTATCCCAATTTCTAAGTATGCCGACTGGAAAGCCATTGCTGGTGACGCATCGGATAACATCCCCGGAGTTCCTAATCTTGGTGGAACCGCCGCCGCAACCTTACTCCGAACCTATAAGGGTCTTGAAGACATACCCGAAGAATATCTAACTACTGTGGTTGTGTCGGACCCAGCAATTGTAACTACCAAACTTTCCACATTTAGAGCCGAACAAGAATTATCTATGGCAGCCACAGTAAGAGAGCACGGAGATTATTGGAGGCGTGTTGAGAAACAACAATCTGCATCTATGCGTGGTGAGCAATACAAAAGTATGGAACAAGTGTTAGACGGAACTGGTGTGCTCGTAACTAACCACAAAGATAGTTGCCTAACTTTTCGTCAAATCATTGCTTTGCCATTTGTAGGCTAAGGCCAATAAACAAGTTTCCAAAGTTTCACCCAATGAGAACAAATCATTTGGCATCACCCCAATAAATGAATATCTGCTTGATTCGTAAATAGATTCTTTGTAGGCTTTTCTTTCAAGATACTTAGGAATACGACTCTCTAACCATCTTGCTCCCTTTCCCGGACGCAGTAAGCCCCAATACTCAATTATGACTGGGTTTTCAAACTTTCTTCCTTTCAATCCGCTGACTACCCAATCAGGGTGGAAGCACTCACCCTCCAACCAAACATTAGGTTCGTATTCAAAGTCAAAGCCACGCTTGTGTAGCCAGTTATCTATTTGGGCTTCCGAAAAAGATTTCACTTTATTCCCCGCTTTTGTTTTTACAAGAGAGTTAGGGCTGCCTCTCCGATGACGAGTATTCTTCATCGGTATATGATTTCGTTCCTTTACTACTTGAAGATTGAGGGTGGAACACCCCAAAGGTTAAATACTACTGGACTTTACCCCAAGACATGAACCGTAACGAGATATGCCCTATCTGTGATGGAGCCGTGCCAAGTGAAGAACATAAAGGTCAATTTCCGGGAGCACTCTCCCGCTTTGACAACAACGAAGAAATATGCTCCCTGTGTGGCTTGGCAGAAGCCATGACCCCATTCTTTTCCGATGAGGGAAGGGATTTAATGATTATGGGTCGTGAATATGACTCATTTGAGGTTTGGGCCGAAGGTGTCCGTTTGGGACTCCCACAATGCCGAGAATTGATGATTCAACAAAAAGAATCTATTGCTCGGTTGAAGGAATTAGAAGGAAGTGAGTGAATGACTTACATTAGCATATACGATATTTCATTCGTAGTTCAAGATGATGAAGGCAACGAGAAATTATACACCACTAAAATGGATTACGACCATTCATTTATTGCATCCTTAATAGAGTTGGAAGATTTAGTGCCAATAGACGGAGAGGAATAAGATGGTAAAGTGCGGTTATTCCAAGTGTGATAATCATTTGAATGGTTATTTCAATCCACACCATGTCCCCGAAACCTGTGCAAAAGTCACCAAAGAAGGTGAAACATTTTATTGTTGTAAAACACACATGGATTGGGATAATTAAGAACCTTCATATAGGAAAAAGCATTGTTTAATGCTTATGGATGCTCCACCGAAGGAATTGAGAATTGAGTTTCGTATCTTGGAAGAGGCTCTTGAAAGAGTCGGACCAATGAGCAAAGATAATGATAGGCTGACCTATCATTTACTCACCATCCTCAAAGACATGGGCCTCGCATGGCGAAGTTCACACAAAATTGTTTTATTTGCAGGTGAAGATGAACCGGATTTTTCCGATGAATATGCACAACATCTTGACCGATTGGCAAGTGGCCTTCCGAGCGAGTGGGAATATCCGGACCCAATGGATGATGAAGAAGAATGAGTGTTGATGAAGGTTTGTATTTTATGACAGGAATGCTCCTTATTGTTTTAGTCGCCAAATATTTTTTTGGTGAGGACTGATGGAAACTTTCTGTTTAGTTTCTTTATTTTTGTTCTTCTTTGGCATGGCATTTCCACCCGATGATTGGTATTAAGTAGGTGCTAACACCCCTAAATTAATATGCCGAGCATAGCATATACTATTGATATTCACGAAGATGCGTGGTTTGCCCTACACCTTAATGGAACTCATCAAGCACTACCCGAAGGAGATTTCAAAATAGTCGCCGATGATAAAGTTTGGTTAGTGGAGAGAAAAACTTGGGGAGATGCGTATTCCTCTTTTCGGAGTAAAAGGTTGGAAGACCAACTTTCCCGAATGTTATTGGCAACGCCAAATACTATCCTACTAATTGAGGGGAGAAAGGAATCTGTTTATACTCAAGATAGACAACAAATCAAGAATCTGCAAACAGCCCTCAATAGGTTTTCAGCGGAAGTGTGTCCCGTAGTCTATACCGGAGGCAAAGAAGATTCATTAAAATGGCTCAAGTCTATTGGCCAAAGAATTGAAAACGACCAATTCGGATTATTAGTTAGGAAACCTACTATGGTATCATCTTCCCGCAACAAACATCATGCTTTGTTAGAGTCAATTCCGGGTGTCGGACGCACTACGGCTAAGAAAATATACACTCACTACGGGAACCTTGTGGAAATGGTAACTAACTGGCCGGAGGCGAAATCGGCGGGACTCGTAGGGATGAAAAGATTTGAGGATGTGCAAAACTTCCTTAATGCGGAGTGGGTTGAAACAAGTCGGAAACCTCTAAGTAGTAAGACTGACGAACAAACCTCACTCGGAGATATTACATGAGTAGGCACCCTATAATTCAATGTATTAAATGTGATGCACAAGTCTTGGCTAAGTTTGGGGACATCTCCGAATGCAAGTGTGGAGAAGTTATGTTGGAAGTAGCCGCAGGTGGTTACTTACGGGTGCACACGAGTAGCGACCACTACAAAGTTATATTTGAGGAGGAAGAATAGATGAGTTATTGTATTGTTTGTAATCAAAGAATTGAAATCGGAGAGCCATCGTGCACCAATAGCGAAGGTAGGCCCCTTCACCTACGATGCAACAGAAATCTATTCGTTCGCCAGCCTTGGCAACCCTAAAGTTTATTAGGGAGAGGTCCACCCCTCCCAACATGGATTCCGAACAACTCCGAGAATTAGCCGAAAGATTAGATGCACTAACAAATATGCAAATGACCGTAATGGAAGCACTTGACATGGCTCAACAAGTGGAAAACTTGTGTAATGAGTTAAACATTATGACTCCGCACCATGCTACAATGGAACTTGATGAGTGCCTTGCCGAAGTTGGTGAAGCCATTGAATTGATTGAATCTATGAAATAGAGGTCATTAAATAGTCGTGTGTATAATTACACTACATGACTTTCGGACATGACTTTTTCGGTAATAATAATTTTAATACTGAAACTTTAGGTCCCGGCGGAGAAGAAGACAACTCCGGACTAATTGGACCCGGTGGAGAGCAACAACCCGAACAAACTACTGTGTCGGACACAGAAACCATGAGTGATATTCAATATCTATCTATGAGGACTGGATATTCCACACCTGCAATTTTTGGACTGACACTTTTAGGATTTGGTGTTTTTATGGTTGGAATGGGCCAATTAATTAAACTGGTTGAAGATACTGAATAGTTTTGATTAGAACTAAGAAGTAATGAAAGTCATTAAGTAGTCAAAAGGGCTACTAAATGGTATGCAGTTTAACCCGCTCCGTTTAGATGAAGGCGACTTAGGTTTGATAGTCGGTGCAGCCGTGTTTGTTTCTTTTATGTTAGAGAATTGGGTTAATCATTCTGTCGCCGAAGCCGGAGAGGACAAAACCTCTTTTCTATCAGCCCTCGCCACCCCTCCACCATTAGGAGTGTTTGCGGGCATGGCGGGAGTGACGCTGATATTCAGCACAATTGCCGCATATACAGCCAATGAAACAACTGAATTGATTGAAGGTTCCAAGTTTTACATTGCACCAAGGTTGTCATCGGGTGAGGGAGAAGTATGAGTTTTGGAACAGATTTTTTCGGTAACCAACCTTTCCGTATGGAAGAGAACAATAGCATAGGGAGTGCCGTGCAGAATTGGTTAGATACACTTTGCACACACAATGTTGATGCCATAGTTTCACTTTATGCTCCCGAAGGTATATTGTTAGGGACAGTTGCTAAGGAAATCGCACAAGGGCAAGCAGAAATTAGGAAATACTTTGAAATGTTTGTGCAGAAGAAACCGTGTGGCAAGATTACCAGCATGATGGTCCAAAACTTTGGTAATGTAAAAGTTGTGGACGGGACTTATACCTTTGAACTTCAGGACGGGAAAAAGAAATCCATAGTGGACGCTCGTTATACTTTCGTATTCCAATACAGGCGAGGTCGGTGGGTAATCATGACACATCACTCATCCAAGCAACCTTAAGTAGTCGTTTAGCGGAATAATAAATATGAAACTTAGTTTAGCATCTGCTGGTGTAGCCGCTGGGTTAGTTACATTAGGCTGGGTAATCTTTGGAGAACAAGATGCCAAGAATGCCGAAGCGGAAGAAAAGTCATGGGATGATTACCCCGATGAGTTCAAAGATGATACCTTTCCTTACGATTCTCACCCTAACGCTGATACTTACGACATGGCCGATGTGGAGAATCAATATCGCATTTGGGAAAACAAGATTGCTGAAGAATGGTTAGGTGATTGTAGCGTTTGCGATAAGGCCATCTATGAAAAGGATGACCCACAAGATGACGAATTGTGTGATGATTGTTTCAAAACTCACAAACAATGTGCAGTCTGCCAAGACTATGAACTTTACAATGAAATGACTTCGTGCTTCACTTGCGGCCAAAACTATTGTGAGGATTGTGATAAATACGATTCATGCGAAGATATGGAAGCCGAATATCAACCTAACCAAACTTTAGAAGATTATGATGATGAGGGATTAACACATTCTTCGGCAATTCACGGTTACGAACCATTCAAGTATTCAGTAATGACGAGTCGTGCTGAAACACTTAGTAAGACTTCATGTTGTTGTGGAGCCGATGAAGCCAATCCTTGTATTTGTATGAAGCAGCCCGAACCTATGCAATGTTCCGCTAAAGAACCTATGTGTCCTTGTTACAAGGAATTAGCAAAAGCCAAAATGGGGGCTGAAACTTTGGAAGCAGAAAAAGTTTGGGGTGAGAAAATCATCTCGGGCTGGTCTGGTAGTAACCTAAGCAAAAAGAAGGCAGAATCCGAATGTTCTTGGTGTAAGAAAGAGAGTGCTAAAGTTCGTGATGTTGAGTATGGAGGTGGTGGGTCTATTTGCCCTAATTGCCATTATGCTTATCGCAAACTTGGGTATAATCCTCACAAACCTCCACACCCTTTCAAGAAGAGTGCAGAATCCGAAGATGATGACTCCACAAATTGTGGAGTTTGCGAAGTAAAGATTGGCTATGATGGAGCGATTCATTACGAGGAATTGGATTGGTGTGAAAAATGTTATGAGGAACAGATGGAGAGAGATATGCAAAATTATACACACGATGAAACGGATTGCATTTCATGTGGATTTGCTATTAGTCCAACTGATGTTCGTGTTGAATTGGTTGAGGGGTTATGCCCCGATTGTAATGAATATAAATGGAACAATGGTGAAAAGGTGCAATGTTGCTGTTCCGAACCAACAAGAAAGGATGATTTTTGTCCCGAAGGTGGCTACAATAATAGTGGAGATGAGTGCAAGTTTGAATGCGGCCATGAAGAATGTGAAGCCGAAATGAAAGCCAAATATGGGGCAGAATCCTTCGGGGCAGAATACAAGAAGATGAATCCTATTGAAAAGCCAATGATTGCCGGAGTTACTTCCCGCATAACCGCTGACGGTCTTGAAGACTTGATGATGGCTGAAGATAAAGCAATGCCTATTCGTCATACGAGGCGGCTGAATGGTTATTACGGGATAAAGGGTTATGACGATGCTTCCGAGGATGGATTCGTATATCGTATCTATCGTGCACCCGGAACAGATGATTGGTTTAAGGCTATGGTCTATGATGATAATTCCGTGAAAGATAACTTTGGTAGGCCCACCAGCCGTAGGTTAAATCCAAGTGGTAAAATGACAATTTCTAATGACCCACCCTTTTTGCTTATTGGAGCATTCCCAAAGTTTGAGGATGCAAAGAGGGCTTTGGTATTTCGTATGATACAAGATGGCAATTATCACCACATGATAACTGATGGTAACTTGAAATGGTTGCTTAAAGAAAACCGTTAAATAGGTGAACCACAAGTTAAGGGTATATGACGACCCCCAACTATCATGATAAGGCTTGGCTCACAACCGAATACATCTCCAAGAACCGCACAATGGGCGACATTGGAAGTGAATGTGCAGTATCACCTATGACAATTCAAAACTGGTTAGACCGTCTTGAGATTCCAACACGCCCAAGAGGTCGCCGAAGTTCAGCCAATCAACCACGCATTCGTGCTAAAATGATGAGCGTTTCCAAGACTTCATACGAGAGTATGGAAGCAGAAATAACTGCTCTCAAAGAAAAACTTGCTAACATCAAGTTTGAGTGATTACTTTAAGTGGGTAATTGCGACATACAGAATGTATGGCCACCCTCAATGCTACTATCTTTGCCGGACCCTTCAAGGACATTATCAAAGGGTTAGAAACTCTTAATGAACAAGCAGTCTTTGAATTAGATAACTCCGGTTTAGTTATCAAGTGTTTGGATAATGACTACACATCAGTTTTGAGAATCCAAGCCGACAAAGAATTGTTTGAAGAATACACATTTAATTCTTCACAATCACCCCTTAAACTTGGTATTGTATTGGAGCGTTTGAAAGACATTACTAAAACACTTACAGTAAAAGATTTGGTTTCCCTTGAATATGATGGAGCGACACCACAAAACCTTACCATTTCAGCCAATGGCATTCGCCGAACAGTTCGTTTGGTAAAGTTAGACTTGATTAAACAAGTGAAGCAACTTCCAACACCCGAAGATGGATTCAAGTTTAGTGGCAATGTAGCCACCAAAGGTTTGAAGGATTTTGTTCGCACAATTCCCGCCACAGTTCAAGATTTCAAATTGATTGCTGGAAAGAACAAACTTTATCTTCAAGCCATGCACGGTGAAGAACCTATTGAATGGAATCCAACACCTAAAGATTGGGTAGTTGAAGAAGATGCAGTTACCTCCTACACGGTGGCTAAAATTAAAGAAGTCCTACACGCTGCGAAGAAATCCGAAGCCACCATTATGGGAGGTCAAGACCTACCAATTAGGATTGAGTGGATTCAAACCGAGGGTTTAACCTTCACCGCAGTAGTAGCACCAAGAATGAGCAAGAGTTGATATACAATGAGAACGAAACCGACAAATTATGAGGCCGCCAAAGCATTGGTAGCCATAGAAGAAACGATAACTGTGCCAGCCCTCGTAGGGCGGCTGCTTGATGCCGGAAGGCGAGAGATGCCGACCAAGCGTGAGTTGTCTGCTAAGATGATGAAAGACCGTGACTTTTTGGTTATTGAAAGAGCCTCCGGAAAAACGCCGACTATCTTTCAAAGAATCAATTAGGGTCTTGAATACACAGGTCTTGAGTCTTGTTTATGCGGCCACCGAGTCCGCCGTTCACGGCCCTTGTGCCAACCATTAAGTATCTGTAAGTGCAAGTGAATAAATCTGTGATGTGTGATGACCGAGAAGTATGAGCCGACTGATTTTGCCAGCGTGATATTTAGCCAAAGATATTCTCTTAATGGAGAGGAAAGTTGGGGTGACGCTTGTAAGCGAATTGCCACACACATTGCATCGGCTGAACAAAATGGAAGCCGGACAAAGTGGGAATCTCGTTTTACAGAAGCCCTACAATCTGCTAAGTTTATTCCCGGCGGACGCATTTGGTATGGAAGTGGCCGCCCTAAAGGACAGTTGCTTAATTGTTTCGTAGTCCCTACTGATGACAGCCGTGAAGGTTGGGGAAAGACTGTGAGCGATATGCTCGTAATTTCCGGAACCGGTGGCGGTGTGGGAATGAACTTCTCACCTATCCGCCCAAGAGGAACCTCAATTAAGGGAACCGGTGGCGAGGCTACCGGTGCAGTTTCCTTAATGGAAGTTATCAATCAAACTGGCGAAGTTATCAAGAGTGGCGGTGGCCGCCGAACTGCTTTGATGATGTGCCTTGCTTACAATCATGGGGATTTGATGGAGTTCCTTCACAAGAAGTTCAACAAAGTGGATTTAGCAGACGAAGATAAACTCAATGAAGCGATTACTTCGGCCTTCCCATACCTACCACCAGCGGAAAAGACTAAGATGATGGAAGTTGCTTTCGCCGATGGCATTCCGGATGATGCAGACATTATTGAATCTGTTCTCCGCCCGCTCATCAAACACCAAAAAGACCAAACTTTGAAGAATGCTAACATAAGCGTTTTAGTGGACCAGCAATTCTTTGACGCAGTTGAAAACAACGAAGATATTGAAGTTGTTTGGAGAGGGAACACCGTTACATCCTATCCAGCCAAAGAAGTTTGGGACCTCATCGTGCAGAATGCTTGGGAGTCCGGAGAGCCGGGAATCTTGAACATCGGTCTTGCTAATGAGATGAATAACATTCATTATCACAAACCACTTATCTCCACAAACCCTTGTGGTGAGATTTGGCTTGAAGCCTATGGTTGTTGTGACCTTGGAGCCATCAACCTTGCACAACACATCAATGAAGATGCCAGCGATTTTGACTGGGACGCATTGAATGATTCAGTTAATCTTGGTGTAAGGTTCCTTGATAATGTTTTGGATGTCAATACATACCCGCTCGCAGAAATTGAAAAGAACTGTAAAGATGTCCGCCGTATTGGATTGGGCGTTATGGGACTGGGACACGCTCTCGTAAAACTTGGCCTTCGTTATGATAGAGCGGATGGAAGGAAGAAAGTGGACCAAGTTTTCAACTTCATGAAAAAGAAATCCTATGAAGCCTCCACTTATCTTGCCGCCGAGAAAGGATGTTTCCCATCTTTCAAAGCAGACCCATTCCTTGAGTCCGGATTCTGTAAGACACTTACGAAAAGTTTGCGAAATAAAATTAAAGAACACGGTATGAGAAACTGTGCCGTTTTAACAATCGCTCCAACTGGCACCACCAGCATTCTTGCAGCGACCTCATCCGGTATTGAACCAATCTTTGCACCGGGCTATCAGCGAACTTATTATGCAGATGCAGAAGGTAGCAATGATAGAGTATTGAAAACAGAAGTTGTTATTGACCCTCTCTTTGAGCAACTTTATCGTGAAAGCGGAGATATGGAACAATTGGCAGAAGTGTTTGTAGGGGCAATGGATATTGATGTTGAATCACATTTGAAAATGCAAGTCATTTGCCAAAAGCATATTGATAACGCAGTATCTAAAACAATCAATGTTCCAAATGATTATCCAGTTGAAAGTTTTGGAGAAATGATGTTAAAGTATGGACCTCAACTTAAGGGAACTACGGTGTATCGTTCCGGCAGTCGTGGCAATGAACCACTCCAACCAATGACGGCTCAAGAAGCGATTGATTACTTGAATGATAGGGAAGATACAATCATTGGAACTGTGGTTTCCGATTGCCCTTCTGGTATATGTGAGATTGGTGATACTCCAATCCCAACCGAGGAACTTGCTCCTACGGAGTAGTGAGGCCCACCATTAAGTAGTCGGATGGATAATCCTTATCTATGGATGCTATCGTCACGGCTTCGTTTTTACTGGTAGGTTGGAATACATATTCTGCCATCGTAGTGGCTAAAGATACCTATACAGGTAAGATGCCCGGACCTAAAAGTTTAGGATATTCTATTGCGGGACTTGCTGGCTTGTCGGCATTCCTTTTATATTTTTACGGCATTAAGGCCGAAGAAAATCCACAACTACTCGCAGCGGAAGATGATAGTTGGCAAGGGATTTCACTTGCAGGTTCCGTTGATGAAATAGACGAAATGTTAGGACGCAAAAGAAAAGATGCAGAAGACCGGGACGAAGACGAACGCATGACCCGTGCCGAAGCCGAAGATTTAGTTCAAAAAGTTGAGAAACTTATGGCTCCTTATGTGGACCGACTGGAAGTTTGTGGTAGTTACCGCCGAGGTTCCCAAAGTCCCGGCGATTTAGATGTTATCATCATTCCCAAGAAAGGGATGACATTACCTATGATAGTCCAAGACATAAACCCAGCCCAAGTTAATTGGTTAGGAGAACAAAAGACACAGATAGTGATTGATGGCCATAAAGTGGACTTTCGTGTTTCATCCACCAAAGGATGGGGTGCCGCACTCCTTTACTTTACAGGTCCCGCTGGTTACAATATCGGTATGAGGATGCGAGCGAAAAAGTTAGGAATGAAACTTAATGAATATGGAATCTTTGACCGGGCCACAGACAAATACCTTGGAGGAGAAACCGAGGATGAGATTTACCAAGTTTTAGGCAAGACACCTAAAACTCCCGAAATGCGTAGTAAGCGAGCCGAGCAAACTTTTGTTCGCACAAAGGCCGACACCAATAAGTGCTCCCATTGTGGAGTAATCGGAGAAACATTCACCGTCAAGGAAGAACATTTCTGCGGACCAGTTTGCCTACACAAATATGAAGGTTTGGCCGCTGAAGATAGTAGCCCGTATAGTTGGCTAACCGAAGGCGAGTGTGCAATGTGCAATCACGATGCCAAGTTTGTTGTGGAAGATTTAGCCGTAGGGACTCGTGGATTTTGTTGTGAAGCCTGTTATGCGGTTTTTGTTGGACTTCCTGTAAAAGAAGAAGGTTACTATGGTTTGGCTGCCGAAACTCTTACCTTAGAAGCACCCCGGGCAACTTATACAGATGTCGGACAGCAAACTTTTGAGAAATCATATAACATCAAGGCCAAGAAGCCCTTGAATGCCATTGTCAAAGACAAGATGGCTGGGCAGTTACCATCCGATGACAGCCGAAAATATAACTGGAACCGGGATTTTACCATTTCAAACATGAGCAAAAAGGAATCTAAATTAGTTCAGCAGTATTTTAGTGGCTTATGTATGGCACACGCAAGATTTCAAACATCAAATGAAGGCAATGATTTAACATCAGTTCAAAATGCTACTGCCAATAATGCTTACATGAAAAGTTTGCGTGAGCAAGAATGGTTGAGAGCAGAACTCAAAGACTATGTTGCTATGCAAAATATGTCCGACCAAGAAATAGTGGACTACATAGCCGGAACAAACAATGGCATGGACTTTGACGGTATGTTACAATTAATCCGATATTGTGAGTTAATGGAAGGCCCCTATGCAGACATCAAGATGGTTGCCACCGACAGGTCCCCGTTTGAAGTAAATGGTGGATATGGGAATGTTTATTATTCCTCAAGAAATCCTTATTCTTTTGAAACACTCTCCATGAAAAACTTTGGTTCATGGGACGGGACAGACGATACTTTCAAATCCCGGGATGGACGGAGAGCCGGTAAAGTTTTCACCCGAATGACTAAATTAAGACCCTACACTACTTTCCCCGAAATTACATCCGATGAAGATTCATACATTGAGTATCAAACAGATGGAGGTTACACCAGTAGTTCCAACTACTTCACTATGAGTCCAATGGTATTTGCCAATTTGAGTCGCCGAAGAAATGTGGATGGATATTCCGCTACTGTGGGTGCGGGGTGGAGATATAACATCAAAGATTGGGAGGGTGTAAAGTCCGCTCCATACCGATACGCCACAATGGTTAGACTACCTACAATGGAAGAACTCTTTCAAGCATACGCTAAAAGCCCACCAATTAGCCGAGCAGATTTAGCGTCCATTTACAATAAGTCTAAGAACTTAAACTCCGTTGCAGAAGCCGCAAAGAAAAAGAAAGAAGAAGAGGAAAGAGCATTACGAGAAAAGCAAAGTAACCTCGCTGCCAAAAATAAGGCCCAAGCAGACTTAGAAGAAATCAATAAATCTATCGCCGTTCTTATCAAACAGAAAGTTACCGAAGCCCGAGCAGCGGGATTAGGTGATGATGAGATTTACGAAACTTTGGAAAACACACTCTATGATATTGAAGATATGGTCCATGACTGGGAACCAGACAACTACATGGCAGAAGAAGACCAAACTTTTGGTTGTGGAAGTTGTGGCATAGGGCCACTCCACACAACCACAGTTGAGGGTCTAAGTTTTGTGCTATGTCCCGATTGCGGATTGGTGAAAGGAAAGGAAGGGGCCAATGATTGGAATGTTGATTGGTCGGAAGGAAAACCAAAAATTGCAGACCCACTCTTTGCCGACTTGGAGTGGGACGATTCGGAGGAGTAACTTTGGGTCTTGAATACATAGAAGTGGATAATACTATCCTATTAATGACTGCCTTAGAAGATGCAGGTTACCCAACATACATTGTGGGTGGAGCGGTAAGAGATACCATCATGGGTAATCCCATCAAAGATTTGGATATAGCAACTAAAGCAACTCCGTCCCAAGTTGAAGAAGTTGTCAAAAGTTTGGAAGGGTTCAGTTACATATCTGGGAGCCAAGGAGCAGTCAGTATTGCTAACCTTGTATCATTAGTTAATTTTCCTAATCATAAGAAGGGCCAACCTCATGATATTGAGATTGCTACTTTCCGAAAAGATTTAGGTTTTGAAAGAGATGCTAACGGTAAGAAAGATAGGACCAAACCCATTCTTGTCCCAGCCCAAACTTTGAAAGAAGATTTGAAGCGTAGGGACTTTACTATTAACGCCATTGCCATGACTAAGGATTTTGAAATAGTGGACTTGTTGAATGGCAAGGCCGACATAGAAGCAGGGATTGTTAAGGCAGTTGGCAAACCAAGCCTAAGATTTAATGAGGACCCTGTAAGAATGTTAAGAGCCTTGAGATTCAGCACAAGATATGGATTTGAATTGGACCCTGCAACTCGTCAAGCAATTGTTGATAACATAGAATGGATGGAAAGAATATCTCCACCACGCATGAGGGATGAGATGGGTAAAGTTTTGATGCAGAAAGGAGGATTTCAAGAATTGTATGAAATAGGTTTCATTCCATTGCTGATGCCTGAACTTAGAAACATCAAAGACTTAGAACACAATCCCGAATATCATCCGGAAGGTTCCGTGTATGGCCACTATTGCGCTATCTTTGACAGACTTGGTGACGCAGTAAAGTTATCCCCTCCCGCACCCACCCCATTATATTTTGAAAAGTTTGGTTACCGCACAGCAGGTGGCGGGGCCTCCGACATCCTTGCATGGGCCTTACTTTTCCATGACATCGGCAAGAAGGCTACTGCCGAAGCATCAACCAAAGGAGATTGGTTCTCCTTCCACGCACACGAGAGCGTGGGTGCTACTATCTTTTATGATAACTATGGGTCAAAGGCCAAGACATCCCCATTTGAGTTCAGCCGTAAGGAAACGGATGCGATTACATGGGTGACCCTATTCCACCTTGGAAAGTTTTGGGATAGTAAGAAGTTCAAGAAAGTTGCCGAGATGGTAAGTCACGAAGATTTCACCCTCTTGTGTAGTGTGGCTTATTTTGATTCATCTATGCGGAGTAAAGGGGACAAGTTTGCTGGGAGGATGGAATACTTGACAGAAATTAGGGAAAAAGTAAGCACTATTGAGGACGCTACACCGATGCCGAAAGGGTTTGGTAATACAGTTTCCGAGGCGTTGAATATCGCTGCGGGTCCCGCATTAGGTGACGCAATACAACGAATAAGGCAAATGGTTATTAGCGGAAACGCCAAATCTTACGAGGAAGCCCTTGACCGTATGAGATAGTTTAGCAATCATTAAGTAGTCGGGGAATATAAATCGTAACTACTGGTGAATTAAGATGACTGGAATGATAGATAAAATCTGCACAACCCTAACTGATGGAAAAGTCGTAATGGGCGTTCTGCTTCTTGTCGGACTTCACAGCGTAGCAACTGATATGGTAGCCCCTCTTTGGGATATGTCTATCATGGGTGTTAGCGTTGGGAATGCCGTTGGAGTAGTTGCCCTTGCATCCGCAGTCTGTATGCTCAAAGCCGAGTTTATGGAATAATGTTAGTGTAAGCAGCAAAAGAAATAATAGGCGTGAAGTTTATGGTAGCGAAAGTATGCGAGTTGGAAGCCACATTGGTTAGACTCCACACCGGATGTCAATATAACAACACATTATGTGAGTATATGGGACATACCACGCAATCAAAATCAACCACGCTCAAAGAATTAGAGTTGATATTGAAAAATTGGGGGACGCTGGATGGCCAAGTCATCGGATGACCCTTCTAATGAGTTCACTAAAGACCTCCTTCAATTGATTCGCTCAAGTATAGCGAACAATCAACACTTAAGTGAAGCAATCATTCGTCTGCAAGAGCAAGGTCGTGTTACCGAAGCCGATGTAGGCTCTCTCCTTAAAATTATTCGTGATGGGAATGGCCGACCTCCGCTAATGTCCCGATTAGAAGCCTTAGAAAGAGCAGTTGCTAAGGAAGAAATAGATAATAAGATGCGTTGGGACTTAGTTCTCGTCATGGCTCCGGGCTTAGTTGCCCTACTTGCCACCATGATGGGAATGTAAAGATTAAATACCTCCCCGCATTATAGGGATGATATGCCCTATCTTACACAAGATGCCCGAGAGAAGTTGGATTCACACATCAACGATATTTTAGAAGTCCTCCTTGAAAGTAATGTTTCAGTTCCGGGCGGCTTAAACTACGCCATCTGCCGTGTGGCCGATGGGGTAATCGCCGCCAAAGGAGAGAGTTATTCCCTTTACAATACTTTACTGGGTGCTACCGAAGCAGCCAAGTTAGAAATCTATCGCCGAATGGTGGCTCCTTATGAAGATGAGAAGTGCAAACAAAATGGTGAAGTCTTTTCCATTAAGACCCCTAATAAGGATGAAGGCCAACAAAAGTTATTTCACCTTGGCCAACCTCACGGCGGGGCTTGAATACAAGAAGCATTAAGTAGTAGGGCGAAGAGATTATAACTCATGCCTTATGCAGACCCCGAGAAGAAACGGCAATACATGGCTTCTTACAATAAGAAGTGGTATCAAGCCAATAAAGAGCCAAAAGATTTAGTTAGTAAAGCGGTGGACCGTAAAAAGGAATTACGCTCCAAGAAACGCCGATGGTTAGTTGATAACCTCGGTGGAAAATGTGTAGTTACCGGTTCCGATAACGGACTTAATCTTGAAGTCTATCTTAAGACACCTTCGGACAGACAATCATGGGGACCTGCCGGTGGTAAGACCCATCCAAAGTCCGTCTATGATTATTCATGGTCGGAATTACAGACTAACCTTCCTAAGTTTGTCGTGTGCGACAGGGACCACATTACCAGTTATTACAGTTCCCAGCAAAGCCAATCCTAACCTTAATATAGGACCTAACCATAGGATAGGCTATGTGCCACAATCCGGACTGCGACTCAACTGATGTTGAACAGTATGAATGCACTAACCGTGCTACCTTAGAGTATAGGACAGAATGTAATGAGTGTGGCTATTATGAAGTTCACGCCAGTCTTAACTACCATTTGGAGTTCCCTTGCCTGTGATATTGAAAAGAGGGGAGAAGTAGGGGTTTGAATACATGACTAATAAGATTTGGGAAGATTGGGGAGAGATAGGGGAGGCCCTTTCTTGGGGTCGTAAGTTGGCATGGGGTTTGTTGTTTGCATTATTAGGAATAATTATCTTCTTTCCGATTATGGCTTAACTCCCTAAATTGGCTGACGAGTGATACTTTAAGTAGTCGTGTCGCCAAGTTTCAAGTATGACTGATGCTGACTATCGCCGACACATGGCAGAATACTTCCGCATGAAGGCCGAAGGTTCTTCATCACCGGATTACACACCGGAAGACAATGGCCCGACTGAATCCTATGAACCAGCCGTTGCTACTCCCTCCGAGATTGAATGGGGAGCAGAAGGTCAATACGAACCTACTACTAACTATTCACTTGATGGTTATACACCTATTGATTCAGTAGTTGTTGAAGCACCAATGGGTCATGGCGTTGCCTTTGACCTTGGAGCAGAAGGTCGTCCTTATCCGGACGCATCTGTTGGGGACATTTTTGAAGACCTACCCCGCCAAAACGCAGAAATTAGTGGAGTTAATTTCCAAGCAGAAGATAATCCAATTATTGAAGGAACCAAAATGGATTCCGATAAGATTTACATTGAGCCTCTTGAAGTTCAAGAAGGCCGTTCACTACAAGGTTACACCGCTATGGACTCCGTTGTTGAACAAGCCCCATTGGGCTATGGAGTTCCACAATGGTATGGCCGTGCTGAAGGTTCCGCTGGCGACCAAGTAGTTTCTTGGGAAGACGGTGCCGGAGTTTCCTCACCATCCTCTCCCCCATCTAACATTATGTGGGCGGAACAAAAGAATGCTCACAACGACAACATAACGCAAATGGAATTAACCTATGAAGGCCATGCTATTATTGAGATGGATGAGTTAGAGTCAAACCATTTATTCGCAAAAGGTATGGTAAAAGATTGGTGGATTAAATATGGAACACTATACATAGAATTAGAGGATGGCACCGTAAAAGAAGAAAGTATTGATGTATCTATGGCCTTTGATACATTAGATACAAAACATCCTACCGCTATTATGATAGAAGATAAAGAAGGCAATTGGCATAGGCACGAGGCAGAAGAAAGCAAAACTATGTATGCACAAGGCTATAATGACAAGATGGATGAATCTATGGGTATGCGTCACCGTGGCTCTCACTCACAATCTATGAAGGACCGAAGAGATGAAGCCTCCGCAATGGATAAAGACCATTCAATGATGGGTCGTAAGTATGATGATGTTATGACTATGGACGCATCCGGTAAATACTATTCCGAACACCACAAAGGTCAAGGTTACAATGATGAATTAGATGAAAGTTTGGGAATGTCCCACAAAGAATCTGGAATGCACCAGTCTATGAAAGACCGCAGGGATGAATCTAAGGGAACTGAAAAGTTTGACAACTCTCGTGCATACTCTCGTGTGCAAGCAATGGACGCTGAAATGGATGGCGGAAAAGATTGGAACATGGGACTCACACAATACGCAGGTTCAGCAGGTGGCTCCGGTCAAGGAACTCCTGTAAATTATGGTGGTATAGCACTACCGGAAACTGCGGTTGCTTCACTTGTTGAAAACTCCGGTGATAATCCTTTGGACGCTTCCATTGGAACCGTTATGGGAACAATGGGTGCTGAAACATCACTAAAGAGTAAGAAGTCCAAGAACCCTTCCGCTCGTCAGCGTGGCCGTGCAGCAACTCAAGGAACAGATAATGACCCTTGTGCTAAATCCGACAGGGCTTGCCCGAAAGATAAGGCACTTTGGCAGAAGTCAAAGCAAAGGGCTTCCAAAGAATACCGAGTATGGCCTTCACCTCACGCAAGCGCATACGCAGTTCAATTGTATAACCAAGCAGGTGGAAAGTGGAGTGGAGCAACTAAAGCCGCTCACAAAGGTGCTAAGAGTTCAAACCTTGGCAAGAATAGCCTTACTAACTATTACGATGGTAACTATCAAAGAGGAAACGACAAAGGAAAAGCCGTGGACTTCTCGGACCGCAAGGCTCATGTAACACATGGCGACTGTGGCCGTGCCTACACTAAAGATATGTCCCCAGCGGAGTTTAGAAAATCATTCCCACGATGCCTCCCTCAATCCGGAGCAGCAGGTATGTCCTCAAGAGGACAAACTAAGGAAACACTCAAGAAGAGAGCACGACTGAACAAAAACAAGTTCCGTGGTGGCCGTGGTGTCGCTGTTCCTGTGGACCGTAAAGCAGGTAGCAAGGCTAAGAAATCTAAGAAGTGAAGGTAATCTTCATATAGGAGGCCCACCTACCATTAGGTATGACTGATACCGTAGTGGTTCAACCGTGGACTCAATATCCCCCTGCACTTGCTAATGTTCGTATCTTGAACCAGTCCTCATTAGAATTGGATGGTGTTAAAACAGAACAAACTACTGTTATGTTACTGGAACCTCTATGGGTATGGGGTCAAAAGATATATTCCGAAGATGAAGTCATTCTTTTGGAGAAGAGTTCTAAAGTTATCGTTGGTAGTGGAACAAGTGTTAGAATACGCTTAGACAAAAATCCAAACTTAGTCTATGAAAAGTATGGTCCGAGGAAAGGTTATTTGAATCCTTGGCAAAGAACTGCCATTAGTCCAGCAGATGCTAAGAAATGGAATAAAGAATTACTCCGTAGTATGGTAATGGATGAGGAAGAATACGACCAGTTCCTAAATCCATTCATTATTAATCTTAGTGATGAAGTTTCGGATGCAATTAGTGATGCGGGGAGTAGTAGCAATTGGGAAGACATGACTGGCTCTATGATTGAAGATGATGCAAAAGACGAAGCCGAAGAGTTTATCCGTATGCTTACACTAAATCAACTTATTAGACTCAATCATTATTACAGCGGCTATACTGTTAATGATTACAAAGATTCACCCGATAAAGAGGCCATTCTTCAATCCCAAATGGATAGTTTGTTAGAAACTATCTTTGCTGAAATCTATGCTTCCGATGATGACATTTATTCAGCCCGTGTTAGTTATGTGGAGGGTCTTGAAGACAGCAGATACGATAATTGGGAACCCAATTATTGATATTCTAAGCGATTTTTGATATTCCGAATCTTTAAGTAGTTGCACTCACAATGAAAGTGTTAGAGGGAACAGCGGGTTCCCTATGAACGAAATACACGAATGTGAAAAGATATGGATAAAAATACTAATTCAAAACTAAAAAGAACGATAACTACAATTTTAATGGCCTTTATGCTCGCTATGAGCGTAGGTGTTGCTGGCGTAAGTGCTGATGGGTCCGACCCATTAGACCCTTCCGATGGTGGCGCAGACTGGGACGGTGATGGTTTAACCAACGCCGAAGAACAGCAACAAGGCACTAATATGAATAATGCCGATTCGGATGCAGACGGCTTACCCGATGGATGGGAAGTCGCTAATGGACTCAACCCTCTTAGTGGTGGAGATGCTAATGCAGACCCCGATGGTGACGGTTTAACCAACGCACAAGAATATGCGGCTGGAACAAACCCAAATAATGCAGATACAGACGGGGATGGTGTGGCCGATGGCCAAGATGCTTTCCCTAATGACCCTAATGATGGTTCATCATCGGACTCCGATGGTGACGGTATTCCCGATGCTTACGACCCCGATTTCCAAGACTCCGATGAGGGTAGCGGAAACGGTGGCACCGAAGGTGGCGGTGAAGGACAAGGAGAGGGCGAAGGCCAAGGTCAAGGCCAAGGTCAAGGCCAAGGTCAAGGACAGGGCCAAGGACAAGGACAAGGACAAGGACAAGGACAAGGCCAAGGCCAAGGACAGGGACAGGGACAGGGCCAAGGTCAAGGTCAGGGTCAAGGTCAGGGTCAGGGTCAGGGTCAAGGACAAGGACAAGGACAGGGACAAGGCCAACAACAAGGCCAAGGCCAACAACAAGGTCAAAACGGACAAGAAGGACAGAACTCCGGCCAACAAGGTCAAGCGGGCCAACAAGGACAACAAAGCGGTCAAAGTGATGAGCAAGGACAGCAAGGACAGCAAGGCCAAGACGGTGAACAAGGTCAGCAACAAGACAATGGCCAAGGTCAGCAACAAAACGGTGGCGAGCAGGGAGGTCAGCAGACCGAACAAGAAGGCACGGACCAAAATGGCAACAACCAAAACGGACAAAATCAACAACAGCAAGGTCAAACACAGAACGGTCAGCAAGGCCAACAAGGTGACGCAACCGACCAACAACAAGGCCAGCAATTGGATAATCAAGACATTAACGGTGATAACGACAATGACGGTGATGGAATCCCCGATGACATAGACACCGATGATGATAACGATGGAATCCCCGACATGACTGATGATAGCCCAATGGACCACGATAATGACGGCATTGAAGATAATGACGACAATGATGATGACGGGGATGGCTTAGATGACCGAGAAGAAGTTACCGATGGTTGGGATAACACGAACATTTACGACCATGATAACGATGGTATAGAAGACCGATATGATTTTGACATTGACAACGATGGCATAGATAACTGGAATGACTTGTATGAGAACGGAAGTGATGCTTCTCGGGACCACGACAATGACGGTATGAATGATGGCATAGACACCGATGACGATAACGACAACATCTTAGATGTGGACGAGTTCGGCGGTATGTGGAGTGAGTTCCGATACGACCACGACAATGACGGTATTTGGGATATGACAGACTTAGACGATGATAATGATGGTCTTTCCGACTGGTTTGAAATCAACGATGGTAACACAAACACCGGTCAATTTGACCATGATAATGACGGTTTATCCGACTATCTTGACGATGATGACGATGGTGACGGTATCTTAGACACTCTTGAAAACTAATATACCATTAAGGTGTAACTTCAAGTAGTCGTAAGACATATACGATAGTATATGGCGAGCATTAAGGACCAGTTTGCCCCGTTCTTAACGGCCGCAGGTATTGTATCACTAAAAAATGTTATCAAAGACCCGGAAAAATATACTTCCAATGGGAGAGCGATTGTAGCGGAACCCCTACATTGGGACCAAACTACTGTTGATTTAACTCGGCCCTACATGGTCTTGTTCAAAGACGATTCCGAAGATTGGAGTTTCTTTGAGGTTGCATTCTTTACCGGAACGAATGATAGGTCAGTTGTTCGTAGTGATTTATTGGAGCGTAGTGATTTTAACGCTAATCTATGGGACACATTGAATGACCTTAATTCCGATAATAAATTGGATAAGCCTTGGCTAATCAAGGACCTCAAACAAGAATTGTTGAATCGTGACAGACAAGGTAGTGGTGCTACTGAATCTTCTTTAGGGGAGTTTGAGGAAGCCATGATTATTGGTTATGAAAAGGCATTTGAAGCAATGGAGTTTGAGCCATTTGCTAATTGGGGTGAAACAACACCACCTATCTTTGCAGTCCCTAATCCGTTGGAAGGTGCTATGGAAGAAGGATTCTTTACTGATGAATGGGTTGCAGCGAACCCTTGGATGGGAGAAGTAGCCAACATTTACAATGATATGTTAGATAAGATGCCCGAGTCATCCCGTGGTGCCTTCATCAAGAATATGGAAGATAACATATCCGACAAAGAATGGGAAGCAATAGGAAAGTAAAAGTTTGGAGCAAAATTAGTGCTCAACTAAGATGACTCCTACTGCGTCCGTCTTGCTCAAAAAAAGATTCAAATCTCTAATTCCGAGATTCAAATCATTTTTGGGACAACATCGGCAGTATAGATAGACAAATGTTTGGTGAAAGTTTGGAGAGCATAGTAATGTCACATAAAGTGTTAAACATTTTATTTTCGGAAAGTTTTCCGAGATTCTCCGAAAGTTTTCAGATTTTTAGAATATCCACACTATGGAAGATGATACTATGTTAGGAAACTGGGAATTAGGAATTGGAAACACACCATCACTATTTCGTGATGCTCAAAGTGATAAGGAAGATGCTAAGAGAGCATACTATGACCTCCACTCCAAAGAATTATCTAATCTATACAATATGTCCTTTTGGCGTAGTCGCATGACGGACCAGCACAAGGAGATGAGAAGCCATCCCAATCGTAGTTCCGACTGGATTCCTCAAGAAATACTCAAAGTTCGTGAGCAAAGGGAAAAAGACTGGCTCCAATTAACTTTAGAAGATTCCGAATGGGATGCTACTTACACGAGTTGGAGTTCTTGGGAGGATGGGGAGCGTTGTAGGTGCTGTAATGCTGCTCATGAAGAAACCCAGTTGAGAGTTAAGCAAGAATTAGATGGAAATGGTTGGATGTATAATGCTCGCTTATATTATGGCTGGTGTAACTTTTGCACAGATAAAATGGAAGCCAAGATTGCCTCAAGTATCAAGCAGATGGACTTTACCATAGATTTAAGCGCATTTTGCGAAGAGGCCGGAAAGATTAAATAGGAGGGCCTCACAAGTGGTCTTGAGCGAGTATGAACGACCATCAAGATTCCGAACATTTTAGTTATACCCGTTCATGGGATGAAATAGAAGATATGTTGCGTGAGGCAGAACGCACTCTTAATTTTCATCAATTGAAACTTTTGGAGAACACACCACCCAAGGGGAGAAGCCCCAGCAAGGAGTGGACTTATCACGCTCGCAACTTCAAAGCCTTACAAGGCGTTGTCAAAACATTGCGGTGGACTCTTGGTGATAAAGATGTTCGCCATCCACTTGAATGAGGGAAGGTCTTGAAGCCAAAGAGATATGGATTGGCGAAGTTACTACTTCGTATGACAGTTCGTTATAATTCATGGCGTGGTGAAGATGCGAACCCTCAAGTAGCAGAACATCTAATGAATAAGGTGTATGAAGTCTAAGTCCCCATTTGATAATGGCAAAAAAGAGCCGAGGGACCCAAAATCACTCCCCCTACCACCTACTGCACCTGCGGCTGATAAACCTTCTTGGGTGGACTTGATTACGAAAAAAGATAGTAAGGCAGTTAAGAAGGCTATGGATAATGAGAAACTCATGAACGACCTTCATGATAAACTCATGGGTGCTACTGGCCTTCATAGCAAGCCAAACAAGAAGTAGTGCGAACCTTCAAGTATCACGAGGGAATACATAGTAGTATGTCTATGCGCCGTCAAGGTTACGAATGGTTCGTAGCCGACCTCGGAAATCTCCCACCAAAAAGACTGGAAGATTTGGAAACTCCACAATCTGTATTCTTTTCCGGTATCGGGGATGCCACCCTCAAAAATCGTCAAAGGACTTCTTCGGATGAGTTTTATGTTATTCATTATTTCGGTAGCACACCGGGTATTTATGGTTTGGGTGAGAACTGGGTTCCCGGCGGTTATGTGAACTTTAATCTTGGGACCTCAACTTATTTCAAGAACCCCGATGGTCTTCCCGGAGTTGGAGTTAGCGGAGATGCACAACCATACCCAATTACAATTTCCAATAGCCCAGTTTTCGTAGGGGCTTGGCATATTGAAATCCCACCGGACACCGATTGGGATTTTACCTATTTCCTTTCCAATGCAATTGTTGATACCACAGAAAAATACGAGGCCCCGGCTTACACATGGTCTATTAAGTTTGCATTAAATGGTTGAGTGATATTATGAGTCTGTCCTATAAATTAGATGTCACTAACTATCCTTGGTGGAATGAATTGCCGGACTGGTTAGGTAACACCAGCACGAGTGGGGGTGGAGGCGATTTCGGTTACGGTAATGGAATCTTAGGAGGTCAAGAGATTCAACAAAGATGGTTCAGCGTTACAGGTAAGGTTGGCTCACCCACCGGAGAATACATCATACGAGATGGTTATTATCATAACGGTATTTATATTATTGTAGGGAGTTATCGTGCTTATTGGCAAGAGATTTATAACACCGGTGGTCCGGGTTATGCTTGGGATGGTTTCATCTTGATGCACCGAGGCTACAATGTAACTACTGGATTCGGTGCTGGCACCGGCGCTCCACCCGGATTTTTTGACCCTGCTAACTACACATTCTTCCCAATGCTATATCCCACGACTATGCTGGCCTCCAATCCCGCAGAATGGGATAATGCAGACCAAGGTATTGGACTGTATGCAGTCGCACCGGTGAAAACTCGTGAAACACTCACAGTAGGAGAATCCATCCCTGCACTAAACTTTGCCGTTTGCGGACATCATGTTAGTAAGGGTATAACTCCTACGGATATTAAAACCGTTGCCTCGTTTGCACTCCTAAACTTTACAATAGACACACCTCTAACACCTCAAAGACCGACCTACACATGGGACTCTTTGGGGTCATTTCAAATCGGACCGGTGGACCAAACTAATGTTGAATCCATTGCTCGCTTTGGAGTTACAAGGACTTGGAATGAAACAGCCGCTATGAGTCTGTCAAATCTTGAGGCATTTGCACAACCCTATGAGCGAGTTCTTTATGAGGATGGAGTCTTGCCCGATGGGACTAATCCAACAGGAGGTGGGCTGACATCCACCAATAACTCACTTGTAACTAATGGCTATCACCTATCAACGGCTTTCGGGATGCGTTGCGTAAGTGGAGTCAAAATAGGCCCAACATTAGTGGGTGCCTTAGATACCGTATTCTTCCTCACAGGCCAAATAAACACGGCTAATAGTCTGGGCTTAACGCAATACGAAACCCCATACATAATGGGTATCAATGCCTCTCCCCAGTATCAAAAAAACATGAAAGACGGTGTTGCCCCATGGGATAGGCTATCTTTTTACTCGGCTTGTCAAAATGCGTTTTCATCGGGGATTATTAAGGGTGTCACCCAACCACAAAACACAGGATGGTATGCGGAAGATATAACCGATGGTGTGAATCCCAGTTTGAATGAGTTCAGTATGGTCGGTGCGGCTGGAATAGACCTCTTACCACCTGCTGAAATTATTGCTGCCGTTAGTGCAACCGATACATCACCGGTGGCTATTGTAGTGGGGAACATGGGGTATAAGGAACCAACAGCCCCTTTTACCTCCGGCGAACCTCGTGGGGGCATATTCCTACTTACTGCGTGGCCCGCCTTTGGTGACCCAGTTCTTCCATGGGGGTTTGCCGATGGTGCACTAACTACTGCCAGCGGAGTGGAACTTCCGAGTAAGTGGCACCACACCCTCCAACAATTTAGAACTTATTCATTTGGGGAGGAAAATGAATCTATGAAAGTAGCCCTAACTTCCGATTCTCAAAACGACCAAGGCCGAGTAGCCACCGATTTATCACTCTTTGATAACGATACAAAGCAATTCGTAGGATATATCGGCAATTACCCCCGTTATGATGATGCACCGGATGGAGGGTTCCAAGGTGGGGTTCAATCATTCCAAGGCTACGCCGCCGTTGGCTGGTATGACCCTCTTGATGGGAACCTTACCGCTCAAGGACCTTGTTTGTTCTCCTACGATAAGGGAACTCCAACAATCCAAAACTTAGTAGCCCCCGCCCCACCAACGCAAGGGACTTACGATACCACGGGACGATTACGAGAGGATGGTTCCAAACTTTCGGCTGCCATTGGGACGGTCCTCGGCACTCGCCAATGTATGTGGGCTGGTTGGGACAATGATAGGGACCAATGGTTGTTTATTACTTCCGATACTGCCGGTGGAGGAGTGGATATTATTAGCGTGGATGCACCTTATACTACATTCCTTAAGCAATCAACCGTCTTTAATCCCTACACAGAAAGTGCAGATTGGACTAATGCTAAGTATTTCCCAATCTCTATGAGTAATGCTTTAGATGGTTTAGTCGTCTTTGGTGAAACAGTTGAGGACATTTATGGGAATACAGGCATAAGAGCGAAAGTTGCTGGAACTCAAACATTAGTATCGTCTTGGAATCCCGCAGTTACTTACACAGGAGTCCTTACATCTCAACTTCCAGCATTCCGTATTACTGGTAGCACCGGAAGAACATCCCGAGTATGGATTGATTATATGCTTTACGATGGGGTGGATTCAGTTATCGCTATGCAATTGCGTGACTGGGGTATGAGAGTGACGGTTGAGAATGTTGAGTGGTTTAAGGCTCGTATCCTCCAAAATGGAGGGGACTTAACTGCCAAGAGTGAAGAAATTGAAGAATGGATGGAACAACAAGGCAAAGAATACCAAGATATGCTGAAACAAAAAGAGCGTAGCGGAAGATTGCGTAAGAGGCGAAGTCAAGTATCGGGCTATGCTCGGGAAGTTGGCGACTTGATGACGAGGGACCAGATGGATACTGAAGTTTATGATTTCGTTCCTAAAGGAATTGCTGCTATGCAAAGATTGAAAGATTCCGAGGGTGCTCTCAAATCAGTTCCACCCGACTCTATTGAGGCAATGGTGGAGCGTGACTATCGTGCTGGCTTTGACACTACGCCAAGCGGTGTTACTGAACCCGGCGACCAACTTGCAGAAGACCCAGCCAAACCAGCCGGAACCTTCATGGATACCGGAGATGCCCCTAAGAAGGCTCCCGATGAAGGCGGGGACCCCGATGAAGAATACATTAGTGAGAATTAAGTAGTAGTGAAGCACAGGATATATTATGAGTGTTACTGCTGCCGACAATTTATTGACGATAATGCAAGCCGACAACACAATTGGTTGTGAAATGGCCTCGTATGTCGCTAATGAAGATGGTGATATGGAACGCACAGGTGGGACTGATGTGGCTTCACAATGGAATAGAATCCGAACTATTAGACAGGGTTATTTGGAGGCTACTGATTGGTATTTGTTGGAGGCCAATGCCGACAAATTACAAGACAAAAATGCCTTCCTTGCATGGCGGACCGATATGCTAAATCTTCCTCAAGATTACGCCACACCCGAACTCGCCTTTACTAATTGGCCAACTAAGCCCGCATGGGTCGTATGATTTAATTACCGGAAAACGGTAATTTTGAGCCTAATTACGACATAATAAGGTTACAGGTGTAAAAGATGCACCGATTCTAAGATATTAAGTAGTTGAAGATACATAGTAATAGGTGATGGAAAGAAAGGAAACTTACGATGAATACCGTCACGATGTTAAAACGCCCATATCACCTATGGTGGCCACATTTAATAGCATAACCGTGCCAGCAGGGGTGGAATTACAAGAATTAGTCTTGGCCCCGTTCCAAGACTTTTCATATCTTGCCGACCTCAATATGGTTATCATTATCAATGGCCAAATAGCCTACTCCGGAGAAATCCCCACCAAAGGACTTAGAATTGACTTCATGGATGATAATTCCATAGATTTTGCTCGTGAAATCGTTATCGCCGTAGCACCCAGTCAAGAGTTCCAAGAGCATTTGAATAGTGGCCTAACTTTTGGTAACACCGAAAGAAGTTTCAATATCATAGTTATTGGTCGTTGGAGCAAACCTATTGTTTCAATGGATAAAATTAGGCGATTTGACATAGCATTCATCACAGATAACTCTTAGTGACGACACAGAACCTTGAAGTAGTTAGTGATTCTATTAAGAATTATGGCATCTATGATGTTATTTACAGGAAAAGGAGGTGTAGGGAAGTCCACCGTATCGGCGGCCACAGCCCTACATCATGCCAGCAAGGGATTAAAGACTATTTTAGTTTCATCGGACCCCGCACACAGCACAGACGACACCCTCGGAGTTTCCGTAGGAAATGGGGTCCTTACTCAAATTAATGAGAATCTATGGGCTAAGAATATCAATGCCGAGGCGAACGCAAATGTATTTGCCGATGAGATGAAGAACGGCATGGAAGCCATGTTCGCTAAACAGATTCCCGGATTTGATTCGGAAATCTTTACAGACATGACTTCATTTCCTGGAATGGATGAGTTTTTTGCCCTTGATGAGATACTAAAGTTAGTTCAATCATGCGACTACGATATAATCGTTTTTGATACCGCCCCTACGGGACATACTTTGAAGGCTCTTAATGCACCCGCAGCCATTAGAACATTTTTGTTAAGGATTCTTCGTATGAAGGCCAAAATAGATAATATCAAGGGATTTTTACTCAAAAAAGGGGACACTCCTAAACTAATTGAACACTTGGAACAGATTTGTGCCAAGGTGGAGCGACTGACGCTAATTCTGCGTAACCCAAAGTTTGTGAATATAAATCTTGTTTCCATTGCGAGTGAGGCTGGATTCCAAGAATGTTTCCGCACCATTCAATTCTTGAAAAAGATGCAAATACCAATCGGTAACATAATTGTGAACAACATTATGCCAAACTTTGGTCCGGATGAGTGGGCTTTAGCGGAAGAACACCCAAGTGTGGGACTGATAAAGAGAGAATACGATATTCAGCAACCCTATTTACAACGATACCGAGAACTTTGTTCCGAAGAAAACCTCAAACTTGTAGGTTTGAGCCGTCTTCCGTTTGAGCCAAGGGCTGAAAAGTTAGGAGAGGTTGCTAAAATGTTATGGAGGCCCGGGAGCCTTGACTGGGAACCAACTTTGCCCCTTGTGGAACATGATGAAAATTACCGAGTCCAACTCCCCTTTGTTGCTAACGCTAAATGGAGCCTCAAAAATGGAATTGCTAAATATCGCTATGAAACTTTTAACTTCGGTCAAGGAGATGGCTGGTATGAAGTCCCTCTTGAAGATGTCAAGAAAAAGCGTAAGTTAAATGAAGATACCATGACTTTGATTACCGAGTGAGGGGAGAAGTTTGGGACTTGAAGCCAACAGTAAAGATTTGGTTTGGTTAGAATCCACCCGACATTTTGCTACTGGTTTTTCTAAATGCCCTCGTAAGACATTTGCAGCCATTCTTGTGGATAGCGATAATCAAATCCTATCTTTAGGTTATAATGGAAATATCCGAGGACAATGTGGTGACTTATGTGGTGGGGATAGTTGTTTGAGAGATACACAGAATATCCCAAGTGGAACTGAAACTGATATAGGTTGCGTTCATGCGGAAGAAAATGCTATCCTTAATTGTGCTCGTCAAGGAGTTTCATGCAAAGGAAGCACACTATATGTCAATGGTGAGCCGTGTGCTAAATGCGCCCACCGAATCGCCCAAGTGGGCGTGAAGCGGGTGATATGCTATGGTGGTGAATATCCTCAAAATGGGTTGGATGTCCTAAAGGCCCACGGAGTTGAAACCAAGGTCATTATTAAGTAGTCGTAGGGTCAATCACTTTATATGGCTTTCGGACATGGTAGTTGGGACACCTTCGGTGCATCCACCATAGTTAAACATTCCGATGCTTCCATGCTAACAGGGTATGAAAAGATTACTACACTTGATGGAGTCGCTATGAACTTCAAATCTATTCAAGAATCTTTTTGCCCTAATACGGGTGCACATGAAACTTGTATTAAGGGGCCTTTCACTCAATTAACGATTAGAGGTGACCCCGGACAATATGCGGCTTCTAATGGAGGTCGTTGGTTTTGGAGCGGCACAAATACATTATTCCTAAATGATTATGATGGGTCCGGTAAGCAAAACTCCGGTGCTCTTGAAATAGATGTTAGAGATGACTATGTAGTGAAGATGAAAATAGCACTCAAAAGAGCGGCGCACGGTTCGGAGTTCAAGAATAGCACCTTCAACGAAATAGTTGTTGGCTATGACGGTATTTTGAGCAAAGACGCACTAAATACAACATTCCTAATGACTGGTGGAGATAAACTTTCAATTGATATTGACGATGATTGGTCCGGAACCACACGATTCTATTTGAAGGTGAATGGAGTAAAGATAGCAGAAGCCCCTTCCGGAGTTCTCATAAATGACGAAGTTCAAGTTACCCTACTTGATGTTTGGAAAAAGATTGAGGCAACAGATGACGATTCCGGAAACGACTCGGACGACTCCGATGACTCGGATGATGACTCGGATGATGGAACCGATGACACAGGTAGCGGAAACGGTGACGATGACGGAACCGATGACGGAACCGATGATGGAACCGATGATGGAACGGATGACGGGACTGATGATGGAACCGGAACAAACGGAACGAACGGAACAAACGGAACCATAACAACTCAAACTACCGGAATGCAAGTTGAACCCGAACCCGCATCTAAAACACCACTTATTATCGTGGGTGTATTGGGTTTGGGTGCTATTTTAATGATGGGTGGGAAAGAGTAATGAAACTCTTTGGTGCTCAAGGTAACTCTTCCAACTTTAGTGGCGAACACCCAATTTTATTTGAACACTCTATTGAAGATGAAAACTTTACCGAAGGTTGGACTAAAACTTTCCGAGAAACAGGTGCTTACGACTTTAATAATAGAGATTTTGACTTCCCTAATGATGAAGCATCAGCACTCTATGTTCCCGAAGGATTCAAAGTAACACTTCACGAACACACTACTTATGACCCAAGTTTTGAGGATGGGGCTACTAAAGAATATGTGGGTCCAATAAATGTTAAATCCTTAGCAGATGATGGTATCAATGACTGGACCTCCCACATAAAAGTGGAAAAAGTGGAAATTGTTAGAGATTGCACCGGAGAGAATCGGGCTACTGCCGACAGTCCCGGAGATTGTGGAGATTGTATAGAGGGATTCGCAGAAGATGATGCCGGAGATTGCCAACCTCTTTTGGATGTCGCCCCGATGAGTTCCCAAACTACTCAAGTATCTCAACCTCCTAAGATGAATCCAATTCTTATGATTCTCGGTATTGCAGCATTCGGTATGGTAGCATATACCAGCATGACACCAAGTAGTTCTAAATAGTAAGTTACCCGTGGTAGGGCTATGGACCCCATTATATTGTGGTTATTGATATTAACTATCATTGGAGCCATCGGAGGTCTTGGAGCCATTTACTTTGTTTGGTGGAGTTTGTGGCGAAATAAGGGCTTAACTATGCTCTTAGTTGAACACTATCGTAATCAAGAAGAACGAGAACCTATTAAGTAGTCGTAAGGGGAATGATTCTCCATGACCTTCGGACACGGAGTATTTGACTCATTTGGTGCTGATACCTTGAACTTCGGGGCGGAGTCCTCGTATGGCCCAGCCACAATTACAACTTTATACAATACCACAGGCTACAAAGCCAATACAAAAAGATATTTGGTGAGTGGAAAGTTCCACCAAGCCAAAACACTTGGAAATCAAGACTTCCCTGCGGGACATGAGTTTAGTTATGCAAGAGATAGCCTCGCTTCTGCCAAATCCGCCACAAGTGGCACTACCAGCGGAATGTATAAGGTCGCCGAAGTTTGGGAGAGTGATTTGAACACCGCATGGCCAGCAAGTGGTCGTGACACCAATACTACACCAACATTGCAGGTCTTTTCTATTGAGAATGGTAGTAAAGTATCATCAGCGATTCCAGCCGAAGTAGGTTCATGGGGTGCTTGGAGTGAATGGAGCGAAAGCAGTTCATGTAAAGAAAGTCGTTCAAGAAGCCGACCAATAACCCGTAAAGCCTTTGGTAGTGGAATTGGAGCCGAAGAAGGCAACCTTAATGAAGTTGAGGAGCGAGATATTGCCGGAGTTGATGAAGTCCTTTCGGATTGGAGCGATTGGGGAGTTTGCACCGATGGGAAGCAGACACGCACTCGCAGTATAGATGTAGCATCCTCGTGCGGCGGTTCATCCACAGACCCAGCCACCCACACAGAAACTCAAGATTGCACCGTTGAAACTGATAACACTACTAACACAAACATTACTGCACAAAGCACCACAGTAACACCCGTTGTTGCTACTTCCGGTGGAATGAGTGGAGCCATGCAAGGTATTCTTGCAGTTGGAGTTCTCGGTGGCGGTTTCTTATACATGAAAAACAAGAAAGCCAAGAAGTCTAAGGCTTAAGTAGTTAGACGCATCTATGCGTCTGTATGAGTGGTCTAACTTTTGATTGGGACGATACGGATTTAGAGAATCCAGTTGTAGTCAAAGCCCTTAACTATCTTGAAGATGAGTTCGGCTGGGGAAAAGTTTGGGTGAGAGTTTCTTCATCAGGAACGGGCCTTCATGTTATCATTGCTGAACCTAAACTTCATTTTGATTTAACGCAAACTCTCTTTCCCGAAGAAATGGATACTCAAACTCAATTCCATTGGCGCAAAGTTTTCTCCGAAGAACCTTGGAGCCTTGAATGTCGTGGAAGATTCATTAGTGATGCAGCCCGCTCTCAAACTGGTTTCACTACTTCAAGAATCTTTGGAGTCAAAAATGGTAAGTCTGCGGGACCTTGGCAACTTTGGAGGACGCAATCATGAAATTAACAAAAGGCGAACGGGCAATCTTTCTTCAAGTTTTGAATGTCAAAATACAGCAAGGTAGTGTTTTCATGTTGGGTGATGGCACTACGACTGATGATGTGGAGCGTATTCTTGAAACCATTGAAGATGGTAGGCCACTTATGGAAATTAGCCGATGAACTTTTAAGTAGGTAAAGGACCTGTGGTATAGATAAGTGATTAAGATGCCGCAGAATACAGAAACAATGAGATTTTGGCCGAGAGTGGGATTGTATGTGGACCGAGATATGGCGGAAGAGTTTATTGAGCGTATGGTAGGTCATGGTTCAGTCTTGGATGACGACCTTGATGAGTTCGTTCAACCCAGCATTCCCGATGCTATGTTTTTACAGAATGAAGTTGATGGTTTGTTTTCAAACCCGTTTGAAGATATGCCACTTGATGAGGCCAACCAAGCGATTCTTAATTTGATGACTTTTGAGGGTAACCGCAAAGATTACATCAAATCTAAGAAAGCAGAAGGTATGACCCTTGAAGAAGCAAAAGAAGATTACAAGTTCAACCTTGACCTCAAAGTTAAGGCAGCCCTACCCGAAAACTTTACCGAAAAATTAACCAGCGAAGAGGAATAAGCGGTTGGGTAATTCACATGAGTGAAAGACAACGACCTTTACCTTTGACCGAAACATTGGTCTTTGACATAGTGGACTATTTGTTAGACCACAATGGATATGGCTATTCCACCGAGATTTCTTCCTATATGGTTGAGCGGAAACCTCGCCGATATACTTCTCGTGAAGTAGTTGGCATCCTTCGTAACCGCCCCATGTTTCGCCACGCCCAATCAAAAGATAGGAGAGGTGGTATTCGTTGGAGATTGGATTTACTACAATTAGAAAGATACTTTGCTCAAAAAGGCTATCAAGAAAGAGCCAACGACCAAGGAATATATGATTCCATGAGAGAATTGAAACTATCTCAAATTACTAAAACCATTCAAGCGTTGGAAACTATGGATACCTCCAACATCAATGAAGTTTATGAAAACATTGCCACTCTTTGGTCGTGATACAATGGATGCCGAAGGGTGGATGGAAAAACATCAACATCGGATGGCCTTCCTAAGAACCTTAACTTCTGCCCTCGGGATGATTGTTAGCATTATTATCGCCTTCAAAGTATTCGGTTATCTTTGAAATCTTTGGAAAAGTTTATTAAGGTCCCCCACTCACCACAATATATGGACCGATGTGAATGCACCACAGGATTCTTGAGGCACGAAATAATCAACAATAATTGTGTTGATTGCGATTTACCTATCTTTCAAAGTGTCGTGGTGGTGGAATAGTATGTCTGCAAAGATTTGCGAAGCAAACGGCCACCACGATTGGGATGTGAATTACTACGATGACTACCACATGATTTCTTTTTCATCCACTTGTAGGATGTGCGGTGCAGAAGCCTCATCAAGAGAAATTGGAGTTGAGTTGTGTGAGTAATTATTACTTGGGCGACCCTTGCTATGTAATCCCCGATGCTGAATGGGATGACTTTTGTGGCTACATAGACACAGACGGCGACTTTGAATACAAAGGTGAAACTTGCCGTATAGTTAGCACAGGTGGAGATGGAGATTTTGGCGGGTTGTCTGTTGATGCAGGGATTCTCGGTGTGATTCCGATTTCTCTATGCGACCCACAGAAACTCATTAGTGCAGCCGGTCATAGCCGGTTAGTTAGTAAGTTTGTGGAATTGGAGGCATCCGATGATTTCATTTGGATTGATGGCGTAGCCATTAATGGAGTGGAATGTGAATGTGAAAATTGCCAATACTCTCACACCAATGCTCACCATGATTGGAATATGACCTCATGTGCGTCTTGTGGTAGTGTGTTAGCCGATGAATGCGTTGAATACATTGATGGCAAAGAGTATTGTGGTGAGTGGTGTGCCGAAGACGACAACTGAATATGTCCCCGTAGGTGGCCCTTGTCGCCGTCAATGTGATGTGGATAAAAAGACGCTCGTTTGTAATTCTTGTGGATTATCATATAAGAAGATAGAGTGAACCTTTATCAAGGTAGCAGACCATTAGACCCCTATGAAAGTAGGTATTATCGGCGTAGGATTTGTCGGTTCAGCCGTCAAAGCCACGATGGAAAAGAAATATCAAACAGAAACATTTGATATTGAACCTTCCCTTTCAACCACTACTTCTATTGAAGAATTAGCAAAAAAATGCGATTGTATTTTTGTTTGTGTTCCCACCCCACCAGCCGCAGACGGAACTGTTGATACTTCCATTGTGGAATCTGTCTTAGCCGCCATAGGGAAGTCGGAGTGTGCGGTGGTTCTCAAATCCACCGTTCCACCCGGCTTTACCGAGGCGGAATCTCAAAAGATAGGAAGAGAAATAACTTTCAATCCGGAGTTCTTGACTGCTGCCAATGCTACCAAAGATTATGCTAACCAAAATCATACCATTTTAGGGGTCCAAGATACTGGAAGGCTAACTAATCAAGAATACCTCATCACCCAAGTTATAGGTGAAGCCTTGCCGCACACCGTCATAGTCCACACCTCTCATACCGTTGCCGAGATGACGAAGTATGCTCGGAACTGTTTTTTGGCCACCAAGGTGGCTTATGCTAATGAGATTTGGGGAGCCTGTTATGCCCTCGGCATATCGTATGACGAAGTTCGTTCCCTTATGGTTATGGATTCAAGAATTATGGATTCACACCTTCAAGTTCCCGGACCGGACGGCAAGTTTGGATTCGGAGGGGCCTGTTTCCCTAAAGACACCGTTGGCCTCCACAGGGTCTTGAATACATTAGATGTCCCGAAAGAATTATTGGAAGGAGTTATTACCAGCAATCTAAAAGTTAGGAATCGTATTGTAGGAGTTACAGCCGGGGCCTTTGATTTACTTCACGCCGGTCACATCAAACTTTTGGAAGATGCGAAAAGTCAATGCACACATCTAATTGTTCTATTACAGTCGGACCCTTCCATTGACAGACCACACAAGAACAAACCCATTCAAAGTTTAGATGAAAGGTTGATACAGTTAGAAGCAGTAAAGTTTGTGGACCAAGTTTTAGTCTATGATACTGAAGCCCAACTTTATCAATTGCTTGAGAATCTCAAACCCGACATTCGTATTCAAGGCAATGACTGGAATGGCAAATCATATACAGGACAAGATTTGAATATACCTATTTATCATCATGACCGACTTTCACATACATTTTCATCAACAGACCTAAGAATGCGTGTATTAGAGTCCAAAAGTCCGAAACTATCCGATTAGCAGGTCCGAATGCTTTAAGTATCAGCACAGCGAATGGTTCGGTATGGCTTACTTCATCCGCCGATACCAAAAGGGTGTTGCTCAATCCGGAACAACTGATGTTTTCGTTTCGGATAGCGAAATCCCAATCTCTATGTTTTGTGAGATGGCGGAGATGGTAGGTCCCGGAAAATATATTCTTGGTCAGCGTGGGGAGGGTATTCGTGGTTTCAAAAAGATTACCGATACCATAGTCCCCGAACCAATTATGAAGGTGTTCGCAGCGGAAGATGAGTCAAACAAAGAAGATAGTGATTCAAAAGAAGATACGAAAGAAGACGACACGCCGGAAGTAACACCCGAATTGGTTGAAAAGAAGGAGAAAGCAACCTCCCCACCACCAGCACCAAAAACTGTGGAGCGTGAAACTATTTCAATGCGCCGAACAGAAAAACTTAGTGACATGACTAATGAACAATTGAGCGAATTACTAAGCGGTATGGCCACTACCGAATTATCGGCCGAATCAATTTCCACATTCCAAGCAGACCTCGCCCGAGTTCACACAGAAATGGCCGAGCGTGGTATGATAACACAACCAAAGAATGCCGAAGACCGAATCGTTATCGGAACTGGATTCAGCCCGTGGGCTGCTTTTGGTGTTGGAGGAGTAGTCGGTCTTGCAGTCGGTGTTTTGGGTAGTATGCACTACTACAAGAAAAAGATGGATGACATCAATGTTAAACTCGCAGAAATGGATGCTTCAATCAAAGAGGCAGAATCAACCATTGGCAAACAGGAGAAAAAGATTATGAGGGCCGAAGAGAAACAAGAAAATGCAGCCAAGGCAGCCGCTATTCCACAACCTAATGTGAAGGACCCTTTTGACCTTGACTTACAATTTTTATCATCTTATAATCGTAGCAATGGCAGGTTCCAACCTTAAGTGATTTAGATGTCCGAACAAACATTACCTAATCTTTCCAAACTTTTAGAGCAAAAAGCGACTTTGGAGAAATATAAAGATTTACTCCAAATGGAACGAGAAGTAACACTCAAAAGGCAGTTCGCTCGCTTCATGAATACGATTGGCATTCAAAGCGATAAAGTGATTGATGATTATTACCCACGATTCCGCAAAACAGTTTCCGTAGTGGAAAATGAAGAATTAACTATCAAAGACCGTATGGTTTCTATTGTGGAGTCGGATTTTTTGTTTGACTTGATGAGGCTTAAGACTGCCAGCCGTGAAAGAGAGTTGCGAAGAATCACCAAAGAATTATCATCGTTTATGACTCATGCAGCAATTGAAGCCGGTGATGACGATTCATTATTCCTTCAAAGATTGATTTCCCGTTCATTGGCTACTATCGCCGAAGAAATAGACCCTAAAGAAAATAGAACAGCCGGACAGCCTATGACCGAGGCATGGATTAGTGCTATGAAGACTGGGATGGATGCTTACTTGACTTCATTAAGTGAGTGAGAACCATTAAGTATCAAACATGGGGATAGAGATAGTATGGGTGAGTTTGACGAGTTTATCCGAAGTGAGCCGAAAGAGAAACCGAAGGAAGAACCTTCTCAATCCGAAGCAAAACCTCGGTCCAGCACTAAGCCAAAAGGCAAAGGTAAATCTTTAACTGAATTGATTGTAGGTGACGGTGATGCTCACCAGTTCGCAGACCGTTTTGGCCTTGATGCTGAAATGACTCAAAAGGTATTAGTTCCACTTCTCAACTTCCTTGATAAATATGAGATAGGTTCGGGAATTACAGAAACTAATACTGCTCAAGGTGTCATGGATATTGGAAGCGTGGTAGCCGATGTCGCACCCGTAGTTAAGAATGCAGCCGAGTATTTCAGCGGAAGGAACGCCACATTGTCGGAAGATGATGCAGCCTTCCTTAATAAAATCCGAGAATCACAAGGAGGCGGTGACATGGATATGTTTTTCAATTCCGAAGAGGGTATTGAAGTTGGAGAGGTCGCAGACGAGCCTGTGGCACCCCCAGAACCCGTTTATACTGGGTTAGTGCCAATTGATGCTGACCCATTCCAAGAAGGGATTGATTGGGCTACTGTCCTTGACGCACCCGAGTTCCGACCCAAAAACTCCGGTGCATACACCTATACAGATTTAATGCCCTCACCCGACCTAATGATTAAAGGTCTTGATGACTTGGCCAAAGAAGCAGGTTTGGACCCACGCAAAGTTTCAGCCTCGGACGGTCAAACAAGGATTAATAATAAAGGTTCAAGCAGCACAGCAGATTCTATGGCTTTGGCCCGTGGTGATGCAAGCGGTATTCAATTAGACTTAACTTCCATTAGAGAAGAAATGGCAGCGGAGAAGGCTAAACAGAAGCGAACATCCGCCGTTAGGTTTGATGATGATAACGGAGTATTAGTTCCCGAAAACATTGAAGAATACGACCCACTAAGCGTTCCCGGATTTACCCTTCCGCCTTCGCCAACTGGTGCATTGGAAACTCTTGAGGAAATGCAACGCCGTCAAGAATCATACGATGACGAAGATGAAGAGATAACCGAAGCACAGGAAAGTATGGATAACGAAGGTGGTGCAATTCGTTCCGAGGTCGGAGCATTTGAATCCGATTATTTCGGAGCAATTAGCCTTGGTGAATCTAATGACGATGAATGATGAAGTAAATCCTATTTGGGCGCATTATTGTGCTGAACAAATGGAAGATTGGCTTACTTGGTTAGGTAATGTTCATACCCGTTCCTATGTGGAATTGTGCGAAAGATTCATAGAACTACATCCTTATTACACGCCTACATCGGGTAAATCATTAGGTGACTCTCTCCAATTGATGGAGCGAATGTTAATGAATTATGAGTTCCTAAATAGTTTGAGTGATATAGGATTGCGTGTTTGGGCCAACTCGGGTCTTGAAGACTTTGTGAACGCTTTAGAATTATATGCAACTCGTTATCCCGACATACGCACCGTGCGTAATTTTTTCATTCGTAATTTTGTTTGGACTGATAGGCTATACAGATTCGCTCGTGCAGAAATCATTGCAGACCTTCGTGAGAGCGGAAGAGATATATGAACCCGTAGTCATTAAGTAGTAGCAAGCCTTAACTTATGCTATGGCAACGATTTCCGAGGCACAAGCAAGGGAGATGGCCGAATATATTTACTTGAGCGGTTTTAACAAGAAAGCCGTCTTAGTCTTGATGTCCGGTCCTATCCGCAAACACCTTGAAAATGAAGGCTATACAATCGCAGAAACAGCGAGAAGTGAATGGATGGACCCTAACTATGAAAACTCCAAATGGTCGCAAAAGTTTGTGAGGGGAATGACCTATCTTAGCACACCTGTGAATGCGGGACAACTTATGACCTTTAGAAAGATGCAACCTTTAATCGTTGAATCCGGTTCTAAATCCAAAAGCCCTGCTGGTGTAAAGGAAAAGTTATTCGTAGGTTCAGTTAAGACTGAAGTTTTAGACAACATTGAAAAGATTGCCGAAGGTGCATCTTTTGAAGAAATTACTATTGAAGAGGGAGTTGAAGGTGGTGAAGCACCCGCAGTTCCGGATGCACCACAAGTTGCTATTACAATTCCGGGAGCAGTCCCTCGTTTAACCAATACAAGAAAACTTAGGAAGTCCACCTTCCCAGAAAATGGTAGGTTACCTATGGGTGATAAACCAGTTATAGTAAGTATTCAATCCAACCAAACTATTCTTGATAATATGGCCATTCCAAAAGTTTGGCAAAAGAAAGCCCCGCAATGGAGGCAGCCTACCCTCATCCTAATTTTTGAGCAAGGACAAACTGTTCGCTATACTTTTGACAACACCAGCGACATTTACGAATTAGTGATGGGTGGTGAAGCCGTTATTTGTGAAGGCGGTAATGTTTATATGGATGAGTTTAAGGCTGACCCAACCAGCGTTACAGGTTTTGAGGCTAAACTTTCACAGGGAACCTTTTTCGTGCAGCGTGGTGCTGTCAAAGAGTTCTTTATGCCTAACCTCGTTATGAATGAAGGTTACCCATTCCCACCAGTAATTGCCCCATTGATTGGATTTGCAGTTCCCGACTTAACTATGACAGAAGTTGATGGATTAGACATAGTATTCAATATGGCTGACTACGCCAATGATGGCCCTTCTCGTAAAAATTGGTTCCCATCTAACCGCACACTTACTGAACCTGTAAATAGTGGAGGCCAAGCCAACCCAACTAAATGGGTCGGCATTTATACATCAGTTGGAAATGTTGCATGGACTCCGGATTCATTAGAAATGGATGCACAATACTTACAACCAATTCCATTTGACAGCAGTAAGGCTACTAAGTTAGACCTATCTAAACAGTATATCCAAGTTGAAATGGAAGTTGATGCGGCTACTGATAACTATACCGGTTATGATTGGAAAGCACCAACCAGCACAAGCGGGACCTTAATTTTCCCCGGTGATGAACGAAATCTAATTCCACTCGCTCGTGACGGAGATGGCAACGAACAAGAAGTTGTAATTAAAGGTGCCGCTCGTGGTAACGCTATTAAAGATATACTCTTTGCAGGGAAGCAAGCCCGCATTGAAGTTGATGGCGGATATTTCATGATACCCGATGATACCGGAGATGGCACATTCTATGCTTATGATAATACATCGGCTAAACTACCCGATGGAAAGAAGCAAGAATTGAAATCCCGAATTAAGAGTGTTCAAATTGTTGATTATGAAAGTGGAGCGGGACCCGACACTACATGGAGTAACATGAAGACGGCTCGCCGATATAAAAACCTTGCTACCAGTATATTACCTGCGGCCGTTGATGGACCCGGTAAAACTTGTAGCGTTTGTGGCATGGAAGATGTAGTATCACCGTGCGATATTGAAAATTGTCCTATGCCTACTGAAACAGAAGTGGGCGTTGCTTCTTTGGCTTATGAGTCAAGAGAGGCCAGCGGAACTTACATTGTGCTGTTAGTTCCCGATGAAAAAGACCCCAGCAGCACTTATGAAATCCGTTTAACGGTCCGAAATTGAGGGGAGAAGTATGGCAGACGAAACTGATTTAGATAACACAATTATAACCGACTCCCTTGAGGATGGCCTCGTTACACCCGTTGTGCCTTCTAAGAAAGGAATGAATAAGAAAGAAGAAGAAGTCTTGATTCAAGCATTGGGTGAAGACATGGCCAAAAGAGTCATGGACGAAGCCTTAGTGTCTGTCAAGAAGATGGATGATGCTAACCGTTTTGAAGTTACTGTGGATAGGAACAAGACTCCACACACTTTGTTTTATTATGATGATGACGACATTATCATGGATGGTTCACTTGAAAAGACTTCAAAGATTGGTAAGATTCTCAAGAACACCGCAAGTGCCGTAGGAAAATACAGTCAAGATGACATGGCACGAGCAGTAGGTAAATACCTTGACAGCCGAACAGTTATTGATACTGGCCAAGGTCGCCGTAAAACTCATGTAGCCCTTTCATCACAAGTTAGAAGACTTACTAAGAATCTTTCCGATGTATTCGGGTTTGATGACCCACGCCAATTGGAAACTTTCATGGCCGCTTGGTTAATGAAGGATTCAACTTGCCGACTATCCGGTATTCCGGGAACAGGTAAGACAACCGTTATTGAGAGTGCGGCTATTCTTATGGCCAACTCATACGGTTACTCTAATACTCCACGCTATGTCGGTGGTAATAATACTACTAACCTTTACATGGCGGGACAAGATTACGAAGTTTATCTTAACAGCGATACTGAACTTCGCCGTGAGTGGGACGATTGGCGGTTCTCCGCTTGGAGTGCTGGTTCTTCAAAGAGTGGAGCCTACACTTTCGGCTTCCCATTCCTCCAAAAAGGCACAAGTAAGAAACCTTTGAGTCCCGAGGACTTTTCAAGAGCATTGTTCAACTGCACCGTCAAGGAAGAAGTGGACGCAGATGGCAAAGTTTTGCGAATCATTACTAAACCTTTGATGGTGAATAAAGATACTAAGACTACTGCGGCTAACATTAGTGAGCGTCAAGGAAAGGGCGGACCACTTTATTCTGTGGATTATTCCACTATTCTTTCCGGTAGCGAAGAGTTTGAAACTGATGCGGGACGCAACGAAGGTTACGCTTTCCGTGAGTGGTTGATGGAGAACTTCTATGATGCTCGGTTAGACCAAGAACGCTCCGGTATGAAGTCTATTCAATCCGAGATGCTAAAAGAAATAGGCATTGCTAAGATTGACTACGATAAGAGGGCTGATGAGGTTCTTTATGGTATGGAAATCCAGCAAATCACTACTGACATGGATGGTAAGAGTGTATCAGCGTATGCCTTTGAGCCTATTCCTCGTCCCGTAGTTACTCAACCAATCAAGTTCTTTAACGAAGCAAACCGTTCTCAATCCGGTGTTGAAGATGCAATTCTTGGTTTGATTGCTGAAAAGACCGTTGAATACCGTGGTAAAACTTTTGATTCGCCGTCTTTCGTGGCTTGGATGGATACTAACCCTCACCAAAAAGGAAACGACCTTGCATTTATTGACCGTATTGATACGGAACTGTTCTTTACTACTATTACTCTTGGTGAGCGATATGCACAACTAAATGAAAGATACCGTGCAAAAGGCGGGCAAGCCCCACAACAATTGTTGGTTGGTCGTATTACTAATGATAATAATTCCGATGAGGCAATTAAGCCTTACAGATTTAACGACCTTGATAATGTTTGGGAGTTCGTAGGAACTATGCCGTTTGCACCTCCGGCAGCGGAAGGTGTGTATGATGGATTGCGAGATATTGCTATGCTGTCCGTTCTCTTCACTCAAAGATATTTTATTCGTGAGGATAAAACTTCTGTCCTTGGAGATGGAAACCTTGAGCACACCCTTTATAGTGCAAGTGATATTCACCAATCACCATTGATGGATATTTCTAAGGCTTCTAACGATATGCTTTTGAAAGACCCTCAAGAAACTTTCGCTACCCGATTTGGTAATAAGGAAGATGGAACCGGATTCCAAGCCCCAGCATTGTTCCGCCGTGTTCTCGGTTTCCGTTTCACTAACTCATTAGTTAAACTATCTCGTGCCTTCGCATTCTTGCGTGGTAAAGACTATGTAAGCCGTCAAGAAATCCTTGATGCCCTACCTTATGTTATCGGTCATCGTCTTGGACCGGCCCGTGCTGGTGAGGACTCCGAAGGAAGAACCAATGGTTTAGTTTCTAACAAAGCATTCGGAACTCTTCTTAATGAACAGGAGATGATTCGTGAGTTCGTAGTTCACGGATATTTGTTAGCAGATACACCTTCACTTCTTGGAGATGTGACCCCAAGAGCAGGTGGCACTAATCAAACTATGATGGATGCTTGGGACGCTTTCTTTTCACGATGTCAAGAAAGTTTGAAGTCTTCCACAAACTTTGTGGATTTTGAGGCTAATGTGCTATCACCAGTCAAGAATGAATTGATTAGCGGGGACGGAGCAGTTATTAGCGGTTATACCCCAGTTCATTGGCATTTGGCCTCTATGATTGTTGAGAATGAGCGTAAAGGTGTAACTGTAAATGCAGATTATGGAGTTCATGGTAACTATCGTAAAATGTATGAAAACTATTTGCGTCTAATGGACCGCCCTACTGATGCTGATGTGAGCACCTCGGCCGCTCTCACCCAAGATTACTCTATATGGGACTACTATGACCTGCGTGGAACCATTGCTCGTGAACCACATCTATTTACAGATGACCGTTGCCGATTGCTGGCTCTTGTTGAATCCCGTATCAACACAATTGCGAAGGGTCCCTACTCTAATGTGGACGCTCCACCACAACAGGCGAGCCGTATTGCGTTAGCAACTGCGACTCAATTCCCTAACACCGGTAATGCGTTCCGCATTGAACCTAACCCACTCAAACTTACTCTTAGAACTTATGGAGATGCACTCGGGGCTTACGGTTACCTAATCAGCCAAGGAAACAACAACATTGACCCACAATCCATTGATGTCAAGTCAGCGAAGTTTAACCTTAATGTAGCCAATTGGTCCGACCAAACAATGGTCTTAACTGATTACTACCCATTCAACTTTACTGATGTTTCAGCGAATCCAACTAAGGCAGACTTACAACGAAGTCAAATGTTCCAACAATTGAATGCTTTAGAAGATAGTTTCGGTCCAATGACCGGTCAAGGAATGAGATTCTTTGGTGATGATGAACAAGCCTACCAAAACATTGGTGACTTGTCTGTATTTTTAGCCCAAGTTCAGCAAACTATTGTCAATGCTATGGGTGGGGACTCACTCGCTATTGCAGAAATCCAAAATGGAACTTTGATGGCTTGCTTTGAATTAGACCACGCACCTAACAGCCTTGGTGCAGCGGAACTGATTAAGAGAGGAGTTTTGAGTCAAGATAATGATAGTCTGCGTCTATGGCTAAAATTAAGACCAATTGGTGACTTTACACAAGAGTCCACAGCCGCAGCATTTATGTTCACTATCGGTATCAGCAGTAACTTATTGATTGGCAACAGTTATGAGAACAATAAGGGAGTCATCACAGAAACTATTGGAAGTTTAGCAGCCATTACAGACAAAGCAGTTCTAAATTACAAAAACTTTGGAGCAGCCTCAAGTGCAACCAGCACAACTGGCTGGGATGTGAAGGGTATGGCCGATGCTGGAAACATGACCGGACAGGATTTAGCGTATTATCAAATGCTTTATCGTCAAGTAATTTCCGGAGAATGAACACAAAGGTTAAAGTAGTCGCCGCCCCAACAAGATATTATGGGTGCCTACGACAAGTTATTCCACGATGGTCCGACACATCTTCCACAGGAGTTTATTGACAAATATAATTTACTACGGGAATGGTATGCTATGCCCGATATTCCTCTAAAAATTGGCCTATCACAACATGGTGCACATACAGATATGAACTCCATTGAAATGGGAATCCAAATGGTCGCCGCTTGTTTGAAGCCTAACTATCACGGTTTTTCTCCTAAAGAATTAGAAGAAGTTGCAGGTGCGGCTACATATTTCGTGTTAGCACACGAGATGGCTCACAACAATACACATCCGGGCCGAGAAGTAAAAACTTGGGAAGCCTCCGTTAAAGATGTGGATGTTGAGAATCAAGATAAGTTCCGATGGATGAACATTATTTCCGATATTTGCATTAACTATAATCTTATCAATGGTATGAATATCACACCCGGAATTACTGGTAAAGACCGTCAAGAGATTGCCGATTACATGAGGATGGGTTTAATGACCGAGATTTTCATGCGTAGGTGTCCTGTCTTGGGTGCCGCTTCCGATGTAGTGAATAAAGGTGTGAATGTCTATGGCGAAACCATAACTGACAACCGTGTATTAGATGATGCCGGAGTCCCACTTTCAATGGATGAAAACACCCCACTTTGGGTTCAATATCAAGGATATGGCCGAGGTGAGCAACTTTACCCCAGCATTGCCTATTGTGTTGAAAAGCAAATGAGTGAGCGTTGGAGAAAAGTTAGGTGTTTGAAAGGCAGCACAGCGAATGGAGTAAGGGCTGGAAACACTTACACAGTCACTAATGTTCGGACCTATGACGGCAGAATGCCCGGAAATAAAGCATTCTCCCCTTGGGAACCTATCAAAGATTATGAAGTTAATGGTAAATGGCAATCTTCACGCTACTTCCTATCCCTATGCCCCGATACCGCAGAAATCGCTCCTTGCATTTGGGAGGGAATCGGAATGGCTGACGGAACTATGAATCGTTATTGGTGGGCTTTCGTGAGTAAGAAAGAATCCCGAAGCACCAAAGGAGCAGGTTATGAGTATCTCGGAACGCAACTATTTTTATATGAGTGGGCTGGCATTTATGGGACTAATTATCCTCGTTATGCCGGTAAGAAAGGTCAAGCAGCAGCGGAGCAATGGATTGAGGATGTGTCCGAGGATATGCACCGAGTTATGATATACAGTTAGGGGGTCTTGAATACATGAGTTATATTGATAATCCTTACAATTCCGATGTTGGAAAAGCATTGCTAAAGAAAAATCTAACCAACATATTTTTGGTTGGAGAGCAGCCTAACAGTTTAGAAAGCGACTCCAAAGAAACGATGGTTTCAAACTTTAGGCAACAAACTAATTCAATAATCACAATCATGAAGCGGTTTGTGAAAGGCTACAAACAAATTAGCCTTGGTAATTCCTATGACTCGGGAATCTATGTTTGCCCCAACGAAAGTTGCGGACGAAGAGATTTCATTTATCATTGGGAGTCCGTTGATTTAGGGCTTTACAGTCCTAAAGATTGGTTAGGCACCGTGAAACCCAGCAAAGTCAATAGCGGTATCCCTAATTATGGAAAAGGTAATTACATGATTATGCACCGTGTTAGGTGTAATACAGTCACGACTTGTAATAAGTGTCATATTACTTACCAAGGTAAAGTAACAAATTGCCCCAATGTGGCCTGTAATGGTGGTTCCGAATATATGAAAACCGTAGGGTGTGGTGAAGAAGCCTGTGCTATTCACTATGTAAAAGAGAAAACTTTGATGCAAGAATACCCAACCAATGAACTAACTGCCGGAAGAGGGCAAAGTTACAACCGAGCAGTTACAACATTCCGTCATGGATTGGTGCGAGAAACAAGGGGAGAAGATGTGGCATTTGAAATTGTCCCACCTTCAATGAGGACACCAATGAGTGGACTCCCACAAGATTTAGAAAGTATTACTAATTATACACCCGTATTTAGGATGACCTATGGTGCAGAAAATAGAACCAAGGTAGTTAATTATCCAATTTCCCTCTATCGTTATGGATTCACAAGAATTAACCGAAGATTCTGCATGGGATTACCCGATGGAAGAGGTGGGAGTATGCACCAAAACTACCGCTATGACGGCCGTGTATGGCTCACAGACATGAATGGTAGGGAAACTGCCGCTTGCCCTCAATGTGGTGGAATGGAACCTCCAACAGTCATTCAAAGTAGGCAACTTTTACAACCAAGACCATTAGTAATTGAGAATCCACAACCACTTAGTCAAGCCGATGTGTTGGCGAGTCATGAAGGGCAAGTTATGTGGCAAATGTATTTGAGCGACCCATCAGACTCAAGAGAGCGTTCAAACTTTTTAGTCCCAGTTGCTCAAGCATGGAACCTTCAAAAGATTCCAACAGAAGTTACCGTTGCCGAAGTAGGTATTGGTCGTTCTTCTTGCCCTAATGATGTTGGTTTCCAAAATGCAGTCACGGATATTAAACAAGCAGAAGGTGAGAAAACAGAAAGCATTGTTGATTATTTAGCCCTACCTCGTGCAAGAGTTATAACTATCAAGGGTCAATATGAAGATGATTATAAGAAGGCTAAAGAGGATAATGCTATTCCATCTATTTTTGCTAAGAAGCCCGAAGGTTATGTCGTCTGTGTGAAATCCGAATCAGGAGATACCGTCACCGTTAGCGGAATTGAGGTTGCAGAAAATGGAAAGGCCGGATGGACTCTAAAATTGGAGAAGAAACAATTAGATTATTTCTCCAAAGGTTTAGGTGAGTCGGGTCCTAACTTTACTTATGCTGTCTGTGAAGGCCGTTCTAATGCGGCTTTCAAATGGGATGGTAAGTGGGTGGATTGTAGCCAACCCTGTGTTTCCTACCGTTCTCAAGATGGAAAAACTATGAAGAGTGCAAGACAATATCCTCGTTTTAATGAATACCCCGAATGGTATTTGGAGGGTTATGAATCCGATGAGTGGCGCAGAACCAAAGATAATTTGATACGGTCCGCACCTCCACCACCTGACCCTGCGGGATTACAAGTTGGGAAATCTTATTTATGGATGGATGAATTATCACACCTCATCATGGACCCGTTGCGATATGGGCCGATTGTGGAAGGAGCGGTTAATAATCTCATGACCTACCATACCGTTAAGTCAATTTCGGAAGAAATTAACCTTGACCTTGGCAGTAAAACTGTGATTAATGAATGCCAAACTTGTAAAAAGGCATATCAAGCGGGCGGTATTGAGAAGTCCCGACAAGCAGAAGGATTTGTTGATAAGGATGGTAAGACGAAGGCAGCATTCATTTATCCACAAGAAGTTTTTGACTTAGAAGTTAAGTATCAAGAAAAGTTTGGAATGAATATCCTTGACAAGCCAATTGCTTGGGGTGTGGAAGGTCGTGGAAAAGATATGTTGAGTAACCCATCTCAAATAAGGATTGATTAATTATGTCGTCATTTACCGAGAGAGCCAGTTGGACTGAAAATCCATTCGTATTTCAAACGCACGAACCCTTACCGCAAGGAGTTCCGATTGATATTGAAACTGTCCCTCTTCACAAAGCCCTCTATGATAAGTTAGCAAAACTTGTGATTCCTTCACCGAAGTCTAAAACGGACCCGTGGAGTGACAAAGGCCGCCGAGAATGGAGGCCGGGATATGACCCAATTACTAAGGTGGACCCAACCACAGTTGCACCGGGATTAGTTGAAGGTATGCCTCTCCAATCAAGACGCAGAAAAGAACCACAAGGAGATGGTGGAAAGGCCACCTTCTTGAATCTTATTGTGGATGTTTCCGGAAGTATGTCCTCTCCAATGGGTGGTGGGGGTCAATGTTTTGGTTATTATGATGGATTACCTCTTGGTGGGGAGGACTTAGCCCGAGTAGTTACACCACTTATGATACGAATGGCGAAACAGAATGGAGATAAGTTTCAAGTAATCCGTTTCGGTTCATCGGCTACCGTTGATTGGCCGGGACCTGCTACTGATTATGACGATGCAATCGCTTATTACACTAACTCAACTACTGCCGGTGATAGAGGACGACCATTAGCGGGGACTGAAAGTGCCACTAATACAGAAAAAGGTTTGGCCTTGACCCGCTTTGAGATGGAACGCTATCTTGAGGAAGAAAACCTTGATGTTAAAGCCGCCGTTACCATTGTCATTAGTGACGGTCATTTCTCTTATGGCTCTTGCATGAGTGATGATACTTGGCTTCGCCAGTATGGACCTGTTTTCTATGTGTTTATCGCACCCAAAGAGGGTGCTATGGCCGGAGCAGTTCAAGGAATGAGAGAGGCACTCAAGCAAACACACGGAACATTAGGGTGTAAAAATTGTGTAGTGGACTTCGCTCCAAGTGTGGGACAAGGAGGCACCGTAACCGGATTTGCAGGTGCTTTAGTGGAGATGTGTCAAGCCAATGCAGGTGAGGCAGTTGATTGTGGCTCATATAATGAGTGATAACGACAGTATTAAGTAGCGAGAGGGTCTATTCAATTCCATGACTACCGGAGGTTCTAAATCGGGAGAGATTGTATTAGGTGAGAACCTATCGTTTCCAGCGTATGGTGAAAAATCACTTTCTTCGCAAGTTGTTTTCGTAACTGGTAAGCGTGGTAGTGGTAAGTCTTGGACTTCCGGAGTGATGATGGAAGAGATGGAACGCTGTGATTTGCAGTTCGTTTGTTTTGATACATTAGGAGCACATAAAGGTTTGGAACAATTACCAAATGTTGAAATGATTACTCCTCGTGACGATGAAACTTTGGATATGCAAGGAATAGTGGATAAAGTAGCCAACAGTAACAAAAGTTTGGTCCTTAACCTAACTGGTTGCGGTCTTCCGAAACAACAACTCCTTATCGCAGACTATTGTGAAGCACTCATTGATACTAAAATTGGCCACAATCATGGCAAAACTTTGATGACTGTTTTTGAAGAATGTCAAGATTATGTTCCTCAACAGGGCAAGCCAGTTTCCCACAACGCTATTGTGAGGTTGTGCAAACTTGGTCGTGGATTGGGTTATGGATGCACACTTGTTACTCAAAGACCGGCTTCATGTAGTAAGGAAGCCGTTTCTCAAGCAGCCATTTATCTAACACACAATGTAATTAACTCTCGGGATTTGAAAGCCTTGGAAGACCAACTAAGTTTTGGAACAGACAAAGATAGGATTAAGAGAATCCTTCAAGGAGTTACTGCGGCACAAAAAGGTGAGTGTGTTGCTTTCGCCCCCGAGTTCTTCCGTAACTCCGGTTACATACGAATCTCAAAAATTAGAGGTGACCGCCGAACAAAACATTCGGGTGGTAACATATCAGCCGCACCAGTAAGCAGTCTATCCAATTCCGAGAACACAAATAGTGGAGGTTCAGCATATAGCCCATCCACCAGTAGCGGAAGTATGTCCTACCCTTCCAACATGAAACCACTTACTTCATTCGGAACTGATTGGAGTTCAGCCGAGAATGCACTCCCCAACTCTCCAACTAATCCCTACGCATCCAGCGACATGGGTGCTGACACCTTCAAAACTGAAACCGAAGAACCGCCAGTAGTTTGGCTGCCTCCGGTGGATTACGATGCTCCAATAGGAGTGCAAGAAGAGATGGCTGCCGAAGATGGTTCACCATTTGGTGGTGCCGGACCTATCGTGGGAATGGTAATCGCTTTGGGTATGGCCGCAGGTGGATTCGTTCTCATCAAAGGTCTAAGCGATTAAATAGGTTCTCGCCTTCTATTACCTCATGACAGTAGCGTATAGCAACTCTCAAGCCCGCTATACGGCGGGAGATTGGGTCTATACAGAACACCCTACTCAAGTTTGGTATAAGCGAGATTCCCAAATGATTGAAGCCCACATCCCTATGCTGGATTATCAAATGTGGGACCACGCCTTCTTGACTAAACATGGTGTTACTAAAGAGGAAGCACGAAAAAACATGAGTGCCAACAATAAAGATAAAATCTTCATAGTATTGCGACCTACTACCCGAAAGCAAGGCAAGAAAAGGGTCAAGGTCTTGAATCCATACGATGGTAAAACAAAAGCAATTTTCCACGAACAGATTAAGGGAAGGCTGACAGTTAATTTCGCCGTGACCGATATTGAGCGTTGGCTCCTTTTAGATAAAGTAGGCACCCTTGGTTCAACTGATGATTCCGATTTGGAACTTGACTACGACATAGAAACTTTGGAGTCGGAATCCAATTTCGTGTGGCCCACAGATGAAGATAATAATTCCATTCGTTTGAAGAAGAGTAGTTATTTCGGAGCCGCTTGTATCATGTGTCCTCGTAACGCTTACACCGACCTCGGAATGAAGTTACGAGCCGAGGGAGCACACATTAGCGGAACTGCCAACCAAAACAAAGAAACCGAAGATTTGATAAAAACTTTGATGCAATCATTAGGGATGGATGGGAGTAATAGAAACAACGGCCACACCGTTTATCCAAATCAAGTTCATTTAGTTACTGGTGTCCCGCACTTTAATAAGAACATGACGAAAATGTATAATTCAAAACCAAGTGTTGGTTGCGTGGTTAAAGTGGAGAATAATACTTTGGCTTATGACTTAGCCAGCCTTTACAATAAACAGGCACCCGAGGAATTAAAGACTAAATCAGTTCAAGAAAATGATTATCAATACTTCTATGTCCCCTTTCAAAATATGCAACATAACTTCACGATTCAGCAACCTACATACCGCCCAATGGGTCTGTTTGGTAACTATCCCGAAAGAGGAGCAGCACACCTCCTTAATGCTCTATGAGTGGGGAGTCTTTAAGTATCGGAACAACTAACTTAACTTCATGCGTATCACCGATAGACGCTCTATGAGCCGTAACCTACCGCCTTCGCCCAATATGCCAGCGTTGCCGACAATTAATATCGCACGAGATACTCTTCCAGCATATAACGCTGAAGGACAAGGACTCGTGGCTGCTGGACCAAGACCAGCACCTCCGGTTATGCCAAGAGCACCTCAACTTAATATCCCACAGGGAAAATCACATTCACTTGCAGACTTCGCTGCTGGACTGGGTGCAGGGCAAGGATTTGTCCCTAACACACCACTACCTGCGGCACCTCAAGTTAAAATGCCATCTCTTAGATTAGATGCAGATTACGCAACTCGTGACCGTGACCTATCTCGTTATAACCTACGAAACCAAGGCGTTTCACCTGCGGGTCAATACAACCGTCCATCTCACACACTTGAGATTTACGGACAGGGTAGGACTCTTGATGTTTCCCACATTAACAGAATGGGAACACCTATGGGAACTGGTGCAGGGGCTATGAATCATGGACCAGCACATAACTTTGGTGGCGACCCAAGAATGGATGCTGAAATGGCTTCCATCCGTCCAACCGCCGCACAAATGGATATTTCAACTGCTATGAAGGGTCAAAGGGACCGTAAGATGGCGGAGTTCGTTCAAGCAAACAAGAACCAACCAATTGGTATCAGCGGATTTGACCGCCGAATCAAAGGACTACGAAGGGCAGAATCTAAAGCAATCCCGATTCACAACCACCCAATCATCCCAAGGGCAGTTATGCCGTCTGCACCTAAAGTCGGTCATCTTCTAAGCCCTGCTAAGAAAATGAACCTTGAAGCACAATACATTGCACCTCCAATCCGTAACGGCGACATGGGAGGCACATTTGCTTCCATGAGCACTATTTCCGGAAACATTGGTATGTCACCGGGCCGAGCATTCGGCGCAGAAGCACACTTGTTTAGGTGAATAGATACCAAGAGTTTAAGTAGCAGCGACTCATACTATTAAGTATGGCAGATGCAAAGATTATTGATACTACTAAGGGCATCAACGCACCTTCGTTCAAATCTTATGATGTGGACGCACAAGGAAATACTGAAATAGAGTCTTGGACTCCACCATCTCGTAGGCACGGTATGAAGCGTGTCATGGAGAGAGTTAAGCGTGGAGCCGATGGAGCCGGAATCTTGTTTGAGTATTCCATTGATGATGAAGATATTGTTACTTACACCGAAAAAGACTATAAAGCCCTACCCGACAAACAAAAAGAAGGTTTAATCTTTGACGACTCTATGAAACTTTGGTATCGTGTTGAATGTGGTGTCTATCTAAAGTTCGGACCCTTCCAAAAGAAAGGTTGGAAAGTTTTGGCTCGTTTAGAACCAATGAACGAAACTACGGAAAAAGATAGGAAGTGGAGAGCCATTAAGGTGTTACCATTTCCCGGAGTTCCCGACTCGGACATTTACCCTTACCTTCCCAAAGCCGCTCACGATGCCAGCCGGTGTGACGCTTGTGGAAACATTCGTTATCGTGTTGATACCTACCTGTTAGTAAGTCCTAAAGGTAAGCATGAAATTGTAGGAACAACTTGTCTGCAAGGCTATACTGGTTTAGACCCCGATACTTTGTTATCATTATATGCCGCCCTTGACCCAACCAATCGTTATAGGGCTGGTAAGAGTGCATCTCCAAGAAATCTCAAAGTAGCCAACAAAGACTTTACTCAATTTTTACTGTTAGTATCACGCTGGGTTGAGGAACGAGGCTACAACAAATATGCACCCGGAGTTACACCTACGACTCGCCGAAGTTATTATGGTCGCTCCTATTCTTCCGGAACTCAATTAGGTGAGTTCTTATTCCAAGGTTTCGTGCTTCCCCAAGGTATGGACCTTGAAGTTACCAATGTTAGTGCAGCAAGGATGCAAAAGTTTGCTGATGAGTTCAAAGCAGTTGGCAAACAATACAAGAGCACCGGAGCAGACTCTTATGTTTTGAGTGGCCCTCTCTTTGTTTCGGAAGGAAATGTGCCTTACAAAATTGCCGATGCTACGGATAAAGATGTAGTATCACTACATACCGAAATGATGAATTATGTAAGGAATCTAACCCCTGCTAACTCTTACCAAGTCAGCATTAAATCTTTGTTCACTACCGGAGAAGTTACTCGTAAAGTTTCCGGACTGGCAGCCAGCGTTTATCAAGCACTCCAAAACTTTAAGAATCCTCCACCACCACCTCCAACAAAGCCAAAGCCTTCCACACAAGGTCAGTATTACAATAGACAGAAGCCAAGTGCTCCTACTGCCCCACCACACCCTACTTGTTTTGGTAATGTTGGCTCTATTGAAATACTTACTATTAAAGTAACTAATAACCGCAACATGACCTCTCAAGCAGGGAACAATTTCAATCTCATGAAAGGCGAAGTCATTAATCAAGGCAATAAGAAAGTTACATGGTTTGAAAGCCCCGGAACTCCGGTGGCTAATACCAATGTAGGTCAAATCATTAGCGTTGAGGCAAGTATCAAAGGACATTCACAATACAAAGGAGTTTGGTCCACCACACTATCGGGCGTAACTCTTGTTCCACAAGGCACTACCAGTTCAGTAACATATCTTGGAAGTCCCGGAACTATCATTAGTGAAAGAGTAAAAGTTATGAGTAGTAAGCCAGCCACTTATGGAGGTAAAGAAGTTCGTATGGAAACTCCAAGTGGAAAAAGGTTGATTGCTTATGATTCGCACTCGCAACTGCAACTCGCAAATCCCGGAGAAGTTTGGGAAATTACTGCCAAGGTCAAGAAACACAGTCGTGGAATGACCCAAATATACTACATCAGTTCGGCCACGAAGGTTTAAGTAGGTTATCACCGCAATTAGGGGATATGGTGAAAGCCACAATAGCCAATGAAAATACCGTTTTCAGCGTCTATGACACAATAATAAACGAAACTGCTGTGGAAGTCAGTAGTGTTAGGGTCAGCGACATATTTCCCCTTGGGGTAATACGCTTCTTATCCGGACATAAATAAACTCCCGCTATTAAAGGACGGAAAATAATTCGGTTAGCATCAAGCATAGACGGATAACGAAAAGGTTACGAACCGTAAGTTATTGCTCTTGACCTCCGCCGGAACCCCCCTTCACTATATTCTTCGGTGCCTTTAAGTAGCGAAACGGAGAATGTTCTCCTATGCACAAACTCAAGGCCGAGGCCCTTGCTCGTAGTCAATGCGAAAAAGGTGTAGCCGTTTATTTGGCTCAACAGCATGGTAAGCACCGAAATAAGTCGGTAGCATACGGACTTCTTGGCGGATTAGCCGGAAGTGTAATTCTCATGGTTTGGGGTCAAATCCCCAAAGGCCCTATGGCATTCATTCCATTAGTTGTTGGACTTGTCGGTGGTATGGCTACTGGTCTTGCTACTCAAGATAATAACGATGCCGCACGAGAAATGACATTTGAGGATGTTTGTTCCCAATACGATGAGGAAGACGAGTTAGCGGAAGATGATGTGGAAGAGGATGAAGAAGACGGCGGTAATGAGTGAGTCTTTAAGTAGCGAAAAGGGGAATGGATATACCATGAAGATGACGCATCAAGTAGGAATGGCATTCGTAATCGGATTCGCCGGATATTTCGTGGCTACCAAGGTAAGAGATACTATGGGAGCAGAAGGAGTTGCGACAACCGACCCGTTCCAGCAAGAAATGTTTGACAGCCTACCCCCTATGCCTTTGGCTAATGAAGTCATAGATAATATGATGCTCCGTGAAGATACGAACGAAGCGTTACTTGCTCAAAATGCTCCAATGATTGCACCACCGGAGTTAAACATGGTGAATCTTCTTGCAGCGATTAAGGGTGCAAATAACCTGCCATCACCTGCAACCGTAAAAGTTTGAGGTGAATAAAATGGATAAGTTTAGTAAAACATTTCTTATGGGCGCATCTGCCGCTATCCTTATAGTCGGTTTTCGTATGTTTCGTGGTGAAGAAATGACCCCACGAGCCGGTATGACTGAAACAGTTACCAAAGAAGCATCCGGATGTGGTTGTAGTGGTGGCTATGAAAATCAAGAAGTTCAAAACGCTCAAGATGGCGGAGTAACATTCAAATCGGAGTATTCTTTAGAATATATCAATCCTGAACCAGTTTCCGGTGCCAACGATGTTCACGGTGCAGAAAACACCGGATTCGTTAGTAGGGGACAAACTTCCACTTCACACGGCCGTGGCTTTGCTTCGGACACCGTGGCAACTAAACAAATGGCCAGCATTATGGAAGGTGCCAGCCCCACATTAGCACCCGGACAACGCTATGTTCCTAATGCTACTATGAATGTTGGAACTGATTGTCGCATCGGCCATGCTTACAATGACCTTTGCCCTCAATGTAGTGGACCCGGAGGCAAGAGTGCCTCTATCCCAGTCCGTGTGCCACCACCATATAATCCAACAAGTTACCAAACTTTATCCGGATTAGTTCATGACCGTCCAATTTCTCCCGACAGCCCACAAGGTAGCGGAACTGGTGGCGGTTATTCGGGCGACATGATGAGTATGGCTGGTATGCCATACGATAATGCTAACGATTTCTTACCGGAATATAGGTTCCCTTGGCCTTGGAGTCCGGCATACAACCCAGTTTCACCGGGCCGACAAGATGATTATAGAATGATTAGGACCTACTAAGGGGAGAAGATATTATGGCACGAAGTAACTACCAAAACGCATACATCTCACGAGATACTAACGGACGCTTTGGAGCAGACTTCGGAGATGCAAGATTCTTCAGCGCATCCACAGCCGAAAAACCTTTGTTGGCTTTAGACGGTGGTATCACAATGGATGCTAATGCTTTTCGTGACGACATCCCTTCACTATCTCACACACCCGAAGAATTGGGAATGAAACTTGAAGGAACTCCTTTTGAGAAGTCAGCCACTCCACCCCAAGCAGTTGGAACTCCGGCAGAAATGAAAGCCGACCCTCCGATTGGCGGTTACCCACTAACTCACGATGTCAATTCTTATCCACTCAATGACCGAAGCCATTTCGCAGCAGATGGGGTCTTGAATACTATGAACCAAAAAATTATGAATGGTGTAAGTCAGTATTGGGGCATGGGATTAGTCATTGCATCTCTTGTTGGTGTTGGATTCTATTTAGGCCGCAAGAAGTAACAAAGCGAGCCTTAATATAGGAGAAAGCCATAACTTAAGTTATGACAGACAGTATCAACCCTAAAGATTATTTTTTCAATCCTAACGATGTTATTTGGCAGTCCAGTAATTATTACAAAAGGGACACCAATGGCAACATACGAGTATGGTGTGTTTGGGTATCTAAAGTTCCCGGCAGTTTGAATCCCGAAAATATCGTTGCTGGAAAGGACAAACTTTTCATCCAATCCGCACAAGGAGTTATTGGTGGGACTATCTCATTACATCAAGCGACTACGATTACAGATGCACGAAGTAAAAACACTTTGAAAGAGCAAGCCATATTTGATGCCGCATCTAAAGTTAAGGATAAAGTCAAGGGTGGATATTTGGATGATATGGAAAAATCCAAAACTTATGTTAAAGTCCGTCCAATGGGTGCAAATCATTTCAAAGACCGAGGCCACAATATCACCTTCCCTGCCGCTATTCAAAGAAAATATGATGGAGTCCGAGTTTTAATTCGTAAAGATGGCAATAAAGTTACCCTTACTTCAAGAGGTGGCGAAGGTTATAATGGATTTACCAAAATTGAAAATGCAGTTAAGCGAATGAATCTTCCCGATGGATTCGTTCTTGATGGGGAGTTATATGCACACGGAAAAGCCCTGCAATCCATAGGTGGAATTGCACGGAAAGGTATGAGTGAATCTTGGGATAAGATGACTGATAAACAGAAAGAAGCCGCATCGGAGAAAAAGAATGAATTATATGTCCGAGTGTATGACGGTATTAATACCAAAGATTTAGACGAAAACTTCTTTACCCGATACAATAAGGCTATGAAAATTATAAAGGGAAATCCTTATCTCAAAAAGGTGGAAACCTATATTGTTGCAGATTCGGATGCTGGATGGGAAAGACAATCCCAGTTTATTGACGAAGGATATGAGGGAGCCATGATAAGGAATCTCAAATCACCTTACAAGTTTGGACCTTCTAAATCTAATGATTTACTCAAATTGAAAAACTTTGAAGATAGTGAGTTCAAGATTGTCGGAGCGTGGGATGCCGGAGGTGGCCATTCCGGAGCCATTATGTGGGTTTGTGAAACTACGGATGATGACGGGAACAAAGTGGAGTTCAATGTAACTCCAATGGGAACAATTGATTCTCGCCGTGCCTTATACGAAGAATATAAAAAAGACCCAACCCAATTCATCGGCAAGGACATGACAGTTCGTTACATGGGCCTCAATCCCAAGACTAACATTCCTAATATCGCCAAAGGCGTGGCTATTCGGGACTACGAGTAACCCATTAAATAGTCGGGACGAGTAATCATCTCTATGAGGGCTTGGCAAGTCAATGACCGTGTAAGTAGCATTGCTACAAGTTATCCAGTTCCCGGCCGCATCATTAGAATAGGTTTTGAGAACATTGAAGTTCGTTGGCCCGATGGGTCTTGGAGCCGTGAAAGACCTCAAGATTTAATTTTTGGTGGGCGTGATGAAGACCCTGTGACACCTATGGGTTCTAATATACCAGTTGTAAATCCAACACCGAATCAAGGATGGGGAAGGATTCTCCCATCATTCAATGCAGAAAGTTTCGCTGCACAAGGAATGCCTAACTTTTCAAAACCTCTTAATCCGGAATCACGGACAAGAGAAAACTATGCTCAAAATAGTTTGACCGGAGTTATTACTCCTACTGTGGAAGTGCTACCTCAACCTTGGGGTAGTGGCAGTTTTACCTCACTACTGGTTCCTACCCGTAGCGGAACAGTCCGTCAAAACAATGTTCCCAATTCTTTGGTTGAAAACTTCCCAACATACGAGCGTATGTATAGACAGTCCCGACAACCCGGAGCAGCCATTCCTATGATTGCGAAGGGGGTAATCTTTTGAGTCAATATCAAGAAGCCCAACAAGCACTAATGGAACTTGGAATTAATTTAGTTAATGCAAGACCTATTCCACCACATTGGAAAACTTTGGATACTGAAGTTATAGGACCCTACCAAATTACATGGGCTGTGGCTCCCGAGTTTTATACAGGTTACGAAAAAGGAGAAGGCCAACAAGTAGTGGGAGGCTTCGGTGCCGCCGGGATTAATAAGTTCGGAATTGAAATTGAAGTTCGCACAGCACAAAACTTTGGAACAGATAGAGTGTTGGAAGACGCTCCGTTTGAAAGACAGGAGGCCCTGTATCAAGAAGTTCTCAAAACTTTGGAACGCTTGGCGTATCCCCCAGATTCATACAAGTTGGTGGGAACTACTATTGTGGAAAGTCCCTTAGCACCTACGGGCCGAGATTGGAAAGTTGGGGATGTTGTAAATGTTAGCCGACCTACACACGATGGCGGAGCATTCACATTAGGAATAGTTACCCGTATTTACCCTACCACGCTGGAAGTTACATGGCCACCGGATGAAATGCACCCTCGTGCATGGACTACAACCGAGGAGAAAAAACACATGATTCTTGTTCGTAACAATCCGGAATGGAGAAATAAGGTTAATACTTGGTATGGTCGCAAAGAATATGCCGCCGAGGGGAAACCGCCTTCTTGGACTCAATTAGTTAAGATGGATAAAGAATTACTACCTCGTCAATCACCTTTACCCTACTCTAAGGACACGACTCATGAACGCAATCAACAATTGAAAGTCATTGAAGTAGCCTTAGAGCCATTCAAAATACATGAAGGAAGTGAGTTAGTAAATTGGAATCCTACCGATTTAGCAGGGAGTAGGGCCATAGAAGGCTACGCCCCATACACAGGAGTGTTTCCCCGAAGTCTTTAAGTATCGGTGGAGTGAATGTTTCAGTATGCAGATGCCTTCATGGATTCTTGGACTTACTGCTGGGCTACTTGTAGGCTATGCAGCAAAGAAGTCGGGCCTTACAGAAAAGTTTGGTGCTGATATGGGAATCTCCGAGCAACCATATATGACTCGTAACATGACTCCCGCAGATTATGAAGAGGCTTATGTGGAATCTTCCGGTGCTACCGCAGATATTATTCCAGTCGTTATGTCGGATGAGTTCGTGGGAAGTTACATGGGTAAAGAATTACTGGACCTACAAATGACTACTAACTGTTTCAATGACGACCCTTGGGGTGGACCAATTACTGATGTGCAAGCATACTGGGAGAACCCGTATGCACCTAAAGATTGCCCTACCTGTGATGGAACCCCAATAGGCCCTAACCTTGACGGTTCAACAATGTGAGATGATTAAAATGGAAATGAAAGACTTCTTAGGAATTGGATTAGGAATTGGCGCAGTATTACTTATTTTTACTTCTGCTAAAAAATCGGGATTCGCCGCAGAAAGCCCCGGACAAGGAACTGGATTCAGTAATGTTGTTTCCGAAAGCGGGCAACACGCATCATCTCAAAATGCAAACTCTCATGTTGCTCAATATAAGACAACTGCCGCTGGTTATGATGTAATCGGTTTAAGTCCGGACGCACCTTCTTCAACTTTGAAGCCATGCTGCCGAGTCCCAGTTAATGCAATCAACCCATTAATTCCGCTAATACCGGACGCTCCATTCAAGACTGTTGAAACTTCCAATGGCGGTAATCGCTATGGAAGTCTAACTCGTAATTCGGATGATGATACGGTAATGGGAAGATTTGGCCAACTATCACTCCCACCGGGCCTTAATGACGGTTATACTGATGGTTCAAGAACAATGACACTTGCTGAATGGCGACAAAACCACGACCTTCAAGGAGTATCGGACACATCATACATGGCACGGTCTATGAGTGGTGGCGGAAACACAATGTTACGCCGAGTTTGATATGGAGTGAAAGGTAATGACAGACGCAGTTTGGATAGTAACTGATAACTATTTTAGTATGGACCCCGATGCGGGCCGAAATACTCAACGACCCGGACCCATTTATAATGCTCCGTGGATGATTCCAGCATCTCAATATGCTAAACTTTCCACAGATGATAAAAAGAAGTTCCTCAAGTTACAATGGCTATTCATTGACGGTGAGAAAGATTCAACCGGCCGTGAAGTGTATCTAATTGATATTGAAGGTGATGTTTGCGAGATTTACGCTTACGAAGGTTCGGACGACATTGTTTCGGAGTTTGAAGTAGGACCCGGAAATGAATACTTAAACTATTATGGAGTTAGCGATTTTTTGACTACATGGAAGGAAATGAAAGAAGAAGTAGGAAGTGCACTCGTAAGTGGAGAACCACCTAATGGAACATTTACTATTGAAAAGTTTGTAACTGATAATCAAGAATTGAAAGACCTTTGGGCCGCTCTCAAAAAATCAGAACGAGAAATGGGTGAACCTAAGAATGCAGAAACAAACTTTTCCGCAGAAGGTGTGGAATACAAGTTTGCACTTATCGCTAAATATCCCGATACGGATGTAAGCGAGGCTACATGGGAGAAGATTCCGGAAGGAATGGACGCTATTGACAAAACTCATGTTACTCTTGTGGGTGGTCAAGCCCTCAAAGGATTCAAACAAGAATTAAAAGAAGGCACTAAATCAATTATCGCTGGAATGCCCGAACCCCCTAAGCCCGAATTGGGACGCACAGGTGTAGCATATCGTGAAGGGAATGATGGTGAAGTTCGTGAAACATATTTTATGGAAATTGGTAATCAAGAAGATTATCAAGATTACGCCGACAAACTTTGTGACGCACTTGGTATAGCCAATCCCGAACCGGATAGATTCTTCCACATTAGTATTGCTAACAATCATGGTGGAAATCCTTTCAAAAGTGTTGGAGATATTTCTGAATCCGACCTACACGGCTTTGCCGCAGAAGATGTTCCGCTGGGATACCATGCAACCCTCGCCGCAGATGGAGAAACAATTGTGGTTGAACCCGATGCTTGGTTGGCTGAAACTTTTGGATTAGCCGCTCCCGCCGATGCGTATGCCTTTGCCTTTGGTGAGGGATATAGAGATGGGAGAGAAAACAAACCTTATCAACCAATTTTGAAGCCAAGAGATAGAGATTTATTTCGTGATTCGTTCAAACTTAAACCCGATACTCGCCGAACTGTCTAAAGTTAAGTTCCAAATGATTAAATAGGAGAAGCCTCCTACGATTACACATGACACAAGTAACTGCAATCAATACTCGTCAAGTAAAGAAAATTGACGGCCACACTATCTTTAATATCGTTAAAACGATGACAGGAGAACCGGCCGATGAAATTATGAGAGTAATTCCTCCAAAAATGGTTCCTATGATTGGGAAAAATGACCCACAAACCACAAGATGGCATTCACATAATACCCATCTCCGTGTTAGTTGGGATAGCGACCAACAAGTTTCATGGGGTAATGCACTCAAGCATTTGAATGAGTGGAAGCGAAAAGCAGGTGATTATAATGACATCCTTCTTAAAGTAGGGAATAAGCAAGCCCCACCTTTACCGAAGATATTTACCGATTGGGTCAAAAATAATCAACCCATACCTTGGACTCAAAGGGAACGGGACACATCAGCCCACGAAATTATGGTAAATGTTCTCGTTTCCAATGCTTCTTGGAATGTTAGAAGCACCGAAAAAACAAGATTGAGAGGCTTGTCTAACAAAAAGTTAGAACAGGCACTCTTTGATGTTGCATCAACTCCTCTTAATAATGCTCCTTGGTCGTGGAGAAATCTGACTACCTCCAAACAACGCAAAGAACAATTGGCTAAGTTAGTAGCCAAAGAGGAAGCCGGAGCGGTTCATAAAAACTTACTAAAGGCTTGGAGAGATTCACCCGAAGCCATGAGTAAAGAGATGCTCATGTATGTTGGAGGCAATTCACCCCAATACATGATGAGTTGGATTATTGCCAATACCTATCAACAAGCCAACCCCTTAGTAAAGAATATAGCCTCCAAAGAAGGCTCCTATCAATACCGAGTATGGCGACTTAATGAAAGATATTACCCCAGTATGAATGCGAATGATACCTTACCAAAGACTACTATGAATTGGCCTCGTTATACCTCGGACCCTAAGATTCTGCAAGTATTTACTTTACCGGAAATCATGAAAAGCCTCAAAAGCACATTCAGCAGTAAGCAAAATATCATGGCCAATCAACAACAATTAGCCTTTGTTAAATGGAAGGCTCAAGCAGAAAAGAGTAGGGATTCCCTATTTCAAGGCAACTTTGAATGGACTATGAACAAGATATTAGACAATGGTTTAGATTACTACAATGAAAATAATATGAATAATTCCTACACATGGTATCCCGATTATAACAATCAAAATTACAATAACCGGAAGTTGGTTAAAGTGGACCCTAAAGACCAAATACTCTTGAGTTGGCCATTTATTGAAAAGAAGATAGGGGCTAAGAAATTGAAATCCATAATTGATAAGCGTGAAGTGGCAGCCAAACTAAGATATGATGCAATAACTAAGGAGGCCAAAGACCACTATGATAGAATCACAGCAGATATTCAAGCCGCAAGAACCGCCTCCACTATGAAAGGCAAGGCCACCAAGAAATAAGGGGAGAAGTTAGGGTCTTGAACCCATGATAGGTTCAACCTCTCAAAGACTCATCATTAAATAGTCGGCGAGTGCAAGTTTAGACTATGAGTGATGCTGATACTGGCCTGTCGCCCGAATTGAAGGCACTTATGTCGGAAGTCGGAGATGAACCGGAAGACGAACCCGTTATTGAAGAACCTACTATGTCGGAAGATAATGTGGAAACTTTGCCGAATGCAGGTGAACATGGAAACTTAGACGCACCACACCTACTGGAACCAAGTGGAATTGACCCTATGGAAGAAGGTGGTCCAATGAGTGAACCAGTCCCAGCACCATACATGGAGAGTCCTAACGACTATAACTTTGAAGTTTCAATGGCCGAAGACCGAGTGGATATTGCAGCCATGCCTTTGGCTGATTATCAATCATGGTTGTTCCCACCAAAAGGTGAGGACGGACACGAAGAAGGAACCAATACTTTGGAGATGATTTGGGCTACACTCAAGGCAGCCGGATTTGATGAAGAGATTTCTAAGGTAAAGATTGCGGCTACTTTGTGGAGTCGCCGACACTATGAAGGAGAAACACCTTCCGCTGCACGACACATCGTTCAACGAGTGCCAGCCTCTAAAATTGTAAATTACCTTCCACCATCAATGGAGGTCAAGGCTCTTGAATCTCTATCTCCCGTTCCTATACAAATGGTAAAGGAAGCCGAGCAGAAAACTAACTGGATGCCAATTGCGGTTGCGTCCGGAGTGGCTCTCCTATTACCAATTATAGCAAATATGAAAAGAAGTGATTAAGATGGACCGGAATAAATTAATTGGTATAGCGGCAATAGGTGGCGGACTGATATGGTATATGAACAGCCAAAGTTCAGCAAGCACATTACCGGCAGCAACTACACCAGCAGCAACTACGACAACTACAACAACAACTGACAATACTGACGACACTTCAACCACAGAAACAACTGATGGTGACGATTCTTCAAATGTAGGCCCTTGTAATTGCGATAAATATCGTGAAGAACATCATGCCGAGAAAAAGGTTTGGTTTAACAGCCAAAAGAAAAAGGAGTTTAGCAACGCAGCATATAAGCCTAAAGGAATTAAGATGGAAGATTTTGAAACTAATCAAGAACAATACTTCGTCAATCAAGAAGTGGAGTGGGAATTAGATTTATCCGTCTATAACACCAGCAAGGCTAACTGTGGTGAATATGGAGCATCAAAAGGCTATGTTGATAAGAAATGTTGGCTTCCACCTTACGCTGATGGCGGAGCCGGTGGTGGTGATGGTGGTTTGTCATGGACCGTTGTTTGGACTGACCCTCAAGGGCAGACTTATGCAGACGATAGTGGAGTTATGACCGTGGCCGGAGGTCAAAGCCGAGGTCCCGGAAAGACATCATGGAGTAATCTAAATGGAAAGTTCCGTATTCCTAATAATGAATCATCTTGTGGGGTATGGACTGTAAAGGTTACCTACACATACAAAAGAAATGCCGACACATCTCATTCTGTTGAATACGATGGAGATGTCTTTAGAGTCGTTCCGGAAGATTGTGGAGCCGAGGCCAGCGCAGCGGAAACATACAAGGCCGAGTTCACCCGTCCTATATTCATGCCACGAATCAGCCGACAATCATTTATGCAGTTTTGAAGGAGTCTTTAAGTAGCGAGAAGGAGTAGTGAATAACATGAACTTGGATATAGCGATTCAAAACACCCTCAAGCGTGGCCCTATGGAAAATGCTATGCACGGTGTAATGGATAATCATGGTGGTCGTTATCAACTAACTTCCTATTCTTCAAGTGCCAAAGGTGCAGAAGCAATCTTAGGAACAAAGTTAGGGACGATGACTAACAACCCGTTATCTCGTGCAACTTCAACTCGTAAAGTTAGCCAAGCAGAATCAATGGGACCTCTTTCTCAAAACATTGGTGCAGGTTATGAATTAGAGTTTAACCCTGCGGGACAAGTTTGGACCCTTTACCGTGTGGAAGAAGTTCCTAAAACAATGGGACAAAAGTTTATGGGATTCTTTGGAGGGGATTCCGGAGATACTGAAACTGTCAAAACAGTCAATATCCAAAGACAAGGGACTTATTCACTTAACCGATTCTTAGGAGTTATTGAAAACAGAAATGACTTTACTGCTGGATTCAAAAGACAAATCAGCAATCTTGTTATTCAACACGCCAACCGTGCTACCTCTAATCCCGATTTCACTACACCTCAAACTGCTAATCAAGCAGCAGGTCAAATGGTTACATCTCCGGATGTTTCATACGCCGAAAGCGTAATGACACCTTTTGGAGCAGAACTTACTTTGACCCCTGCATTGGCTAAGACCGCAAATGGGTCGCAACCGATGTCCGCTCAATCTTTTAACTCAACTAATGTTACTATACACGCACAAGGCGTTCGCCACCAAGTAGGAGGCTTTGGAGGCCCATCACATATTCCCGCACCATTGACCCGTTCCCAAATGGGAACCGTGAGAGATGCGTTGGGTAATAAGCCCAACTCACACATAACGCAAGGAGTCCGAGTTCCACGCTCGGCTTCGCTTTATAGCAACGGTAGGAGTCTTTAAGTAGCGGCGAAGGAGTAATGGATAATATGACCGACCTTGTAAGCAAGACGACAGACGGTATCACCGACCTTGTTGAATCCGGAGTTGATACACTACAAAGCAAGACCCTTTATTATGGTGTTGCTGGTGTCGCTGCGGCTGCAATCGCTGGTGGTATCTTCACAATGATGCCCTTTGACCGAATTGGTGCTGCTGGAAATATCCTACGCACCGGAACCCTCCTTGTAGGTGGAGCAGCCATAGTAGGCTGGGCCGCAACTAAGGATGCAAGCACACGAGCCTTTGGAACTACTTTTGGTTCCCTAACTGCTGGTGTTGGACTTGCTCACCTTTTGGGTTACTTTAATGTTCCCGGATTTAAGCAACTTGGCGGATGGCTAAGAAGCGGAAGTTCATCATTTGGTAGTGAGTTCATCTTACAACCTGACGGAAATGGCCGAGTTCTCGGTCAAGTCGGTGCAACATACGATACTCGCCCTATGGCAGAAACCGGAGAATTGGTTGAAGACGACCAATCATTCGTATATGCAACACAACAGATGGCTGACAGATACGCACCTCAAGAGCGTGTTCCACTTGATTCAGTAGTTGAAGGTTCCACAATGGCTGGAACAATCACTCAAAACTTTGGAGCAGAAAGCATGAGCACAGGATTCCAAGCACCAAGCGACTTAGGAATTAACGATTTCACGGCTGCTACTGATGCACTCGCAATGGGAACAATGGATAAAAGGTCCAACCCATTTGTTGCATCAATCACACCAGTCACACCTTCTTACCAACCACCAGTTTGGTATGCAGAAGATGTCCCAACAATTAGTGCGGACGCTCCTGTAACCAAGAAAGAATATGTTGGTGGCCAAGAAGATATTTGGGGAGCATACATTAGACCGGGAAGCACAGGCTTTGCCGAGTCCGAAAACCCATTCGTTCTTTCAGCGTCATACCCTTCCGCTGGTGGCTCCGGTCACGGTGTAAGTTTTGACTTCGGTGCAGAAGGAGGTTTCTAAAATGGATATGGTAAGTAAAGTTCAAGGAATGTTGATTAACGATTGGACCGTTGGTGGTGCTCTCGTTCTTGTCGGTGCTGTTCACTTTGTAGGTGGCGGACTTTCCGATATGATGGAAAAGACTTTGTTCGGTCAATCATGGCTAACAGTTGGTCGTGTCCTCTCTATAATCCCACTATCCATTGGTGTTGCTGTTCTTTCCAAGAAACTTATTGGTAAAGAAATAGACCCACTTGGAGTATCCGAGGAAGTTTGAATAAGGAGTTGAATAATATGGTAAAAGTAATAGAAGAAGTTAAAGATGTAATCGTGAGTCGCCGAGTTGTAGGTGCAGGTCTAACAATAGTTGGTCTTGCAGTTGCCGTTGGTGCTACAATGGATTCATTCACTAAACCCCTACCTTATGTTGGATTCAGCATAATGCAATTCGCAGGTGCGCTAACCCTACTAATGGGAGTCGCTATCTTGGCTGGTCGCCGATTTGACCCGCTCGGGATTCGTAAGGCGGCTTCTGCTTAAATATAAATGGTGATTAAGAATGTTTGATAAACTTTGTAATTGGATGAACGCACAAGGAACGCTCGTTGCAGTAGCAACTGTTGTAGGTGGACTTCACATGATGATGTCTGCTAACCAACCTGTCCTCGGAATGCTTGACCTACCAGTTCTAACCTTTATGGGTAAGGACATTGGAGTTCAATGGGTTCTCGGAACTTTCCTAACTGTGGCTGGCATTTGTGCTATCCGCAAGTAAGTTCGTTTAGAAGACTTAACTTTTTGAAGGTCCCTGCGTAAGCCTTAGCAAAATCGCACCCCTCGTGTGTGCGTGTAATATAAAGTAGGGATTTCAAATCATAAATGGTTTCCTTTCTAAACCGAACCCTTTAAGTAGTCAAAAAAAGATATTAATAAACAGTCGTGCAAGCCACGACAGGATATGATATAAAATGAGTATGAGAAGCCAAGTATATGAGTGGGCCAATTTAGCGCCTACGGGTAAGACTTCCACACTTCGCCGAACCACATCCGACTTGCCTGTGGAATTGCCCGCAAACCGTGAGTTAGATTTGTTTATTGGTGGATATGGAAATAACATTACCAAGCCAGCCGAAACAACAGCGACACAGTTCGTTGTAATTGAAGACATTGCGTGTTCCGCACAAGCAAATGGAAATGTCCAGATTCGTATTAATACGACTGACTACTTCCAAAACCCCGATGTAACAAATATGTTGGGAATCCCGGGACTTGCAAGCCCCTACCCTCGTGGTAGTGCTTCAACTGCAAGCGGAACCGACAATTTGCTAAAGTCCTTTGACCTATACCCAGATGTATATGTCCTACCGGGCCAAACATGGCAGATTCTTTACACCACTCGTGATGGTGTAGGTGGCGGAGCATCAACATCAACAGATGTTGTCGCAGCATTCGTTAAATACACACTTTACGATGGACCGGACGCTCTTATTGCTAACAAACTTTTGGAACTTGGTGTCACAATCAACCCAAACAATGTTGATTGGTATAAGCGTTCACTTATTGAACAGCAACAGGCTGCTGCATCTGCGGCTGCTATGGCTGCTGCACAAGGAGTTGGTGCTTAATGTCAATGCGAAGCCAAGTCTATGAATGGGACGCAACTAACTACTCATCAGCAGTAGTGGATATTGCATCCAATGTCGGACAGCAAATCTCCATCTTCGTTGGTGGATTAGGTAACAACATCACAAAGCCAGCAGAAACTTCTGCTACCGAGTTCGTTGTTATTGAAGATATTGCAGTTACTCCAACAGCATTCCTTTCATCCGGAACATCCGGCACATACCGTGGTCTAACCGTGGGAACTGCTGGAAGCGGAATGGGAGGCCCTCGTGCTTTCGTTCAAGTGAGAATCAACACAACTGATTATTTCCTTGACCCAGACAATGTGCCAAACGATGGTATCCCAGGTTCAGCAAGTCCTTACCCAAGGTCTGTGAACTTCCAACCTTCGTTCAACCTATACCCAGATGTTTATGTCCTACCGGGACAAGTTTGGGATGTATTGGTTACATGGTATAACAACACAGGATTGCCAACAGCAGCAACTCAATGTGTTAGCGGAAGCCTAAGATGCTTTACTAAATACACTCTATATGACGGGCCGGACGCTCTTATCGCTAACAAACTGTTAGAGATGGGAATAAGCATCAACCCTGGAAATGTGGATTGGTATAAGAGAAGCCTACTATCTGCACAGTAAGTGTAAGATAGAACCACCGACTACTTGACCCCTTTGGGGGCCATGAAGGAACCACATAGCCGAAAGGCTGGCTCCCGATTGGCTCCCCTTGGGAGCAACAGTTAAGTAGGAAGACGACATAGTAATGGAGCATGAGTTCCGTTACATACGATGTCATAATTCCTATTTACAAAGTTAAACCTAAATGGATAACTGAATGTTTAGATAGCGTAATCGCTCAAAAGATTCAAGATTGGCGAGTCATCATTGTTGATGGCACACCAGCCGAAGATGAATTAGCAGATGGGATTACTAATGTCTGTATGCACTATGTTAATTTGGACCCGAGATTCGTTTATTTGAAACAAGGTTCCGATGTTGAAGGTGTAGGCGGGGCAAGAAATCAAGGTATCGCTCATGGTGATGCACCTTGGGTTGCCTTTTTGGACGCTGATGATTATTGGTATGCCGACCATCTTGCTTTCATTCAAGAAGTTTTGGATGCTAAAGACACGCCTACATGGGGTGACGATGAGTTATCCGACCCTTTGGTAATTTATACTGCCGCAGATACACACATTCCAATGGAAAGTTTGAAAGGCGGTGAGGTTACTTCTTGGGAAACCACTATTGGTTATTATCCCGAGGCGTGGAGAATCCAACCGACTCATACATATTTCCGATTAATGGGAATGCCACCCATTACTTCACAAGTTGTCGTTCGCCGAGATAGGTTAGAAGCCATTAGCGGATTTGATGACCGTTTGGCTATTGTGGAAGATACCGATTGCTGGATGAGAGTTATTGTTCAGCATGGCGATTCTAAGGATAGCCTTACCCCTTTCTCTCCATTAGGTGTTGTCGTGCAATGTGATGCCGTAGGTGGCTATCATAGACTCCATGAAGACAACACAACTAACGCTGGCCCACAGACGGCCGCTAAGTATGCCGAAGGCGGTATATGGGCTAAGTTTAAGGAGGCAGGTGACATTTGTATGGCCCGCCATCCAAGACCTTCCGAAGAGTTTCTTATTGAACACTCTAATATGGAATTGAAAGAAGGGTATGCCGATTGGTTAGTCGCCGTCACAGGTGGTGTTAATCGCCCACAAGTCCTTACTGGGCTTGATGATTTAGACTCCGACATTTCTAAGCCTTGGTTTGCACCCCATTAAGTAGGTGTTTGCCAAGTTCAAGAACATGAGCCAACCAATGCCCCCGACACTCGTAATGAACACTCCGATGGGAGATGTTAGCCTTGATACAGAACCAATGACAGATTTCCTAATGGGTCTTGAAACATTGAGGAATACACTCCCTCATATAGACAAGGCAGACGCAGATGCTAAGGCTTGGATTGATGGTGAATTGATTGAAACTAAAGTTCAAGAAGTTAGTGAAAAAGAGTTCGCCGTTACTATGGAATGCTTTTGGCGATATATTAGAGAAAACTATGAAGTTTGTGATGTAGTCAATTACGGACACGGTAATTCTTCTGTTAGTCCTATCTATCACGATTTCAATTTGAAAGGGACTGTGTATAAAATCCCACTCAAACTTATTGCACATCTTAAGCACAAAACCTCCGATGCTGCCGTAGCCATTCAATTCCTTCCATACGATGGACTGAACCTTGATTTACGCATAATGTTTGACCATAAATGTAAGGTTGGTAAGAATCTTTGGCAAAACTTTATGGCTTACTTTTATGATAATTGCCTCCTCAAAGGGGAGAAGTTTTATTCCAATTACAAGTTCATTACTGAATCTCCCGAAAATGGTTGGGATGATGTAGTTATCTCTAAGGAACACCGACAGACCTTGCAGCGGAATGTAGTGGACTTCTTGAACAACATGGATGTATTCAAAGGTCATTCCCTCAAACTATCAAGAGGAGTTTTGATTACTGGACCGCCGGGAACTGGGAAAACTTTGACCTGCAATGTTTTGATGAATGATGTTGATGTTACTACAATGGTAGTGACTCGTGAAAGTATTGAAGATGTCGGAGATATTGGAGATGCTTACAAACTGGCTCAAAAGTTAGCCCCAACCCTCCTAATCTTTGAGGACTTAGATACTCTCGGTGGAGTAAGTCGTTACGATGGCGACCATCCACTATTGGGTGAGTTCCTCAACGCACTCTCCGGAGTGGAGTCTAACTCCGGTGTAGTTACCCTTGCTACTACTAATCATGCTGACAAACTTGATTGGGCTTTGACAGACAGACCCGGAAGATTTGACGCTCGCATGGAATTAGGTTATCCCGATGAGAAACTTCGTGGAAGAATCTTTGAGAAATACCTCAAGTCATTAACTGTGAAAGGAATCGTTGATATGAAATCTATCGTCAAACAAACTAAAGGATTGTCGGGAGCCTACATAGAAGAAATAGTTAGGAATGCGTTTGTGATGGCCTTAGAAGATTCTCAATATGATGCAAAAAAGGCCAAAGTATCGCAAAAACATTTAGAGTCGGCAACCAAACTTATGTTGGCCCACCGTGACCGTGCTAAGAAAGACTTGGCCAAGCGTGACTTAATGTTTGAGGATGACGAAGATGATGTGGTGGCAGTATCACACGATGCTTCATTCGGATGAACCGCAAGGTTTATTAGAGAGGTTCTTCTCCCCTCAATCATGAGCAACTACAAGACAGTCTATATTATGCGTGGAGTTTCCGGAAGTGGCAAGTCCACACTCGCACAGCAATTGGCGGGAGCCAATGGCATTATTCACTCCACCGATTCCTACTTCTATGATAGCAACGGAAATTATCAATTTGACCCATCCCTGCTTGGTGATAACCACCAAAAGAATTACACGGCCTTTCGTGATTCGTTAGGGAAGCATGATGTGGTAATTTGTGATAATACCAACACCCAAGAATGGGAATATGAAGGCTATGTAAGGAGTGCAGAAGCGGCCGGTTATCAAGTTGTCTATGTGGTCTTGAAGCCTTCATTAAGGGATGCACAGGTCTATGCAGACCGAAATACGCATGGAGTTCCTCTTGATGCTATCCACCGACAGATTGCACGGTTTGAATGAAGTCATTAAATAGTAGGCGAGTGCAATAAAGCACATGGCCACAAAGAAACAAAGTCGTCCAAAGGTCAAAGGAGTCGTTAATCCAAAGGGTATAACTCAAGTCTTTGGAACACCTATTGACTTCAAGGCACTTCCGGAAAAGATTAGTATTAATCGCCGACTTTCTAATGGTAAGTTTAAGTTAGAGGCTCACTATCCAGCCAAGCATTATAATGATAAGCAGAATTATATTGGCAAGCGTAAGGAAGGAAGTTATTGCCGTTTCTATGATAATAAATCTCCATTCTTTATTGCTCGGACTGTTTGGGATGCTGCATCTCAACCCGGAATGCACATGATGGTTAAGAACCGTGGAGAAACTCACCGTTTTATCGTTACTCCTAAAGTTGATGACCCTACCAAGGCCAGCGTTATTGGCTCTTACCTCGTTCACCGAGATAATGGGGACCCAGTTCTTTGTAGTGGAGTCATTGGAGAGTTAGAGGCAGTAGGTGATGACGGCGATTTCAAAGTTATACCCTATAAGAATCATGGTATTCGTTGCCCTAAGTTTGACTCCGACAAGAATGAATTAGCAGGTCATATTCCCCAAACTTTTGAATACAAAAAGTCCACTAAGCCAAGAGGTCCCCGAAAGACTGCTGCTGACTATTGTAAGCCCAAACATTCTTTCAAACATCCAACTGATATTAAAAAGGCTGAAATGGTAGCCGCTATGGATGATGAATTAGAGGATGAAATCTCTTGTCTTGATTGTGCATGGGATGGAACTTACGAAGATTTGATATTCATTGACGCAGACGGAAGTGGTGGAGGCGGATATGATTTCGTTTTGGCTTGTCCTCTATGTGAAAGTGATGAATGGTTAGACGATATGATGGAAGCAGAAGGCTATGATGAACCTTGTTTCTCTTGTGATGGAATGGGTGCCGAAGGTGATGAAGATTGTTCATACTGTGAAGGTAGTGGGCTAATGTCCGATACCTTGCGAGCGGAAATGGCTCTTTACGATTCCGAATACTTTGACGCTGATTGTGGCTGTTTCAAGAAGAAGAGTGCAGAAGGCGAAAGTTCGGAAGCAGAAGTCAAGCATTTACGAGAAGTGCTAAAGAAAGTCAAAGAATGTGCTACTATCAATGTAAATCATGACGATGCAATGACGGAAGAATGGGAATACATATTGGAAGTTATTGGACGGAATAACATGGATGCAGAAGGTGAGATAAAAATATACTCTTTCAAAGAATTATCCGAAGAAGCACAAACAAAAGCAGTAGCAGACTACATTGAAGGATGGGAAGAAACCCATGAGATGGGAGATATGGAGTATTTAGATGCCCTTTCCGTTTTGAAATATGATTACCCTATGGATGGCTTAGACCATTATAAAAAAGATGGAACATTTGTGACTCCAAAAGAAGCCTATGGTGCCGAACACCAAACTTTGTCTTTCATGGATTGGGCTAAACAAGAACAAGCCAGCCACATGAAAAAGTATGGTGCTGAAGGTAAAAAGAATTGTGGGTGTGGAAAAGACCCTTGTATTACTTATGGTGCTGAAGGAACTGATGAAATAGTAATTACCAAGAAAGTTGTTAAAGATTACCATTGGGAAACTGAACCTCATCCACATGAGCATGACGACTTGATTGACGATGGTTATGTAAATGAAGAAATGAAAGGAGTTATGGAAGATGCTTTTAACGATGGTAATACTGATTCATGGATAAGCCATACACACTATACTACTGATGAAGATGGAAAAGATGTTGAGATTGAAGTTAGTGGTTCTTTCGGTGCCGAAGATGAGGGAGAACTCCATTGCCAAAACTGTGGTATAGGAAGTAATGATTACCCGCAGGGAATGGAAGAAATCACCATATACAATAAGTGGGGTGATGAAGGGGATTACGCATTCTGTGGAGATGGGTGCGAAGGCCAATGGATGAGAGAAAACAGGATGACCTATGATAAACCCAAGGACGAGGACATGGAGGCTGAAGACCAAGTTCCTCGCTGGGCCAAGCCACTTGGTTTGATAGGTGGATTAGCGATTGGATATATTTCCGCTCAAATGATTGATGATAAAAAGGAGTGATATAAATGACTAAAATAGTAATAGAACAACCTGTAAAAACTGGATTTAAGTTGGCCGGTGGTGCCTTCTTGTTTTCCGTTTCTCTTGTAGTTGCGGCGGCTGCCTTATCTGGGCTTGCGGGCGTGGTTTTAAGTAGTCGCACAGGTAACTAAACGATATGAAGATTGCACTTAGTTCCGTTGTTGTCGGCGTAGTAGTCGGCGTTGCCGCTTGGAAACTTGGTTGGTTAGATTCATTCATGGCTTCTAAGTCTGCCGAGTATCGTGCTGACTTCATAGCGACTGATGCTCCGCCAACTTCTGCCATAAAAAGAAATGAAGGGTCCGTATCACAAGTGATGACGGATGTTCAATTGTTGGGAGGACAAGCAGTAGGTCAAAACATGACTAACTATGGAGTTAGTGATGCTACGGGTATGAACGGTAATGTGAACAATCCAGCAATGGCAGCGTATGTAAATCGTGCAACTGTCGTATCCTTTGGCCAAAACTTTAACGGAAGAACAGTTGGGCTTAATTGAGATACGGAGTGAAAGATAAATGTTAGTTGATTTTACAGAACTGCGAAATAGAGTTCTTGCAGGTGAAGAAGATGCAGAAGCCGAGGCTTTGCCTTCACCATTGGCTGCTGAAACCACAGGCAACAACATTACACTTGCAGCCTTATTAGTTGGCGGTGGTGTCTTAGCCGTCCGTATGTTAGACCGTATCAAATACGAAGGCAAAATCTTTCAACCCGATGAATCGGGAACTGATTATGGAAAGTTTGTAAGTGTTGCTTTTGGTTGGATTCCATTATCGTTTGGCCTTGGCCGTGTATCTCGTGGTGTTAAGGCCCAAGATGAAATCGGTAAATACGAATCCTTAGTTTCCGAAGCCGAAAACTTTGTTCAAGAAATGGAAGAAGAAATGGAAGTTAAGGAAGCGGAAGCCGTGCAAGCCAAACAACAGGCTGCTGCGGCTGCGAAACCAAGACAACAATTTGATTTACTTGGAGATACTTCCGATTGGAAACTTCATACTGCAACTCCCGGACCTGTTGATTTCGGAGGATTCGGTTCCACTTCAAATGCTTACGGTGCTGCAATAGGACAACAACCTGTCTTTTATCGCCGAAATAACAAGACCCCATCCTCACCATTCTAATAAGGTAGGTTGGCAACCATTAAGTAGTGGAAGGTCCAAATAGAAGTCATGGCAACACACAATATGTATTGCGTTGGACTTAAGAGAAAGGTTGATGCAACCGTTGATGGAGTAACCCACATGGTTACCAGCAAAGGGAGCAAATATCAAATTAAGGGTCACTACATGGATAGTGGCAAGAAATACAATTGCACATCTATGTGTAGCAAGGCCGTTCACGATTCTATGAAGTCTGCCGGAGTAACCGCAGCAACCAAAAATAACACCATCGTTCTTGATGCAGAACCAAAACTTGGTTCCGGAAAAAGATTTGATAACCTTTCGGACGATATTGCCGAAGAATACGAGAAAAAGGGTAAGTCACCGGAAGAAGCAGAAAAGATTGGTGACGCTACTGCCGCAGTTATCGGTATGAAGAAATACGGTAAGAAAAAGATGGCCAAACTCGCTAAGATGGGTGCCGAAGGTGACGGAGTTGAAACTCCAACCGAAGTAACCGATATTGAAGAACAAGCAGATGTTGAACAACCCGAAGTTGATAACGCTTACACCGAGGAAAGCGGTGAAACAATCGCTCCCTCCGTTGTTGAGCAATCATCAGTTAGTGCAACCGCAGACTCTCCACAAGGCTCCGAGCCTATGGCCTATGACCCAACTGCTGAAACTCCAATGGATGACGGCGGACCAGCAGCCTCTTTTTCCGCAGAAGCATTTGGTGGCGACCTCGCCTCCTTAGAAGACTTTGACGGTGTTGAAAGTGTAGTCGTTGAGGCTCCACTCGGACACGGCGTTACACAATACTACGCCGAAGAAGGTGAGCCAGTTGTGGCTGACCCTTCAACTTTCCCAGCAGGTTCCGGTCATGTTATCGGTAGCCAAACTGCTGACGCTAACTATACACCACTTCACGCTGAAGATGCAACCGCACATGATTATGACCCACTAAGCGAAACACCGGGACCTCATTTGGATGAATCCGCACCATCGGACCACTTTGAGGCAATGGCTGTTTATCAATCCGGACCCGGAGATGTGAACAAGGGCATGGCCGCACTTATCAACGGAACACCTTACACTCTTGCTCGTGGTAACTTTATTGCTTTCGGCCCTAAATACTACACTATGAAAGAAGGAGTTTCCACTAACAAATATCATTTATTCACAGTTCTAAAGTTAGACAACGGTATGTTTATGCCCGCTAACGCTTATGGAAGAATTGGCTACGGTGCTCGCACTTGGTATGGCCCTGCAATGAGTTCCGAATCCGGAGCAATTAGGGAAATTGAGAAGAAACTTTCCAAGAAAACACGCAAGGGCTATGACCTTGAGTTCGGAGCAGAAGAAAGTTCAGCCCCTATGGAATCACATCCATTAGATTATGACCCACTAACTGCATCTCCATCTGGTGAAGGTGGACCCGATGCAAACTTTGGCTGGTCCGAAGCAGATGCAGACGCAGGTGCTTTTTCAGCGGAGTTCATTAGTAATGCCGAAGATTTGTATTGTGCAGAATGTTTTGAAGCAAGTTGCGGCGGACATGATGAATATGAAGCCGAAGACGGCCCATCCCCATTAGATTACGACCCACTAACTGAAGCCCCATCCGGCGAAGGTGGTCCACCTGCTGGACCTTCCGACTCTTTTGAGGCAGACGGTAGCGGTATCAGTATGGCAGCCGGTGTAGGATTAGTAGTAGGATTGATTGCAGCATACAAGTATAGCGACAAGATTTCCGACCTTTTCCGCCAACTCGGTGACGAGTGAGCGGGGAATGCAAATGGTTAGTAGTCAAACCAAAGATACTCTAACGGGTGTCCTGTTTGTTATTGCAGCCGCCAGTATCTTTTCATCTATTCAAGAGTTTGAAGATGCTTACATCTTTCCGGACCGTCAATTCATGAACATTGTCTTCCCATTCATTATGGGAATGGGTATTTTATACTGGAAGCATAAAGATATAGGGGACATCATATCGCCTTCTGCTGGCCATTCTATGTAAGATACACGCATAGCCATTAAGTAGTCGCATTGACAAAAGTTAGGTATGGCAACACCACCCGGTTACAACATTACTTGCGACCCCGGAGATTTATACAATCGCCGATGTTATGTAAATACTGCATCCGGAGCCAAACAAGAGATTATTGGCTATACTTCGGACGGCCAACCTATCTCCAAAGCCCAATCATCCGCTTCATGGATAGCATGGGTGCCAACGCTAACTACACTTAATCAAGATGGCCAAGCCTACCAACCTTATGGAGAAGCAGGTCTTCCCTATGTGGCTCCCGGTGCCGCAGGTTCCGGAACTCAAGATGTTTCCGGTTCAGCCTTCGTCAATGGAGGTCCAAGTTCGTCATCATCTTCTTCATCTTCTCAAACTAAGGGGAGAAGTCAGGGTCTTGAATCTATGCAATATGCTAAAGTTCTCGGCACCGTAGTCGCTACTGTGGGTGTTTCCGCAATGGCTGGCGCATTTATCATGAAAAGGTTTGGTTGATTAGATGGGAACAAATTGGTTAGGTTACGATACTATTGCTCCGATTAGCGGAACAAATAATTTTGCTCCGAATCAAATCTTACCTTCAAGTGGAGCAGACCCTCAAGATTGGTATTATTTATTCTATTCAATGCCGGGTTCAACCGCTCGCCGCATTGGTGAAGAAAGAGTTTGTAATCCGCTATGGAATGTTTATGGATGCCGTGAAGCACAAGAGCCGGACCAAGTTACCGCAGTTGTGCCTAAAAATGAGTTACCACCCCAGTATCAAGCCGAACATGAAGAAGGCGAAGAGGGTGAGGCACCCCAATATGGAACAATGGGACACGCTGATATGGTTACAGACAGTTATAACACATTGGGCGACATTGCAGTTCCAGTTATTATGGCTTCTTTTGCATTCATTGGAGTCGCATCTATTTATGAAAAGATAAAAGGGTGATACCTTGGCTAAGAAAACCACACATACGAAAGATGAGCAGAAAGTCATCAAGCAAAAGTTTGCTGCTGATAATACCGCTCAAGAAGAAGCAGCCCGTGATGCTTGGGTTGGAGTTCTAATTCCAGCCGTTGGTTCTGCTGCATTCTTTGGTTCTATGATGGTTAATGTAATGAGGACATACGCTCGTCATGGCTGGCCTAAAGACGCATTTTCCGCCACCGATAGGATATTAATGGGTATTCCCGTAGTTATTGTAGGGATTGCTTTTTATGAAGGTTTGCTGAAAATGGAGAATGGTGGCGTATGAAACTGCAATATAAACAGATAGTCGTTACTGGAATTGTGTTTGCCGTCTTTATGACTGAATCCATTATCCATTACTCAATGGCAGAAAGTAAGGCTACTCGCCAAACTTTTATGGATGCTTTCAAAACTTTGCCCGATGCTAAAGAGTTGGCTATCATGGCTGCTGTCGTTCTTACGGCCAGTATTGTAAGTGGGTTTTTAGTTGAAGCCGCAGAAAGGCAAATGGGCGCAAAATCAGCCCTGTAAGTGAACTTTCAAGTAGTCGCACCTGCTATCCTTTAGAGTGAGCGATAGCGAGATGAATAAAGAAATCCTTTGGAGCGATTATCTTGCTGCAAGGCGTGAGCAGTATTGGGCTTCAAGAAGGCAAACTTTAGGTGCCGAATATGATTCTCAAAAACAACGCTGGGATTCTATTATTGAAAGAGAATGGTTGATATTTAGTGAAACTTTGAGGGCTGGTGACGATGTATCAGTTGCCATCCGTCAGCAAATGGGTGATGACTTCTTTACTCGGCAGTTAGAAGAGAATACTATTGACTATGACTTTGAGAAGTTTCAAGTAGGCAGACACACCATGACTTTGTATCATATTGAGGATTTCATCATGTTAGCCAATCAAGGGATATTCCGAGATACCATTTTTCTATTAGATAAAGGACGAAGATGGGAGAAGAAGGTGGGACAAATGTTAAAAGAATATGGTTACCGAATCACCGGAAATCATGAGGTTGAAGGCGAAGAGTATTTAATCATAGGGGTGGCAGTATGACGAAAGAAGATGAAATGTCCGCCTTAGTTATGGGTGAGTTTGTAACGGCTCGTCAAATGATTGGATTAGCCGTAGGTGTTTGGGCCATCATTCAAATTATTGCTCTTACCCTAAGCCCTACTGAATGGCGTAATTGGCAATTGTTAGGATTTATAGCCTCCACTAACTTAGCGGCAGTAATTCTTGCTATCTTAGCCCAACGCTCCGCAGACTCTATTTCCAAAACTTATCGGACCGTTTTCACACCCGATTTTTACCGAGCCGTCAAAACAATTAGTATGATGCAAACTTATGTCATACACGAAGCCGAAAAGAGGGGTAACTCCTTGGAAGAGGAAATGGAAGACATGGCTCCTAAACTTTATGGATTGTTTAGACAATACATTGAAGTCAAAGGACAAGAGATAGTTCCTCCCGAACCCAAAGTGGAAGCACCGCCAGCGGAATACACCGAAGATGACTTATTCGGTAGTGTAAGACACGAATGAGCAATAGGGCGATTCCATTAAATATCAAGAATGTCAATAGTAGTGGTATGTCCCTAAAATGGCACAATAAATGGGCTGCTGTCCTCTTAGTGTTATTCATGAGTGCGACATGGCTTACGGCTATGGTTGTGCGGGAAAACACCCTTCACCCTATCATTCTCTCGGAAGCCATGCTTAGTGACCTTGAGGCTTTAGGGCCTTGGGCGTTTCTATTGGATGGCCTCTTTTTGTTTTTGGTATTTGTGTGGCTGCGCCGCAGAAAGGCCACAAAAATGGATAATAAGTGGGAGTCTTCATTCCCCCTTGAATGAAGGGAATACTTTAAGTAGCAAGACGGAGAAGTAGTAGGCATAACAGGTGAACGAGAATGGCAAACCAAGACCCACAACCGGAGATTTACACTACCTCTCACACTTTTGATGCAACTTTAGGTGCGATTTCGGCTAACACATCCAATGTAGTTTCTATCTTCACTAATCAAGCAAACAACGAAGAAGTTAGACTCTATGCAGTAGCAGTCCAAATCCTTGATGACGCAACTGGCGCATCAGCGACAAGTTTAATTGACTTCAACTTAGCAATTGGTGTCGGACCAAACTATGTTCCTTCCAATTCATTTGATATTTCATGGTTACAAACTAACCTTGCTAACGGAGGACAAGTTCTTGCATTCTCATGCCCGATTCTTTGTCTTTTCCAACAACCACTTCAAATAACTGTAACTAACAATGCAGAAGTTACGGCTGGTCAAACACGAAAAGTCAAAATTACCTTAATTGGTGAGTTGGCAATTCAAAAAGTTGCTTGCCGTTAAAGCGTGAACCCTTAAGTAGCGGTATCACTAACTGTATGGTATGGGTATCCGCCGTCAAGCCTATGAGTGGCGCAATTTAATTACCGAGCAACAATATGATGCTGGTTTTACTTCCACACAAGGTCACCCCGTTTTAACACCTCCGAACTTTGGAGCGTCAGCCGGTGCCTTCAATAATCCAATCTTTTCTGTCCGATTACCTAAAGATGGGATGAGTATATTCACAGGCGGCCGTGGAAATAATCTTGATATTCCCGCATCCCTTCGTGCCGCACAATTTATAGTTATAGACAGTATCAGCGGATGGGACGGTCAATCAGCAAGAATTGGTGAATCACCTAATCAAGACGCATTTATTCAAATCCGAGTGAATGAAACTTATTACTTCCAAACTCCGGATGGTCGCCCCTCAAAAGGTTTGCCGAGTGCAGCAGTTCCGTTCCCCGACCATAACTTACAAGCAGTTACAGACGCTCCCAAAGAATTACAAGAAGTTCAACCAATCTATACTTTTGAAGCATTTAAGAATGGATTACCAACGCCTGTTTATATTCTTCCCGGCCAAGTTTGGGACATCATTTATACCAATCCAAAGGAAGACCAAGACAATACCATTTATAATGACGCACAAGTTTCTTATTGCTATGTCAAATACTTATTGTTAGATGGAGCAGATGCGGCTATTGCTATGAAATTACTTAAAAATGGATTTCCAATTACAGTAACCAACATCAACGGTTACCGCCGAATGTTAATTCGCCACGAAGTTTTCCAAGAGAAGATGGCTCGTATGCCAACTGGACCAAGGAGAGTGGATTAATGATTGCTGAAGCGGGTAAGTCCCTCATCCCTAACTTTTTGAAATTACTTTGGAGGATGATATAATGGCTATCACTAAACAAGTTTATGATTGGCAACTCTATGTGGAATGGAATGATAGTCAAACCGTTTTTAACCCTCAAACACCGTTTGTGGATGATTTATTACCCGATGCAGGGGAAACATTCTCTATCTTTACAGGTGGTTATGGGAACAATGTAACTGAATCTAACATGGTGCGAGATGGAAGTTTCGTAGTTATTGACCGTTTCGGTAGCACTCCCGGAATTATGATGGCGGAGGGTAACAATGTGTCTTGGGACATCACTTCAACCGGTCAAGTGGTCCTTATTCGTTGGATTCCTAATGGTTTCGTCAATATATGGGTTGATACTACGGGATATTATCAAGACCCACAGAATGTATCATCTATTGGAATATCCGGAAATGCGGCTCCGTTCCCCGAAACTGAAGGGATTAGACCTTCTCACTATATGCTCAATCCACCCATTTATATTGAACCTTTCGTTACATGGGATGTGCGATATACTATGATGAATGATATTAAAAATTACATGACTAATTTGGCTACCTATACACCGGGAGGTGGGGCTGCTCCAACTAATGTAAGAATCGCCCCCAAAGAAGGTTTTATTTCCGGCGGTCAGCGTTTTGAAGGCCCTCAATTGGCTCAAGTGTTCGTTCAGTATTGGCTCTTTAGCGGAAGTGATGCCTTAATCGCTGAAGAACTTTTGAAACTTGGAATCCCTGTAAATGTGGATAATGCCGAGTGGTTTCGCCGTCAATTAGTGAAGCAACAGGGTCTTGAAACTGAAACTTGGCAAAAATACCTTGCAGTTTCCAAAGCATATTTGGATATGGAGAAGGCACGGCAAGACTATATTGGGTGAGTAATGTTATCCTTTAAGTAGCGGGAAGGGTAAGTGAATACTATGAGCGGTAACGAGAACATTCGTGATTTGAAGCGTCCATATCGTAAGAAAGCCCTACAATCGGGCTATTCCCAAGCGGCAGACGGGGTTGATGCCTACCCACCACCGATTTCTTCGGTGAGCACCACTACTACACAACAAACTCAAGTTCTTAGGCCGGGAATTGACCCTGCTACATATAAAAGGGATGTTAGACCCGCAGTTGAGTTCCTTGAGCGTTCAGTCGGCGTAAATTATTCCAATTATCCGTGGCATTTAGTTCCAAAATATAATTCAGCGAATGTAACTCTTCGCTCTAAGTATGATTTCTCCACCGGTGCCTCATACAATCTTGCTACCGGTCAATATCTTGATGCCGTAGTTTTGAATGTAGCAGATATTCAAGGCTCTAATTCTTGGACTGATATTGCTTCTAACGGTCAATTTTCACCAACTCCTACTACATTTACTGGACGAGCACCACCTCCAAATGTTCGCTCGGTTACTGGAACTGCGACTGCTCCACCTACTGCGGCTAATAATAATAAAGCCAACTCCGGCGGTATTATTGGTAGTAATACAGTTACTTCAACTTCCACCTCGGCTGCTACGGGCAGAACAATAAGTGCAGGTAATCGTGGAGATTACTACCATATCGCCTCTTTTGGCCATACAGAAGCACTTTCAAATGCTGGTATTTTCTATCAAATATGGGTTGATGGTGGCCTATATCAAGAATGGAATAACTTTCAATGGTCCGCCATTACACCCAAAGCCGACCAATGGCACTATGATATGCCAATCGTAGTTACCGAACAGATAGTTTTCCGTGTTATTAACGCAACAAATCCCGGTGTATCTATTACCACAGGAACTATTGAGGCGTGTTTTTGCGGTTGGACTGAACAAAGAGATTACACCCAAGACACCGGAAGGCAACAAACCGTGCAAACTGCTTGATACTTAAACTATTAAGTAGCAGCACGAATAAAGGATTCCTATGTCTAAAGCACCTCCCGGTTCCCGTCTTAGTGGAACCAATGCAGGGAAGGACGGATTGAGAGTTAATGACTCCACCGTTGATGTTAGAGGCGTTACATGGATTACCGTTTCGGACGGGACTCTTACTAATGATGGTAACGGTCATGTTACTATAACTACCGGCGGCGGAGGTGGCGGTTCAGCCCTTACAGTCCGTGAATCGGATGGTAACCCAAGTGTAGCCAATGTAAATCAAATATCTTTTGATGTAGCAAGTGGTTTCGTAGTTACGGATGATGGCGGAGGGGCCGTAACAATTAGTATTTCCAGTCATTGGTATAGTATTTTCGTTACTGGCCAAACAACGCTAACTCCTACGGGTCAAGAAAACATTGAGTTCGTGGCTGGTTCGGGCGTTACTATTACGACTGATGCTACGGCAACTCCTAAACAAATTACATGGGAGGTTTCCGGTTCAACAGGAGCAACTGGGGCGACAGGAGCAACAGGGGCAACAGGAGCCACCGGTGCAACCGGAATCACGGGAGCCACAGGTCCAACCGGTCCTACCGGTCCAACAGGACCCTCGGGTGTAACTGGCCCAACAGGACCCACAGGTGCTACGGGTGCTACCGGTCAAAGTGGCACATCCGGCCCTCAAGGTATTCAAGGTATTACAGGTCCAAGTGGCCTAAGTGGTCCTCAAGGTATTACAGGTCCAAGTGGTCTATCCGGCCCAATCGGAATAACAGGTGTAACTGGACCCTCCGGATTAAGTGGGCCAATCGGAATCACAGGACCCTCGGGTTTGAGTGGCCCTATCGGTATTACAGGACCCGAAGGCCCAAGCGGTCTAAGTGGACCCATAGGTATTACTGGTCCTTCGGGATTGCCCGGACCAACAGGACCCACAGGACTTACTGGCCCAAGTGGTAGTAGCGGTCCAAGTGGAATCACAGGACCTTCGGGTTCATCGGGTCCGTCCGGAATTACAGGCCCTACCGGTGTAACTGGTGTAACGGGGCCATCGGGAATAACTGGCCCGGATGGAAAATCCGGACCCACAGGAATTACAGGCCCAACAGGACCGAGTGGTAAATCGGGTCCAACAGGAATCACAGGTCCGACAGGAGTTACTGGTCAAACAGGACCGGATGGGCCATCTGGAACAAGCGGCCCGAGTGGAATCACGGGGCCATCGGGAAGTAGCGGTCCAAGCGGTATAACTGGACCCGAAGGGCCGTCCGGTTCAAGTGGTCCAAGTGGAATCACAGGACCCTCCGGAGGTGCTGGACCCAGCGGAACAAGTGGTCCGAGCGGTATTTCGGGAACGAGCGGCCCGAGTGGAATTACAGGACCAACAGGAGTAACAGGCCCAACAGGTCCCGATGGAACTTCGGGGCCAACAGGTATCACAGGAGTGACCGGTGCAACCGGACCTTCGGGCACAAGTGGGGCAACAGGAGTAACGGGTCCAACAGGGGCAACCGGTCCTTCGGGAACTTCCGGTGCCACAGGCGTTACAGGACCCACAGGAGTCACAGGTCCGACAGGGCCAACAGGTCCAACTGGGGTTGAAGGTCCAAGTGGAACATCGGGTGCGACAGGAATTACTGGACCCACCGGTGCTACGGGTCAAAGTGGAACTTCCGGTCCGAGTGGAATAACTGGTCCAAGTGGGACGAGTGGTGCTACTGGCGTAACTGGCCCAACAGGTGCTACTGGCCCAAGTGGAACATCCGGAGCAACCGGAATCACGGGGCCAACAGGTGCTACCGGTGCTACGGGCGCAACAGGAGTTACCGGAGTTACAGGGCCAACAGGTCCCACAGGAGCCACAGGTGCTTCGGGGACATCGGGTGCGACAGGAGTTACAGGACCCACAGGTGCAACCGGTCCGTCCGGTTCAAGTGGTCCAAGTGGAATTGCAGGGCCGAGTGGAACGAGTGGAGCGACAGGAGTTACTGGTCCAACAGGTGCTACCGGACCTTCGGGTTCATCGGGTCCTTCCGGAATAGTAGGACCCAGCGGAACTTCGGGAGCGTCAGGTATAACAGGTCCCACAGGTGGAACAGGACCAAGTGGAACTTCCGGTGCTACCGGTATTACAGGCCCTACTGGTGTAACTGGTGTAACAGGTCCAACAGGGATTACTGGCCCGGATGGTAAATCCGGACCCACAGGAATTACAGGCCCAACAGGACCGAGTGGTAAATCCGGCCCCACAGGAATAACAGGTCCAAGTGGTAAGTCCGGTCCGTCCGGTATCACAGGACCAACTGGACCAAGTGGAAAGAGTGGCCCGACAGGTATTGAAGGCCCAAGCGGAATCACAGGTCCCGAGGGAACTTCGGGGCCAACAGGTATTCAAGGACCGAGTGGAACGAGTGGAGCCACCGGCATAACTGGACCCACAGGCCCCGAGGGGCCGAGTGGAACATCCGGTGCTACGGGAGTAACCGGTCCAACCGGTGTCACAGGGGTAACGGGTCCAACAGGAGCCACCGGTCCATCGGGAACTTCGGGTGCAACAGGTGTAACTGGCCCCACAGGTATAACTGGCCCGGATGGAAAATCCGGACCCACAGGAATTACAGGCCCAACAGGACCGAGTGGTAAATCGGGTCCAACAGGAATCACAGGTGCCACCGGTGCCACAGGCCCAAGTGGAAGTAGCGGTCCCAGCGGAATTACAGGCCCTACTGGTGTAACAGGCCCGACAGGTGCTACTGGACCCTCGGGAACAAGTGGTGCTACTGGAATTACCGGAGCCACAGGAGTTACCGGACCAAGTGGAAGTTCCGGCCCAAGTGGAATTGCCGGTCCGAGTGGAACGAGTGGGGCCACAGGTATTACGGGCGCAACAGGGGCTACTGGTCCATCGGGGACATCGGGTGCTACCGGAGTAACAGGTCCGACAGGAGTTACTGGACCGACTGGTAAATCTGGACCCACCGGAATTACAGGTCCGGATGGTAAAAGTGGACCCACAGGTATTACAGGACCCGAAGGCCCAAGCGGTAAGAGCGGTCCAACAGGTATTCAAGGTCCAAGCGGGACAAGTGGACCGACAGGAATTGAAGGTCCATCGGGAACATCCGGAGCAACCGGAATCACGGGAGCCACAGGAGCCACAGGTGCTTCGGGGACCTCGGGTGCCACAGGAGTTACGGGTCCGACAGGGGCTACGGGACCATCGGGAACATCCGGTCCGTCCGGAATAGAAGGACCCAGCGGAACAAGTGGAGCAACGGGCATTACTGGACCCACAGGTGCAACAGGACCGAGTGGAACTTCCGGTGCGACAGGAGTTACAGGTCCGGAAGGACCGAGTGGAACGAGCGGACCATCGGGAATCACCGGTCCAAGCGGAACCTCGGGAGCCACCGGTATAACAGGACCCGAAGGCCCAAGCGGAACTTCCGGCCCAAGTGGTATCACGGGGCCAAGTGGAACCAGCGGTGCTACCGGAATTACCGGACCCGAAGGCCCTTCCGGAACAAGCGGTCCAAGTGGAATCACCGGACCAAGCGGAAAGTCAGGTCCAACGGGAATAACAGGTCCCGAAGGACCCAGCGGGACAAGTGGACCGACAGGAATAACCGGCCCGTCCGGTTCAAGTGGTCCAAGTGGAATTGCAGGTCCGAGTGGAACGAGTGGCCCTTCCGGAATTACTGGACCCACAGGAGCCACCGGTGCTTCGGGGACATCGGGTGCCACAGGAGTTACAGGTCCTACGGGCGCAACAGGACCGGATGGTAAATCGGGTCCAACAGGAGTCACAGGTCCGACAGGAGTCACAGGTAAAACAGGACCGGATGGGCCATCTGGAACAAGTGGACCGACAGGAATTGAAGGTCCAAGTGGTAAGTCCGGTCCGTCCGGCATAACAGGACCAACTGGACCGACTGGAAAAAGCGGTCCAACAGGTATTCAAGGTCCAAGCGGAACAAGTGGACCCACAGGAATTGAAGGACCTTCGGGGACATCGGGTGCAACAGGTGTAACCGGCCCCACAGGTGCTACGGGACCATCGGGAACCAGCGGACCTTCGGGTATTGCTGGCCCAAGCGGGACATCGGGAGCCACAGGGGTTACCGGACCAACTGGTGCTACGGGACCGAGTGGAACTTCCGGTGCCACCGGAGTAACCGGTCCGACAGGTGCTACGGGTCCAAGTGGGAAATCGGGACCGACAGGAATTACAGGACCCACAGGACCGAGTGGTAAATCCGGTCCAAGCGGAATCACAGGTCCAACCGGAAAGACTGGTCCGACAGGGGCTACCGGCCCTCAAGGGCCTTCGGGAACAAGTGGGCCACAAGGTATAACCGGCATTGAAGGACCCAGCGGAACAAGTGGGCCTTCTGGAATTACAGGCCCTCAAGGGCCATCCGGCACGAGTGGGCCAAGTGGAATCACAGGTCCAACTGGAAAGACAGGTCCAACCGGACCCGAAGGACCATCCGGAACATCGGGACCCTCGGGAATAACAGGTGCTACGGGTCCAACTGGAAAGACTGGTCCAACAGGGGCAACTGGCCCGGAGGGACCAAGCGGGACATCGGGAGCCACAGGAGTTACCGGTCCAACAGGACCCACAGGTGCTACGGGTGCTACGGGTGCTACGGGTCCAAGTGGAACAAGTGGTCCTTCGGGAATTACAGGTGCAACAGGACCAAGTGGGACGAGTGGACCTCAAGGAATAGTCGGTCCATCGGGGACGAGTGGAGCGACAGGAGTTACAGGACCGACAGGTGCTACGGGACCTTCCGGAACCAGCGGACCCTCGGGAATTGCGGGACCTTCGGGAACATCCGGCCCGTCCGGGATTACAGGTCCAACCGGTCCTACCGGTCCAACAGGTCCAACAGGTCCAACAGGAGTTAGCGGAACTACCGGAGTTACTGGACCTACGGGACCGAGTGGTAAATCCGGTCCATTCGGTATCACAGGTGCTACCGGTGCCACAGGTCCAACTGGTAAATCGGGTCCAACAGGTGTAACTGGTCCGACTGGGAAATCGGGACCGACAGGAATTACAGGACCCACAGGACCAAGCGGTAAGAGTGGGCCTCAAGGAATACAAGGAGATGGCGGACCATCGGGAACATCCGGTCCGTCCGGAATAGTCGGACCAAGTGGAACTTCGGGTGCTACTGGAATTACCGGTGCCACAGGAGCCACAGGAGCCACCGGTCCAACCGGTCCTACCGGTCCTTCGGGAACTTCCGGTGCCACAGGCGTGCAGGGACCTTCGGGCGAGCAGGGACCTTCGGGGACAAGTGGACCGACAGGAATTGCTGGACCATCGGGAACATCCGGACCCACCGGAATTACAGGCCCTCAAGGACCATCCGGCACGAGTGGGCCTTCGGGAATTACAGGAGCCACAGGAGCCACCGGACCAGTCGGACCTACCGGCGGTGGTGGCGGTGGCGGTGGATTTGGAGGTGCGACCTTCAAGTGGGCTTGTAAGCCTCAAGTCACCGAAGCCGGATATTTGAGCACTACCTACACTAACACACCTTCGGCAGACCCAAACTTTGCCAAACTTGGTGGTTACGCATGGGCGATTCCATTCCCGGGAATTATCAATTGGTGTTCTGCTTCTGCCGACCAACCGGACACCAACATTGAGGCCGTTGAACTTTGGAGAGCGGGGGGTCTTGTAGGGTCATGGTTTGTCGCCCCAGTCTTGGCTCCAATTCCGCCTTCGGCAGCGGGGGGTCAGGATTATGATTTCGTAGCGTATGAACCATCGGGTTCATTCACTTGTATATCGGGTGACGAACTAAGAATAGTCTTTACCACCTTCGGCACAGCCGTTGCACCTAACATTGCCGTGAGCGTGGGTATCACATGGACCAGCAACACCGGAACTACTACCATCCAATCCGATGAAGTTCTATACAGACCAAAGTGATACTAAGAACCATTAAGTAAGTCCAATGATTATCAATTCCTATGGTTAAGATAGGACTATTGATGACTCTTTATAATGAAGAGGCCAACATTGAGCGGTGCTTAGACACTATTGCACCCTATCTTGACTACTTTTGTATTGGTGTGGATGAAAAGACCACCGACAACACAAAGCAGAAAGTTTTGGACTATTTTGAAGGCAATACCGTTGGCAAAGTTTTTGACTCACCTTGGAATGGATTTGCTGATGCTCGCAATCAATGTTTGGACCAAGCCGACTCGTCCGCTTGTGATTTTTACATTTACCTTGATGCGGACCATACTTTGGAAGTCACCGATGAGAAATGGACTTCCAAACTTTCCACCGATATAGATTCTTATATGCTGGCAGTAGTGGGAGGTTCCATGACTCATTGGCTCCCTTGGCTTATCAATTCTCAAACTTCCTATCGCTGGCGTTCAGTCGTCCACGAGTTTATCGGCTATACTGGTGACGGTCAAGAGCAAACAGGAGGGGTCTTGAATACAATCAGTATCAACCATCATTACGATGGCGGAGGCCGAGCGAAAGGAGCACAACTTTATGTGAATGATAGAAGCACCCTGCTTGCTGCCATGAATGAGGAAAAGGACCCTTTCTTACTTCAACGATATACATTCTATTTAGCACAATCGTGCAAAGACGCAGGGGAACCTTACTGGGCTGATGCAATTCGTTATTACAAAATGCGAACCTGTATGGGTGGCTGGGATGAAGAAATCTATGAATCTTGGTTAGCCATTTGGGAAATGACGAAAGATGCAGATTATTTATTCAAGGCTATTGAAAGTGTTACGCAGCGACCAGATGCTTACTTCAAACTTTTGTTGCATGGTAAAACTTTGGGGAATTGGAAACTGTTACGGAGGGCACTTGAGTTATACGAACAAGTTGAAGAGTGGAATACCATGGGGTTGTTCATGCAACCACAATATAATTGGATGGTTGATGATTCCGCAGCAATGGCATATTATGAAATTGAAAATATGGAGAGAGCCTTAGAAATTACTAAAAGTTTGCTGGAAAGGCATGATGTCCCAGAAGGGGAGAAGCAAAGATTAAGGGCGAATCTGCCTTGGTTTGAGTGACTTATAAACAAGCAAACAGGCTAACTATTAAATGGTAGTAATGACAAATGAACATCATGCCCGAGGACGATATGACAGTTGTCACACCGAAAAGAATGACGGTGACTCGCTTAGGACATAAAGTTGATGAAGTCCATGAATCGGTGGATGAGATTAGTAATGAGTTGGCAGAAATCAAACAAGTTTTGAAGTCTTTGTTAGAAGTTACCTTGGGAAGCAGATTAAACGCTAAAGAAGAGAAGCCTCCGACTAAGGAAGACTACTCTATGTATGGCTAACTTCTCCCCTCAAAGGAAATCTAAATCTAACTTAGTTTGCTCGGTCATGTCGTTATCGTCAAATGTTTGAGATACCCAATCACTCACATGGTAATACAATTGTTGAATGTAATTATCGCATCCATATTTATCCACAAGGTCATTCATCAATGAGTCATACTTCTTAACAGAACCTTTTGACACCGTAAGAATAATTTGGCCATCACAATAAACAACTTCGTGTTCTCCGGTCACCGACTCTTCGGACGATTTTTCCGATAACAAAGTTCTGCATTTACCCGTGATAGGTGGTCGTCTATATTTCGCTCCACATTTAGGACACCTAACTTTTTGTTGTCCGAATGCCCGAAGGTTACCTCTCATATCTCTAATCAAATGTCGGTCAATAAGTTTGGAAGCCTGTTGTTTATTATCAACGGCATGAAGTAAATCTCCAAGAGCGAATTGAGCCATTGTCTTTTGACGCATGGATTCTAATTCTGTATATGGATTGATAATAGGCCCGGCCCCACAATCTTCTGTGTCGTGTGTGAAACCAAAACCGCTAAGTTCCGCTGGACTACCCAATCTCGTTTCAACAGTTTCAACACCTAACTTGAGCGCATCTTTAGCATCGGGGTATGATTGTGTCCCTTCATAAAATGTAATTGGATATTGCATAGAAGTATCAACATTGAGAGCCTCTTTGTCAATTTCACTTGGATTGATACGCATAGTGAGAATCAATGGTGCATCCATTTGACCGCCCCTATGCCCTGCGAGGAAAGCCCTACTAAAGTTTAGAACTCCATCAAGCAATAGCATAAATGCGTCAATATCTCCATCACAATTACGGCGTTTCGCCGCATGGAAAAATGGATGTCCGTAGTGTCCCTTTATATTACTGAATCCGATGATACGACAAACGATAGCCCCACTTGTGTGAGGTGCGATACCCATACCCAAGTGTCCTATTAAATCTTGTGGACTATCCACATTATAGTAAGCCTTTTCTCCATATTGTCTAATTAACAAATCGTCTAAAAACTTAGTAGCCTTTACAAGATTGTCCGCACAGTTAGTTGGCAATACTACATCTTGCACCCTCAATTCACAAGTTTGGTTTTCATCTGTCAAGGGGTCCCCGAAAACATCGTAAGTATATCCTAACTTATGTGCTTGCTTTATTGTCATGCCGATTTCTGCCGGACGGAAATGAGTCATGGTAATATCAACCATGTCCCATCGTAGTGTCCCATCACGGAATACTGATACTCCATTTTTGTAACGCAAAACCCCTTTCAACATTGATTCCGGAGTCTTTTCCACACTCGTCATTCCCTTGACTCCCTTAACTTCGGGAGTCCCCAATAAGTCTGCATCTTTGAGGGATTGTTCCCACAAATCATTGAACCCAACATTTTGTTGTTGTAATTCCACAAACTTAGTTTTACGGAAACTTCCATCGGGATTTTTGAGGAACCTTTGCCAAGTATGTTCGCCAGTTTCTTCATCCAGTCTTAGGCCAACTTCAATCTTAACTTTCTTGGCGGCGGCATCTCGCATTAATCTTTTTGTCCCCACCTTAAAACCAACTGGGAAAAGTCCATGAATAGCAGGTTTCATTTCTCTTGGCTTAGAACCTTCCGGCTTACCCATTCTTGCTCCAATTCGGAGTGTAACGGCTGAAAGAGCCTCAACTCCTTCTGGAAGCCTCATATTTACCCATTCTAAGCCGTCCTGTGGCGTTGCCTTACTATTTGAGGTCTGTGATACTACCCAGCCCCAAAACACGCCCTTATCGCCTTCTATTTTCCCATCCTTATCTATATCAATTCCTAACGCATAAATCGTGGGTCTTGAATCTTTAGCAACAGTTATAGATTGAGTATGAACATCAACTTTTGTGTCCGCAGCCAAGCGTTCTATATCTTCTATGCTCACTTCATTATAGTAAGCAATGTATTCCGGGGCAATCGGTATTCCCAACTGCTCGGATTGTTCCAAACTTTCTATAAATGAGGTAGGATAGGACGCAGTATGCTGTTCTATAACTTGTTCGTGCCATTCTCTTACATAAGGTGAGGGGGCAAGAGTATGATTATTTTCCAAAAACTCACCGACTGGAACGAGTAATTCTCCAATATCCCAAATCTTTTCTATCGGCCAATAAGGGTCAGTTGGTAACCCGTCCGGTAATTCCGAAGGTTCTCTAATCCTTTTACCCGACCCATCTGTGAATTGAACATAGGGGCCTTCTATACTATCGCAAGGAGTTACCACCGTTCCTTTTCCGGGCCGTTCATATTTCAGTTGAGTTCCTGTAATGAAAAACCCTGCCACAACTTTCATAGTGGATGGGTGGACTGCCGTAGTTGCCAACCCTGCTAATCGGGAACGACCATACCTAAGTCGGAACCCGCCTACTTGCATTGGTTGTGAAAAGATTGGTCGCCCCGCTACCATGTCTGCGAGATACTTATTGATAGGTTGTAAGGTCTTAGGCCCATCATCTTCTTCTTCTTTGTTAGGTGCGAACTCTCTCAACCATTCCCACTCGGAAAACCCAAGTGCGTCTGTATATTTGAGAATCTTTGGAGCCTTCAATACCATGCCTTCACATAATACCAATAGGGCACCTTCACGACATTTATTCGTGGGGACTCTCGGCAAATCTCTTTGTCCGCTTACTTCTTCACCCACACCCTCTCCATCAAGATAGACCGGACAGTTATTACATAGAACTTCAATTTGAGGATTAGATGGACGGTATTGCAGACCACGACCATATTTCATAACTTCTTCTTTGTATCTTTCAATTTCTTCAAAAGTCATTTCCGGAGGTTCCAATCCGAATTGTCGGCGAAGAATATCTCCAATCAAAACTGATAACGCTTGACCTGTTCCACCAGCAGAACGAATTGGTCCAGCAAAGTTAATCGCAAGACTTCGGCTTCCGCTGGCATTGTCTATAATCCTACATGAAACTACACCTTCAAGTGGAGCCACAAGGATTCCTTCGGTCAAGACTGCTAACCCTGCACAGATTCCATGATAGATACAAAGTGCCATTCTTGTCTTGGTTGTTTTCTTGATGTCTGCAAAGTTTTCCATTGCCTCCAAAGTTTCTTCCCAAGTATTAGTTATCAAATCTTTAGTGTAATCTAATTTCAATCCACTACCTTCACAAGCGTGGCAGTCCCTCGTTCTATATCCTTTTTTGATAGTTCCTTTACCATCACAAACTTGACATTTAGAAGTCTTAGCATATAGGAAAGTTTCGGCACAAACAATCTTGGCGAGGTCCAAAGCCACTAACTCTCTATTTCCTTCGTGCAGTTCCGTCAATTCACGGATTTGTGCTGCCGTGTTTCTTGGGTGTAAGAAGTTCAAAAGTTTTTGTGTGCGGTCTGCCAAGTCATTGGCTTGAGGTATCTCAACTTTCAATTCGGGGTCATAGCCTTGACTTCTGCACCGGTTAGCAATATCATAAACCTCGTCTGTATCTTTTTGAAGCATCTCATAGTAGGGTTCATAGTCCACAACTTGAGGTTGCTTAACAGCACGGCTCATGATTAGGCATAGGTGCAAACACCTATTTCAAAGAACCATTAAGTAGGAAATTACCGTATGGGCTATTATGCGTATCGCTTATTGGACTGGTTATTCCCCTGTCTTTGATGCACACACAGTAGTTACTGAAGATTGGGAACTTCCCGGCGGTGGATGGGGAAGTGAGAGGTCATTAGCACAAATGGCCGTTGAACTCGTTAAGCGAGGTCACCATGTTGAAATCTTCTGTTGGAGGTCAAGACCTTTGCCAACTATGAACGCTCTTGATTTTGATGTAGTTATTGTTCAGCGATACCTTAACTATTGGCTTTATGAAGAATGTAAGCAAGTCCCTACTGTATTTTGGCAACATGATGTAAGACCACTCACAGGCTATGAGAATACTGTCTTTTATGAGGATGGTAGGCAGACTTACGCCAACTTGGTGGAAGGTGGACTTTGTTCTAAGACCGTCACACTCACTCCATCCCACACTTATGGAATGATGCAACATTACAATATACCACACCACCACTTCAACGAAATAGGTCATGGCTTAGATGCCCCTAAACTTGACACCAGCGGAATTGAGAAAGTCAAGAATCGTATGGTTTGGATTTCCGGTTGGAATAGAGGTCTTTGTTCTGCTTTAGAAGTCATCAACAAAATAGACCCCGAGAAGCACGGTAAGATTTCATTTCACATCTATGGCCATCAAGCCGAGTATGAAGATGATGACAATGCTCCTTATCCGGGCCGCACTTTCCGATTCTTTGATTGGAAAACTCCATCCCTAAGACAACTTGTGGAAGAGTCCCCACACGACATTGAATTATTTGGATATGTTAGTGATGAGGAAATTGAGAAGGCTTGGGCGGAGTGCGACATCCTTCTATATCCTACCGACTTCGTGGAAACTTATTGCATTTGTGCTTTGGAAGCCCAAAGAGCAGGTTGTTTTATTATTGCATCGGAACTTGGTTCTATGCCTCACACCATCGGTGATAGAGGAGTCCTCATTCCAAAGCGTGGAGCCGAGGGCGTTGATATGGAACACAACGATTACATTAGTGTAGTTGCCCGCACCTTGGAAACTTACATGGATAATCCCGAATTAACCCTCCCTTACAGGGAAGCCGGAAAAGCATGGGCTGGTGAACAAACTCTTGAGAATAAAGCGGATGAGTGGGAAGCACTTTTGAAGTCAGTTATCAAAGCAGACCAAGAAAAGAAATCAAGAAACTGATTTCGTAGTTAGCCATTCAAGGTATTCTATAACATCCATAATATCCTCATCGGGAATATCTTTGTAACTACAACCAAACTTATTCTTGACGCACAAGGCGACATGAGCGTATGGATTACGGCCATTAGGATGTCTTGAAGATTCGGGCAGTCTGCCGACTAACAAATCACCAGTAGTTTGAATTGCTTTCCAAACCGCTTTGCGATTATCTTCATTCATTAGATTCAGCCATGCGGTCTGTCAGTAGCAAAAGAGCAGAAGCCCATAATCCTACAAAGATACCTAAGTTCTCATCGTGCATAGCATAAATGCCGATAGAGGACACAATGGAAGTAAGGCTTGAGTAAAGTCCAATCTTTTTCCAATCCATGTTCATTCACCTTTTGACATTGCCTCGGTTAGACGAGCGACTAATTCAGCCTTCCTACCTTTAGTGGAAAGTCCTAATTGTTTGAGTTCGTTCTTCAAACCTTTTACTGTAAGTTCGTCAAGTTCAATTTCAATTCCGATTTCTTCGTGAATCTCATCTTCAACTGCGTCTTTGATAGCATCGGCAACATCTTTACCTTCTTCGGCGGCGGCGAGAGCATCGGAAGCAATATCTCCTACGGAGTCTGCTGCTTGGTCCACTAACTTTTCCACATCTTCTGCGGAGAGGTCAATACCTGTCAAATCTTCAATTCCCTCATCAACTACGGCAATAATCTTTGCTTTGTTGCGTAGGTAAAGATAAGTAATGAAAGTAAATCCAGCACCCACGGCGGTGTAAAGGGAATACTCGGACATATCAGTTTGGGTTAGCACTAAAGACATACCGGCTAATGCACCAGTAAGCAAGGCTGCGGGCTTCATTTTGTTAGGACTATCACTTGGAAGGTCGGACATAGTGTTTGAAGTCGGTTACTTCCTACTTAAAAGATTACACCAAAGTTAGGAGTCTAAGCAATACGCTCGTCTGCTACGCTGTAATTGAACACTAATTTTAATCCGGGGGCTGGTGGATAAACTTCTAAGCCACCCTTTCTCAAAAAGAATACTTGGAAGTAGCCGTCCGTATTCCGCTGACTCGTTACTTTGGGGTCAGTCTTGGCTACGAAGTCGGGAATGTTTGTCACGGACGCACGGTTGTCGTCCACACCTGTGTTGATGGTTTTATCTAAACGCAAATCGTATCTTTCCATCATATCTTCTAACACCGTCAATTCCCCAAGTTTCCCCGCTCCATCAATTCTGCCGTTAGATAACGCATGAGCCGTAACTTTTGCATTCTTCACAAAAGTCTTGGCCACATTAGCATTAGTAATAGAGGGAGCCTCCAAAGTTTGGCGTAAGTAAGTTACCAAGGCTGGCTTCCAAAACGCAGCGGCACCAGCAGCACTCAAAGAACTCACAAAGTTATTCAAATCAAATTGCCACCAAATGTCGGCATAATCTTCGTCCGCTTTCTTTTGGTTTCTTTGGGCTTTTGGTCCAGCCGTTTGTCCGGGTCGTCCCTGCAAACTTTCTTCTAAACCTACTAACTTTCCATAGACAACCATGCTGTGGTCGTAAAGAGGGACAAAGTTAGACTCCCAACGATTACCAACCTTTCCAATGATTGGCACTTGCTTACCAGTTCCGTCATTAAGAGTTTGTTTTTGCATGGCTCTAAGAGTTGTTCCAGCCCTTTTTGCGGCCGCAGTAGCCGAACGACCTTGTGCCATTCCACTCAAAAATTGGCGGACACGGGCTTCCATCGGAGGCTCAATTTTGTAGCGACCATAGGCTACCTTTCGGTATCCAATGTTCTTCAAGGCCAACCATTTCAAAACGGTTGCACGAGTCGTCCCCACATTACGAGCGGCTGAATATAATCCCTCGTTGAGTGTGAGCATCCTATCAACGGCAAGCATGGCTCGCCTTTCCATCTCCGGAGTCATAGCCATGTTCTCATATTGAGTGACTTCCTACTTAATACTGTGGAACGGAACCATTAAGTATAAGGAAACACTATTCTCCCTTGCTGGGAAAGGCTCCTAACCGAACTGAGGGGAGAAGTGGGAGTCAGTCGGGTCTTGAACCCGACACCCAGCATCTTTTAATTTTCACAATTGCGAAAGCAAGAAATGTGCATGATGACTAAGTGGTTCAATACTTAGAGCACCTTCAACAGTAATCCACATGAAGCCATCGTGTTCATCGGATAACTCCACAGTTGGGTTTTTGGTTTCAACGAGGAATCCATAGTAAATCTTTTTCATGTCGTGGTCTATATGGTAATCTAATTTAAGGTCAGTTTTAACTAATTTTTGATAGATACCGAGTCCGGTTTCTTCGGTAGTTTCATTGAGAGCAGTTTCTTCGGGCAATTCATCTTCTTCTAATTTACCGCCGGGAAGTTCCCACATTCCGTGAAACGAAGTTTCATTAATTGAACGGCGAAGTAATAATATCATTTGAGTATCGGCATCACGAACAATGCAACCGGCTGCGTGTCGGTAATTTGTGAACAACATGATTCATCCGAAGAGGGACTACTATTTAGTCTTTGTTCTCTTCATCCCAAGGAGCCTTGCTACCTTGACCTACACTTTCGCCATCTTTGTTGAACCATTGCCATGTTTCGGACCCACCCCAACTTGAGCGTTTCCAACCATTCTTGATTCCAACGATTCTCCACATCGGTCCGTTAGTGTCCGGATTACGAATATACTCTTCGTCTTCATTCAATGTTATTTTTGTGTGAAGGTAGCCCGACATTTGGCCTCCATCTCCTTCCATATCACATTCACGGTTTTTGAAAACCGACTCCATCACATTAGTCCAATCATCTAAGTCCCATTCTTCGTAAAACTCATCCGACTCATCATATAGGCCCTTCATAGATACATAGTCCAAGGGATAGTATTCCCCTTCAAAAACTTTATCTCCCACAACCATTTCAAACTTTATTTCGTATTGGACTCCATACCATCGGAAAACTGCATTGTGCAAGTCCGTGTCATTCATAGTGCGTGGGTCGTTATATTTCCCGATAACATCGTTCCACCAATTGTAAAATCCCATCACATCTTTACCGTGCATACTCACAAGTGGACCGAAGGCCACATCTGCTGTATTACAAGTAAATACTCCAATTTCTCTTTCATCATCAACGAGTAATTCCCACGCCATGTTTCATGATATGGGACTCATGTATTTATACATTTGGGTCATCAGTATTAGTTAGGCCGTTTCTTCCCAAGGATAAACTGATATTCCGGTGTAGTTTGAACGACCCATCATTATTGACATTGATACCGTGGCAAAAGAATGTGAAGTATGCTTCATCTCCTTTCTTGGCGACCCAATTCATCATATCCGCTACTGGGTCCTCCGTTCTTATTTCCCAAGGTAATTCTTCTTTAGCATCATATAATTCCCTAAGCACCGAGAACCTTTCATCCCAAGGCATCTTGGTTACACCCTCTTTGAATTGTGGGTAATAAGATTCCCTCAAGTAATACCAAGTCAAATCCTTCATGGTGATTCCTCCAAACCATTCATATCAAAATCCTCATTTATGAGATACTCTCCACCGGACATTTCGGCAATGGCTCCTACATGAACCAGCGTGTCTAATTGTTGTTGTGTCATGTCGCCAGCCCGTTTCAATTGACTGGCATTATCAAACATTCGTCCCGAAGTTTTTGCTAACTCAAGGCAGGTGAGTAATTCATAGTCCACTCCCATGTTCATAGCAGTAGTTGGGAACTCATCAATAAGTGTGATTAGACTTTCTTCAAAGATTTGTCTTGCCAGCATCAAATGTTTTACAGTTATTTTCTTAGAACCGGAAAGTTTGGCGAAACCTTTGATTAGGTTCGTGAACTCTTGGTATTTTCTGTAATCATTGTTACTACGAAGTAAGAAGGCAGATTTGAATTGTGGCCTTTCCTCAATTTCGTCATAAGTGCTGTTAATGATTCCGGCTAACTTTCCGATTGTAGGGTTACTGTCGCTAACTTTTCTCAAATACTCACGGAAGAATGCTCTCCAAAGTTTGGCCGCTTCTTCCGAACCTCCATTAGAGAACTGGCCATCCATCGTCCTCATGATGTTCTCTCTAATCTTATCCTTGGCATCATCTCCGGCCAAAGACATTTGAGTAAAGATGAGTGTTAAGCGACTCATGATTTGGGTTGTGTATTGTCCGAACGCTTGAAGCATATCTTTACCTTCGTGTCCGGCTTCTTCATCCCAATAGTGCGGGGGATTTCCAAGGAATAACATATTCGCTTTGGCATCACGGCGGGTATCAACCTGTCCCTTCTGCATGGTGAAATATCCATTAGCCATCGTATTCATCAATTCTCCGAATACTTCATCATCCCAAGTTTGAAACTCGGAAACTGCTAATCTTTCATTGTTGTGTTTAGGTATCAAACCTAACTCAATGGAGTTGATGTCTTCACCACTCATGGCTCCAAACAATCCGGGGATTGTGCATAGTTTTCCGCTGGATGCTACACCTACTGGAACTAAAGGTTCAATGACTCTTTCAATCAAGTGGTCTTTCCCTTCGCCGACTGATGATACAATACCAATGTGCATCATGTCTTGCTTACGCAGGGGCGATAGACAATAAAGAAGGATAGCCTTCTTGAGATAATCACGGGCGAATAACTCCGACCAAAGGGTATCATCCCTCATCATTAACTCAAGTGGGTTAGTTTTGTTAGCCTTACAAAGTGCAAGGAACTCGTCAAGTTGCACATCAGTCATTTGACTATGTTGCATATTTTTCAACGGTGCTATACTATCAATGACGAATACAAGGTCACGATTATGAGTGATGAATGCACCACTAAATGCGACTTTGTTTCCATTACGAATTGAATCAGTAACGGTCTTAAGAATGTGTGTCATCTCTTCCGAAGATTTACTCGCCGGTAATGTAACTGTGGCTCCATTATGAGCCATACAATTGACTTGGAAGTTACCATCGGAAATGGCAAACTTTAGTCCCACCTTGCGGGCTTCTTTCTTTGTAAGTGGTCCACTTTCTAACTTTAGACAAATGCCTGTTCCAGTAACATACTCACCCGTAACTTGGGAATAGTATGCACCTTCAATAGAAACGCTTCGGTCAGTATAGGGTCTGTTGGTGTGCTTGCCGCTAACACAATCTTGGGCGAAGGTAGTTATATCCTTCGGAATGTCTGCGACCATATCAACACCATATCACCATTACTTACTTAACATCACTTAATCCGGTGGCACAACCGGCGGCGTAGTAACTGATAGCATAAATCAAAAGGTGGGCTTAGTTTAAGTCCACTTAGAAGTGATAGGACGGAAGAATCACTACGCTAACATTAAATGTCACCACGCCCCCGGAAGGCCGGAGGCGAACCCCAACGAGATGAACCCGTTAGGAATCGTATCAACCTCTCCGGCGGGGAGGGAAACTGTCATTGCTTTCGCTCAAGCCTCTTAGTCCTCACCCACCGAAGCGGGAGTGTGTCAGTTTAGGTAATGAAACCTAATCAGTTGTCTTGTAGTTGGTCTTCTGGAACCGCTGGGATGGTAACATCGTCACCACACTCACGCACAAGTGCGGAGAAGCGGTTGTATGTGCGTCCACCGGAAGATTCTTTCTTATGAAGTAGGAAATCCATAGTCATTGGGAAAGTCTTGCCATCGTTTTGAACCGCATTTACTACGCTTTCAAAGTGTTCACAAGTGTAACCGGATAGCCAAAGAGTCATTCTTCGTCCATCTTCGGGGTTGATGCAACGGACTGCGGTGTTAATACCGTAGTTGCCTTCAATACCGGGTGTAAAGCCTTCCATAATGTAGCCTTTGTAAAGCACATCAAACTCCGCCTTAAGCGTATCACGCTCAACGAAGGTAGGCTTACTGTCGGCTGCCCTTGCCTCATTCTGTTCACTTAGTTCTGCTAAAAAGTTTTCTATATCGTTTTTTGCCATCTTAATCATCTCGTTTATTAGTCCGCCTCATTGCGGGGTAATATCTCATGGTGGTGATAACCTACTTAAACTATCGCACTTCATAAATAATGGATACCCTAACGGCTGTTTTCAGCACTATATCCACCCGATTGAGAGCGTCTATTGAAATAATGGCCGTTTTTGATACTGTTTCGGTAATCTATAATGTCTTGTTTGCCTATGAGCGAGTGTGCCATCTGCCTCAATTCACCATCCATACGACTTGGAGGCCACGGAATAACGAACAAATCAAAGAATACTACGCTCCCATCTTTACGGTATCCAAAGTTTCCCGGATTAATTGTATCTCTTACGACCCAGCCCATATCATATAGGAACTTGCTAACATCTTGATAACCTTTCTGTTCTTTTCGGAATCTTGGGTCTGCTGCCAGTTCGGGGGCTGTCTTGGGTCTATTTTCCGCTGACGGGGCAAAACCACAGAAGGGAGGGTCGGATTCTTCCGTGCAAGGTATGTATTCCATTATCCAGTAAGCAATGTGTGTTCCTACGGGGAAGTTATCTTGGAAAAGTTGGAACGACTGTTTATCAAAAGGATGATTCCTTTCGGCTTCAAACACTTTCTCTCTAAAGGCTTCATTCATTTCACCTTGAGCACATGAATACACAATAGGTAACGCCTTTGGAACTTTAGGGGTCTTGGAACTTTGTGGGTAAATACCCTTGTTAATGGCTGCCAAGGTAGTCATCAAGTCTGCTTGAAACTGATTCATAGCCAAAACTTTGGAACCGACTAAAGATTCCCAAGCCTTTTGGTGTAATCCGATAGGCTGCTGTTCTGCATACTCCACGAATGTCATATCACTTGGCAAAAGTTTTACTATTTTCAAAACTTTGTTAATGAATTGGTCCTCTTCATCTTTCAATCGGAAAACCATACCGCCGATTCCCTTACCAATATACGGACCGATGGTATCTGCTTCAAAGGCTATCTCGTCCCATTCGTAAGTCCCATCTTTCACACAATAAATTGTGGCTTCGTCTAAGTTCCCTACAATACCCATGACGGATGTGCCTTCACGCACCCGTGGTTGTATAAGATTTACTGATGCCACCAATGTGGACCCTCCTCCGCATTCATGTTATCTATAACATTGCTCTCGGAGGCTTTTATGTGTCCCATAAGTTTGGATGTCGCCACGAAAGCGAAAACTGCTAAAGCCCCAACTTTCAAAGCATCCATTAATAGTGCTGTCTGTCCTTCTGCTCCAAATGATTCTCCCATACCCTCATTTTGTTCAGTATCAAGATGTGTGGAACCGCCTTCTGCTCCCTTACCACCGGCTTTCTTTCCTTCAATATCAACTATCCCCATATAACCCATTTTACCCAAGGCTTCTTGGAATTGGAACCAGTCAGCCCCAATTTCGTTTGCCAAACTTCCATCGGCTTGGTTTTTATTGAATCCGTTTTCACGGCTGATTGCCATAGGGTCCGTATTTGGTGACGCTTCTTTCATAGCCTTTTGAATTGTTGCACTATCGGGGAATATAAGAACCCTGCATCTGTTGTGCAAAACTTTGCGACCTGTATTTGTATCAACTTGTTCGTGTGGGAATACTACGAATTGAACGACTGGTGAGTTAGTATCTCTTGTATTCACATATTCATCCAAAATATCTGTGGATGAGAAGTATTGACGACCTGTGTAAATCTTGCCGTCTTTGAGTGGGTGTCCGTGGATAGTCCATCTTTTATTTTCTTTTTTGAGTCCACGAACTGCGTTGTCTTGGGTTGATTTTGATTCCGGATTAACTTCAATGCGGGATTCATCACCGTATGAAACATTCCCCATTTGATAAACTGGTGTAACGGCTCCGGTAATTCCGTGCCCCACCATATATTCTTCTGCTCTTTCTTTGCTACGGAATGTTTGCTCCTTTCCGCTGTCATCACGGTATAGATGTGGCATTGACTTACCAGCAACCATAATTCCATAGTCTTGTTCATAGATGTAACACATCCATTCACGCTCAAGGTGAGTATCGTCCGAGTATTCTTTGATTCTCTTAACTGAATCATCGGTGAACTTAGCCCATTCTAATTGCCACTTTGCGTATTTATTAGGGTTCATCATGCCACCAATCCTGTTTCTTGGTCCAAATTGGACTTTCCTTTACTGTTTAATAACGGCACGAAAGCCCCTGCATCGTTCTCGTATCGCTTTTTACCTTTCGGGTCTAAGCAAAACGGACAGTTCTGCGCCCCGATATAACCACGAAATACTTGCTTACAATTGGGACAATCTTGTTTCTCGCACCAATCGGCGTGAGCAAACTTTTCAGTATCTCCATCTTCGGTAGGAAATCCACCGCAAGCATAACACCGTAGCATAGCATACATTTAACGAAACCACTACTTAATGCTTACCTCAATAGCGCACTATGAGGTCATCACCGTCTTTCTCAACTTCAAAGAACCGCATTGCATCCGGATTATCCATCCAAAAACTGCCATTTTTGATACGAAGTGTGCTACCATCCTCATAAACGAGGTCTTCTTTACGGTTTCCGGTTTGATACCACCACTCACCTACACCTTGAATGACTGTTGGAACTACCAAAGGTTGGCCTTGACGGTCCTTATCACCAGTATTGTATGGTGCAACCATAACTAAATCACTACCATAAGGAGGTGCTTTGTCTAATAATTCAATCTTTCCAGTTCCCACATCCACATAATAAGAGGCTGTTGAGTCGCCACGATTCAGCCATTGGCTTACATCGGTCTTTCTTCCGTCCTCTTTGTCAATGGGCCTAACTTTTAGATTTCCACCATCTTGTTGATTACGCAAGCCTTCCATGAAATCATCCCAGCCAGCCTTGAACTCTTCAAACAAGTCCTCGGGAAGTCCGGATTCTTCAAAGGCTTCTCGTAGTGCATCTTCTTGTGATGGAATAGCGTCCAATTGTTCTGTAATTTCTTCTAATTCTTCGGGACTAATGTTTGGGTCCATACTAACTGCTTCTTGGGCCGCAGTCTTAGCACGGTCCACATCTTCTGCTTGAGGTGGGTCGGCCACATCAGCATTTTCATAACATTCAACTGCTTTATCCACGGCTTCCTTTCTATTTTCGGTTACCTCTTCTTGAGTCTGGGATTTGGGAATGTTACTGGCTGCTTGTTCTGCTTGGTCGGCTAAGTCACTAACTTTTTCCCTTTGTCTGTCTAATGGTGATTGAGATGCGTCAATTCCGTCCACATCCTCTCGCATTTGTTCAATTTCCTGTTGGTTAGACTCGGTTTGGCTAACTTCTTCTTCACTTGAGGCATTCTTTTGTGCTTCTTGATTAATTGCTTCTGCCTTATCAATTGCTTCTTGAGCGGCTTCTTTGGCTCTTTCAAGTTGTTCTTGGTCGCCAGCGTTATTAGCATCGGCGGCTGCCCCTGCATCTTTGGCAGCGTCCACGGCTGCTTGAGCCTTTTCCATTGCCTCTTGTGGGGAATCTCCATCTTGAATTGAATCTTTGGCGGCTTCTGCGGCATCGGCGCATTCTTGGCAATCGCCTTCTTGACCGGAACCGCCTTCACCTTCTCCGCCTTCGCCTTGTCCCTCTCCTTGACCTTCACCTTCACCGGAACCTTCACCGCTACCTTCTCCGGAACCTTCACCGGAGCCTTCGCCCGAACCTTCGCCCGAACCGCTCCCACTACCGGAACCACTTCCACTTCCACTTCCACTTCCACTTCCACTTCCACTTCCCGAACCGGAACCCGAACCACTACCGGAACCGCTACCGCTTCCGGAGCCACTTCCGCTACCTTGTCCTTGTCCCTGTCCTTGGCCTCCTTGACCTTGACCTTGACCTTGTGATTGTAATTTTGCGGCTTCTCGGCCTTTTTCTCTCGCTCTTTCAGCAGGGGTTTGTCCGGAACTCGGTCCTTCACCTTCGCCTTGACCTCCCTCTCCGGAGCCTTCACCTTGACCGCCTTCTCCGCTTCCGCCTTCGCCGGAACCTTCACCTTCTCCTTGACCTCCGCCTTCGCCTTCTCCTTGACCTTGACCTTGGCTTTGACTACTACCGCCGCCGCCACCGGAACCTTGGAGGCCGGAACTTCCTTGTCCCTTTTCTTGACGGATTAAATCTTCCTTAGCAATCTCACGGACTCCTGTTGTGGAATATGGGCCTTGACCGACTCCCGCTTTAGTATCATAACTGACGATAACTTCACTCGGGCTAACAAAACTGATAGCAAAGTTTGAGAACAAACTTAATTCAGCCATAAACATAGTGATTTCTGTTGGACTACCCATAACATTCATCCTTTCGGAAAGTGCATCGTAATCGTTGTAAAGATTAGGCCAAAAATTAGTTAAGTATCTTGAAACACCCGAAAGAGTTCCATTAACAGGTTCCTTTTCATTATCTTTTGAACCTTTTAATTGTCTTATTTGTATTGGAATCCAAGGGGCAACAAATTGCATACCTTTTGTGTATTTGACAGCCTTAATTTGGCCATTATCAGGATTAAGTAGTTGGATTTCTTCAACCATGTTAGAATATAGGACCTAACTGCTATTTAAGCGTTGGGATTCTTAGTTCGGATAAAGTTTAATACTTGCTCCACTACTCTTTGCTCATCGGAGGCATTAACGACTAAATCAAACAAGTCATCATTCATATATCCCATTTCGGCTTCGCTATCGTCTTTCCGATTATTGATATGTTGGTCGGCTTTATTTCCATAGGTTTTCTTGAGCCTTTTAATTTGAAGGTCATCATCAATATGAATCCTAATTAGGGTATAGCCCGCTTCTTTGAAGGCTCTTACTTCATTTACAAAACGGCAATCATCCACTACTACTCTCATATCTAAATGAGAGCCAAACATAGCCTTGAGGTCGTTCTGTGCAGTTACGACTTTTCGCATCAATAAATTAATCCATACATCAGCATTAATTTGTCGCATCTTCATCCCAATTTGTTGGAGAAGTTTTCGGTCTTTCCCCTCCATCAAGAATACATCTCGTCCGAGGTCTTTCACTCCCGTAGCCAAGGAAAACTTCGTATAACCCAACTCTTCATGGAGTGCGTCTGCAAGATATGTTTTACCGGAAGCCATAACTCCACAGATTGCGATTCGGTCCATACTATCACCAGTTGCCTTCTCCTATTTGAACCTTCACATTATGGCTTCGTCAATATAGGAAGGCATATAGTTCTTGAGAGGTTGATTATTGATTCCCTTATTGTAGTGAAAGTCAAAACTCGGGTCCACTATGTAAGTAATCCCAGTATCGTCCACACTTCGGACTACCCTACCACACATTTGAATTAAGGAACCTGCTGTTTCAGCCTTATACCAATCTTCATCTCTTTCCATCTTTTTGACAGTCCTCACATCACCCAAGGGTGGGAATGGTATCTTGACAATGATAGCGAAACCACAATGTTTGCCATCGTATCCTTGATTGACATAAGTGGATAATAATACCGCAGGGTCCGGACAGATTTCAAACTCGGCTAAGACTTCTTCCCTATCCGTAGCCTCTTTGGTGTGAGTCATCAGTCTATCGTGTGCATCGGGGTCCAATCTTTTGATTTCATCATACAACTTTTCTTCAATTTCGTTAGTATATGGAAGTATAATTCCCTTTTCGTGGTCGTGCAAGTCCATAATTTGAAGAATGGCGTTTGCAGTTTCCGTGAACGCATCATCGTTCCGCCCACCGTAACTCATCTTACCTCCCTTAATTGTAGTTATGATAGGACGGTTGCCAGTAGGGAAGGATGAATAATCCACTTTGAGGAACAAAGTTTTCTCTTTATTCATTCCTAATTCACGCATGAAAACTTCCGGTGAAGGAATAGTAGCCGACATAAAGATTCGCTGACGGCCTAAACGCAACAACATAGATTCAGCATCCTCTCCAATTTCTATTGGTTTGAAAGATACAAACATAGGGTCGTCTTCATCATCTTTAGTCCACACCCAATTATCATGATTGTTTTCCAAAGAAACTTCAAGATGCAACAAAGTTTGAACATAATTGTAAGCAAACGATAGGTCTTTTTCCTCGTATTCTTCTGCTTCAATACGGGCCGCAATCTTCTGTCTTAGTTTCCCCAAGTAAGCCAACCAAACTTTTGACCCAATATCACGAATACGATTTTCAGTTTTAGGTTTGATGGATGGAACTTTTGGAAAACCCCAAGCATCTTTAGTTGAAGGACTCCAAGGTTCCAAGGCACGAGTTCTTTGACGAGCCACACTATTGTCATCAGCCTTAGTAGTATCATCAAAGGTAGGAAAGCCAATTAATCTTTCTAAATGACGGATGGAAATATCCATTGCATAGAAACTGGTAAGTGCATCGGGAAGATGATGTGCTTCATCACAAATCAATAAATCCCGAGTAGGCAACATAGCCTCACCCGCTTGACCCAATCCCATAAGGTAATAGTTATTAGAAATAAAGAAGCGACTTCGTTGAGCATTGGTTAGTGCGGCGAAGTAATCGCACATCTTATCGGGGTCTGCTTTCCAATCGTAACGACCCTCTTTGGCAGGTGGTTTGTAAGAACACTTAAACTTAGGGCCACAAGTTCTGCACGGTGCAAGATTAGCCTTGGGTGGTGTAATGGATGTATCTTCAAGGCCGTCTTCATGTAGTGCTAACGCAGTATCAGCCGCTTCAACATTTCTTAACCCTGCTGGAACATGGAGATTGCAGGTATAGTTAGCCCGTCCCATGACGCTCCGCATGAACGGCATTTCTCTCATATACTGTGCTTGTAGCCCTTTCAAATGAGTGCTGATATACGCATCACTATCCAACATCTTGGGAATCATCATGGCAAGGGCAGACTTTCCGCTGCCAGTAGGACATTCCACAATAATGTTTTCATAACCCTCATGTAGTGCTTCCGTTATTAAGGGGAGAAGTTGAGCCTGTTCATCCCTCGGCTCGGGGAAGCGAGTTCCCTCAAACCAAGGCGTTACATCAAAACTGGGAACAGTATCGGGACAAACTGCTATCTCGGCAAACTTTAGGTCGTCTTCCGAAGGACCCGGAGCGGGTGGCATCCCACCTAACTTTCCGGGAATGGGAGATTCCTTGCCTTCAATGTCTAATACGAACAGGTCAAAGTCGTCAATGGCCCCGCCATTCTTACTACCTTCTCCCCTCACTCCACCGGCTACCGCTCCATTAACTCGTAGGGTTAATCGGAACTCATTACAGTATTCGGCCAGCCGTCTAAGGTTGTTGCCGGAGTTTTCCATTCGCTTAGAGAATACTCCATGATTACGCTTCCATTTAAGTCCAAATCTCTTTTGGAGAATGTGGCGAAAAGGGTATGTATTACCACTAACTTCTGCCGTCACAAGCATAGTATTGCATACCGACACCACCTATTTAACCCAATGGGGTGGAGAAGAACCTTTGAAATAGTCGGCGTGTGAATGAGGAACTATGACCTTCCCACTTGATATTGGCTACGCCTATATCCCTCATCCGGAAAAGGCCATTTTTGGTGGAGAGGACGCTTTTGTAGTTTCCTACCGTTCTTTAGATTCAACTTACATGGTAGGAGTTTCCGATGGTGTAGGTTCTTGGCTCTCTAAAAGAGGCGTTTCCGCTGGACCCTTTGCAGCAGATTTAATGTATCACGCTGAACAAGTTTTCAATGAAGATGAAGATAATCCACTCACTATTCTCCAAGAGTCATTTGACCGGACCGACCATATAGGAGCCGCAACTGCAATCATAGGGGTCTTGAAACCTACAAGTTGGGGATATAAAGTTGAAATGATATATCTTGGTGATTCATCGTTCTTTGTAGTTACTGATGGTAACATGACACATCAACCTACCGAACAAGAGATTGAGTTTAACAGACCATTTTGTTTAGGAAAGATGGCTGGTGGTGTGATATATGCTCAAGAACCAAAAGATGGGGAAAGGTTTGTAATCAATTTAGAAGGGGAAGATATGCTCGTTCTTGGAACAGATGGGTTGTTTGACAACTTGTTTGATGATGAAATTATGAACATTATCAATAGTATGGGTAACGCTACGGCCTCCGACATTGCAGAAACATTAGTAATTGCGGCTACTGAAAAAGGAGAAAGTTTGGAGCCGACTCCATTTGAGAGAACTTCCCGGGAAGCAGGTTATGAACATAAGGGTGGTAAAACCGATGATACCGCAATTATTGTAGTCAAGGCTGCCAGTCTTTAAGTAGCGAGATAGATAAGTGAATAGTATGAGTGCGACCAACTATAAGTTTTGGCAGACGGTGGCCCAAGGTGCTATGAAGAGTGCCAATCCTTGTGAATTGGTGGAACTTACTAAAGATACGAGATTCCCAGCAAATACTGGTTTCTATTTCGTATTAGGAGGTTCTCAAAATTATGGAGTATTCTTTCCCAATGGATTAACTGTTCTAAAAGATGCAGGTTACCTTGCAGCAACTTCGGCCGACCCAATTATTGTTTTTGATGAAACGACTGCAAGAGGGCAGGGAACAATTCGTCAAGAGATGCCCGGAATGCCAATCATTATGCCATGCGATAATTCCGCCAAGGGTCTTACCATTCTTGATGATAAGGGCAACACGAGTGCCGGACTACAAATATCCCCTGGATTTACAATTGGAGTCCAACCTCCAAAAGCAACTGCAATGCCATTTTCAACTCCGGTTCCAACAATGGCACCTACTAAACCTCAAAAACAAACAGTTACCACCCCTGCGGGTGCAGGTGTTATTACTTTTGGTAATTGGGATGTAGTGCCTTCTTTCTTAGAGGCTTAATCCAAGAATCATTCGTAACCTAATTCTCTTATGGCTTCATCCACAGTTAGTATCCCCTTTTCAACATCTTCGGAAAAGATGCTCACAGGGTAGCAATGTGATTTGAAATCACAGTAAGAGCATTGCCAATCGCCCACTTCGGCGAGAGGCTTCTTGAGCCATTCATTATATTTGGTCTTTGATAAATCATTGGTTTCCAATTTCTGCTTGACGGTTGGTTCATCGTATCGCAACTGATAATCACGAGGCGGAGGATTAGGTTCCTCAAGTTTGTCGGCTAATTCGGAATATCTCTTAAGAATGTTATCCGTATTCAAGCCTTCCCAAGCGTTGAGAGTTTTACCTGCAATTAATTGATATGCAATATCCGGTTCAATGGTTTTACCGTCCATTGTTTCCACGATAACATCTCCATCGTAGCCATTAGATAGGCTGATTTTGAATTGAGTATATTCTCCGGTATCAACAGCGAAATAGAATATGATGTAGTAATCCATCTTTACATTGTAATGCTTTTCGTGCTTTTCACGCATCATTAGATACATAGCCGTCTGCATAATGTGTTCATACTTAGGTGCCCCATGCACATACATTTTATTACCAATACCAAATACTGCTTTCTTAGCAAAATAACCTCGGCAAGTTTTCATTTCAATACCGATAGCCCTATCACGATGAATCTTCGTAACTTTACCATCTGCATCTAATTCGTGGTCCCAAACGATAATATCCGATTCTCCGGAAATAATGATTCTTGGGTCAGGTCCAACGGGGCCATAGTTAAGCACATTGCCGTCAAGGAGAAGTCCTTGATTCTTCCATACTTCTTGGAAGTAATCTTCCATTCCATTTCCTGTTGCGAAGATGCCATGCGACCTATCAGTAGGAGGATTAGTTGCCTTGACTCCATTCAATCGGAACCATTCTGCTCTATGACATTTTCCAATTTGTTTGTCATAACCGTATTCATCTTTGATGATACAGGAAGCACTTGTAGGGCGAAAGCCACCACGAGATACCCTATAACTTCTATTTCTCAAACCATATATCGCATTCTTGCCCGGATTGGCGCTCATAGTAGGGCTACTTGTTACCCACCTATTTAACCGTTCCCTATTCTTTCTTGGTGATTTTCAAATCTTCTTCCAAGGTATTCTTCTTAATTGGGACAACATATTTACCGGTTGCTTCTATTTCCGCTAACCGGTGTGCGTGAGCCATTTCCATTTCTTCCATTCGGTGACGATGAGCGATTCTATCTTCCATCGTTGAGATTTCTTGTGTCTGTTCGGATTTCCAAAGTTCCAGCATAGAAGTTACGATTAGTGTTGCTAAGGTTCCAACAATGGCAAGAAGGGCAATGTAACCTTCTAACATTGGCATAACGGCAGTTGGGTCATAAACACCCATTGCTACAATTCCTAAAGCCGCAACCAGCCAACCCCAAACAATTGGTAATCCAATATAACGCATCATCCAATCATTAACTGTGGTCTTCCCACCCCATACCTTAGTGCCTCTCTTTCTCATGTTCATATAATGAAGTTACGACTATTTAATGAATACCTGTGAACCATTAAGTAGTAACTAATCGCCTGTAAAGGCGTGTCACTTACTGATTGGGCCGAAAAAGAGGGACATACTCTCTCCGTCAAGGGCGGTAGTCTTCTAATTGAGAATGAAGATGCAATCAACTTTTCGGATGCGAAAGGCCAAAATCAAGTTTATTTATTGAGATGGCGTTATCGTAAGTGTCGGATATGTGCCACAAACTTTGATATTTCGGAGGGCGGTTTTGCATACACTTGTGCCGCTTGCCAAAAAACGGAGGTCCCTATATGAAAAAGATTGGTAAAGTAAAATTGACAATGACTAAGGATATGGTAGTGAATGTTCATGCGGATGTTCACATGAAAGACGGACAAGACAAAGATGACTTATACTTTGTATTATTCAACATTATGGCAGAACCATTGCGATTGTCATTAGGAGTAGTTGGTAACTTCTTTGAAGAGTTAGAAAGGTTGGCTGGCAGCGACCCAGCAAGATTGACCCAACTTTTGGAAACTGAACCGGACACTTACATGAAATTAGTTCAAAGACATTACGCAGACCTTGTTACCACTTCTAATGAAGAAAAAGTTAAGGTTACTTTGGATAGTCAAAGAAATGCAGATATGGCAAGAATGGTTTTATCCAGCCTACTTCAAAACAAATACTATACTCAAGTTACTACCTATCACATCCCCAATCAAGAAAAGATTGTGAAAGAGCAGCGTGTCCCTACGGAAAGCCTTGCAGCGGAATTGAAAGTAATGTTAGACATCACTAAGAAATGGGAAGGATTTGATTTAGAACAATATGTTGCTGGAATGGGAGGTCGGATGTAATGTTAGGAACCGAGGCTGAACAAAAAGATTTGAGAGAAGTTATCAAGGCTGGTATCAAATCCGGTCAAGAAGTTGGAGGCTACTTGATGCGATACACATTTTTGGACCAAACAATGTTGTCGCCCGAAAACGAACTGGTAACTGAACTGAAGAAAAGTTCGGAGTCAGCAAACTTTTACTTTGAACAAAGAGTTTTGAACGATGGTATGGTAATGGTCCCTCAACTGGACTTTGTGTGGGAAGGACCCCTCACAACTTTTGAAGATTCATTATTTCCAATGAGGGAAAAGATTGTGGAAGTTATTGGAGAGAAGGCTATGCTATCTCACCTTGTTTTCCTCCCACCCGAGTTCACAATGGAAGAAGTTGGTGAAGAAGAATGAGTAAAAAGGATGAAAACAGAACACACATCCTTGGTGGTGTCATAGATTACGGCACTCACACAGAAGGTGTCTGTGCAGATAATTGTTGGTGTAAAGAATGAGTATTACAAATGATGACCCCGAGTGTTGCGAAGAGAACGAATGCAATTGTGCAGACGAACCACAAGTTATGGATTTAGGAGAGGCTATTGAGTATTACTCACAACAACCAAAAGAAGTCCAACCAGTAGGATATATGATGAGATTCACATTCGGAGAACGCCATGTCGCTCCCGAATCACACCCACTCTTTGAGCAAATGAAGTTATTTGCCGCAGGTCGTGATTTGCATATACAACGCCGTTCTTTACAATTCAAAGAGGGAGTCTATACTCAATATGAATTAGTTTGGCGTGGTAGCCTCAAGAAGATGGAAGAATCCGTAACCGGAACCTCATCACTTATTGAGGATTATTGTAAAGCAGAAAATCTAAAGCCCAGCATGACCTTTGGATTCATTGGAGATAAACCCCAAGAAGAAGCCGAAGCAATTGCTCACGAAGATGATATATTCTAATTATGACGAGGGCCATGAGTCCTACTATCGTAGTTATCCGACCAAATGTAATTGAACGGGCGTGAAGCACCGATTTGAACATAGTGTCCCGACCTCTTGAAATAGTAAGCGAGTCGCTTTGGTGTGCGAGCAAGTTTGCCCCACACTCGGCGGGTGTAAAGATTACTGATGACCGTTCTTGGGTCTATCGGCTCACGCTGTTCTTGCATATACAAGTCAATGTCGTTCTCAAGTCGGGTGCTAAATACAATTCCTCGGCGGCTCATGACTACTCCACAGTATGTGGGGTATTTAAGCATTGTGTATAAATTACATTCCTCGGCCTAAACGCTTCACATCGGAACGCAAGCATCGGCCAAGATACATACCAGTCTTTTGGTCTTTAGAATCAACGACTAAAACTTTCAAGTGCTTATCGCCATCATCCTCAAACACAAGGAGATTTCCACTTCCAATATCAATCCGATACTGCATCATATCACCTAAAAGTGTTGAGGGACATACGATTCCGAATCCCTATCATAGTGCATCAAAATCAATTGCGGAGGGTTGTTGCCCTGTTCACGCACCACTTCTTGAGTCCATTCCCAAACTTGAAGGAAGGAAGTTAGCACCGGAGTTAGCCCAGTCACATAGAGGACTAAAGCATCGGTAGCATCAGTTTTAACTGCTTGAAGATATTCTGTGGAACGCTTAATGTGTGATAGAAAGTCTAATGGATTGGCCACTTGACCTTCAAAAATGAAGGCATCAATGGATTCGCCATCTTGATTAGTAATAGGGTGTCGGCCGGGACCGCACAAACCTACTTCCACAATCTTATTAGCACTCATGTAATCACGCTCAATTATACTTTTGGCGGTGCATTGTTAGCCATGCTTCTCCGCCAGCCATACAAGCATCAAGGAACTCGGCAATAGACATATCGTTTGCTTCACCATTTGCTACGAGCCAATCTTTGGCCAAGTTAGTTCCCTGTCCGAAGATAGGGCCTTCATGCGGCATCAAAACTGTCTTCATTCCGATGTGAACATCATCCTTTCCAACAATCTCAAGACTAATCTTAGCCCCTGTTGAATCCGACAAGATTCCCATACCTACGGATGTATTGGATTTATCCATCATCCATCGGCCTTTCACCAAATCGTAGTAGCCTACTTTCGTTCCTTCGGGAGTATCAACATACACCCTGTCGGCAAGTCCACGCTCACCATTCTTCGTCCATCTATTGGCTTGAAAGCCATCATTCGCATTGATATTGACTGATATTACGCCCGTCATAATATATCCACACTCCTTTCACCTATTTAACCTTTGAGGGTCTTGAATCTTTTGAGTTCTAATCTAAGCGAATCTCTCGCCATTCAACACGCCCTGCTTTGATTAAATCACGGATTCTTCTTTGTTTGGAAGTCAATTGACTTTTCCCACTCTTCACATCAAGTAAGACAATCTTCCCACTCGTTAAGTTTTCCACTTTGTCTTGTCGCCAATCAAATACTACATAGTCAATAGGTGCTCCGAGGAATTGCCAATCTTCCACACGCCAATGTTCTTCTATACCTTCCGCTGACACGAAGGGAGTCCATTTCTCAAGAAGTTGGCCTCGGGTAGTATGTGCCGAAGCAGCCCTTCCCTTTTGATGCAAAACTTCTCCCCTCAAAGTTTCTATTGTCATTTCTAAGCCTACCTTATCTGCTTCCAAACTATTGGCCCGTTCTTCACGCTCATTGGCTATGTAACGCCAAGATTCAAGGTCCGTATGTAAGTTAGCCACACTTTCGTGCAGACTATCAATAATTGGTTGTAAGTCCGGAATCTCTATTGTAGGTTCCACAACGACTTCGCCATCATTAACCCATTGAGCAATGATATTTGATAGGTAATACAAAAGAGGAAGCATCAAGGCTATGCCGAGTAAAACGACAAAATAACCAATATCCATGCGTCAAGATGATGCAGGGACCCACTTAAAACTACTCATCTTTCTTCAAGTCGTCTTCTTGAGGGTTGGATGGGTTGAATCCAAAGTCTGCACACATTTCTTTGAAACGGTTGCGGATAGTTACCTCGGTTACACCTGCGGCTACGGCCACTTCTCTTTGAGTGCGGTTGTGTCCTTTTAACATGGCTGCAAGATAAACTGCCGCCGCCGCAATCCCAGTAGGGCCACGACCTGCCATCCCATTTGATTTCTCATTCTCATGCACAAGTCGCAATGCTCGGACTTGAACGGGTGTTGGAAGATTCAATGAAGTGCAGAACCGAGGAACATAGCCATGTGGTTCAGCCGGTGGAACTTTAATCTTGAGGGCTTTGACGATAGCACGGTAGGTGCGGCCAATTTCCTTACGACCTGTTCTTGAATAATGTCCGACCTCATCCAATGTTCTTGGAGCATCAGCCATTCTGCATGAAAGATAAAGCGAAGCCGCTACGACTCCTTCAATTGAACGCCCACGCACTAACTTCATCTTTACTGCATTTTTGTAATGACGAGCCGCAGACTCTTTGATAGTTTGTGGCAGTCCCATTTGGCCAGCCAATCTTTGTAATTCCGCTAAGGCTACTACAAGGTTTCGCTCGGTTGCATCCTTAATACGGGTTCTTTGGTGTTGTCGGCGTAGCCTGTGAATCTTAGAAGCCATTCCTTTAGCAAGTGGATTACCGGAGTAATCTTTGTTTTGCCATGAAATGTCGGTGGATAGTCCACCATCGTGAATCAAATCTGTCTTTGGCATTCCCCAACGCTCACTCTCCATGCCGGAGCCATCGGAGAACACACGATTGTCTTTACCGTAGTCAATAGAAAGACTGGATTGCATTAATCCACATTGTTGGCAGCATGGAAATCCATTTTCATCATCTTTAACATCTTTGCTACCGCATTCTTCGCATTGTGCCACATCGGGTCTTTGTGGGGTTGTTTCCTCATCACTCATAATCACACCTTCTTCCTTTCACCTATTTAAGCGTTAGCACTCCTTTAAGTAGTCTTCTTGGGTCTTGAAGTGTTTTTACCTTTAGATTTGGTTTTCTTAGTTTTCTTAGGCTTTGGGTTTTCGTCTTCTGTCTTTTTGACTTTACCTTTCTCGCCTTTAGGTATGTCTGCAAATCGGACAAGTGGCTTGACGAATCTATGAAACTCCTCAAGAGTCCCTTCGGAGAATCCAAAGGACATAGTTTCGGAACATAAAGAATAGGAACGCCATGTTTTATCCTTATTAACTCGGGCAAGCCTAACTTTGTATTCCTTATCAGTTAGGAGATTCTTAAGTTGCCCTTCACGACCACCCCATTGTGGTTGAACGATAATGTCTTTTGGAAACAATTTTACGATAGCACTCTTCTTGATAATATCTCCTGTTTTCCAATGAACAGGAGTAGTAAGTGGGTCTGTCTTTTCAGCCGTCTTCTTTGATTTACGCTTCGCCATATTAATACCACAGATACCGTAGTTAATAAACTTTACGACTTAGGAATCACTTTTGTCGGAACGGATGTTCATGCTCATATTGATTATCAGTCATACCGAATACATACACTTCATGTGAACGATTACGCATTAGGCTACCAGTCATGGTTTTACCAAGAGTTTGGAATCGCTTGTCAATTTTGAGATTACTTGTGATTTGTCGTGCCGATGGTGCATTACGCAAACGACCTAATAGTTTCTGTCTTAGTTCATCAACCCCAAAACCACGCTTTTCAGCCGCCATCATTCCAAGAATACTGTCAATCCATTTTTGTCTGCTACTTCCTACCATTTTATTCACTCCATTCTAAAGTCTAAACCGAATTGTTCTTGTGCTAACATGACTTTCACAGCCTTAATGTGCTTACAGTCATGTTTGAAGCGTTGATGATTCGGGCAATCGCATTTCATTTTTGGATTGAAGTTTAATACGGTGTAGTGCTTTCTTGGTTTTGTATCGCCAATTACAGTCCATCGTGCTTCGGAGTGTCTTACCACTCTTCCATCCATAGCAATTGCCATGCCTCTCTTATCGGTTCCCGCCATGTGCTAAACAGGGTTATTTCACCTATTTATACTTTCACTCCCAATCGGAAACGAAAGTGTCATCCCATTCGGTGAAGTCTTCATCAGCCTTAGCAACCACAGGTTCAACCCGCTTGTCAAACTCTTGAGCGTCAGCAATCATACGGACTAAATCTCCGAAAGTCATATCATCCATACTACCGGAAAGTAAATCACCTAACATTCCTGTTAGTTGTTCACCAAAGTCGTCCATGATTTCATCTGCACCCATAGCATCTTCAAAATTAGTATTCCGCTGGCCTGTTTGAACTTCTTTCAAAACTTGTTTCCAACCGACAGCATCGGCATCGTCTGTATCTTCAATAAGTGCTACAATAGCCAATCTTCTTCGGAGTAATTCGGCCACGATGTCTTCATCATCTCCGTCATCAGCCATAAGAGTATTTTCTTTCTTATGCAAAAGACGCATTACTTCAACCGGAAGTTTTGGAAATGGATACCATGCAAGACTGCATTGATACATTTCACCATTAATTTCTTTGTAGCCAACCATTGCGAGGGTCATAATATAAGGTTCCGCAGTTAATGGATTAATCCCAACGACTGGGACCGTATCTGCTGAATCCAAACCCAAGGAGTCTTGCATAATTTCGGCGTGTTCTTGTAGGTAATCACCTGCTCCTTCATCAAGGAAAGCAAGGTATTCATCGTGAAGTCTGTCAAACTCGTCACCATCTTTCATATTATTACCTTCGTCTTTTCACCTATTTAATGCCTTCTCACACTTCCTTCCAATATATGCGTGGGATTCCTACCATAGTTTCATTTTCAATTTCCATTTCTTTCCAAAATGTGATAAACTTTGAAAGAGATATTACATAAGTAGTGCCACCAAACTCCACGGCTGGTGATATACCACTCTTAACTTCGTGTCCTTTTTTGGCCACTCGCTTGAACTCACTTATGGAACAAGCAAAATAACCATTGTGATAGATACCACCGTCTAACAATTCAGCCGGGGCTAACAAAGTTCGCTCCTTCTTTCGCTTTCGTTGTTTGGGTTGTGTCTTAGAAGCCAATCCTTTTACCTCACTTCGGAGGTCGTGATTACAAGCACCGCAACGAGCAAAGGTCCCCGTTTCATCTTCGTCATATATGATATTGAATACATAGTCCGACTCCATGACAGTCCATTTTGGAACCACAGCATTGATACGGCGGTCATACTGAACAATATCACTACATGAAGGACAGAATACAGTTAGGGGCACATAAGTTGTATTGTTTCCCATTCTTCTCTCGTAAGCAGAAGGGTCATCCGGTAACTCATATAACTCATGACCGCTCATACCCTTACCCTCGGGAACATCCTTTACAGTAGCCATCATATTATTCTATAAGGGAAGCACCCACTTAACGGTTACGGAAAGTCAAGAAGGCCAATCCCATACCACAAAAGATTGGAACCCAATGTAGTTTTCTTTCTGTAACCCCTTGGGTTACAGAAAGAAAGTCCTCTTTCGTAGTTGCTCCAAACTTTTCAATTCCAGTTTCAGCAGACTTAGAAACTTTTAACTCACCTTTGAGATTGAAGCGGCGCAAATAGTCATTGAAACTTCGGCCAAGGTCGGGTTTATTCCAAAGAATCCATCGGGAGAGTGCACCCGCAGTCATGGGGTCTTTCCAATTTTCTTTGGTGCTTGTTTCAAATCCTCCACCATGTCGCTCAAGGTATCTTTCCATTCTTTCCTTATCTCCATGTTTCGTATAGTCGCTGGACCCTCTTGCTCCAAAATGTGTAGTCTTAACTTTCTTATCCTCTCCATCATAAAAGACAGCCATTAATTTCTTAGCATCGTTGGTGGAACGAGAGATAACTACACGATAAGGTTTGGATTCTATTTCGGCACGGTATTGTGCTACCTTCTTAGCAATTCCGCTGGGTTGTTTGCTGAATTGTTTGCCTTTCTTACTATCCTTTCTTTTCTTTGAACTGGTTTTCTTGTATTCTTTGTCGGTGAGGGACTTAATCGCCTTCTTAGGTAAATACCTTTCACCTGTTTTACTGGAAGGTTTTCCACTCTTAGTAGTCCAATCTTGTTTGGTCCATGAGGTCAAATCTTTTTGAGCACTTGTCTTCTTGCCTTTGTAGGGAGCCAAACTTTTCTTTTCACAGGCTGCTTCATACTGCCGTTTGAGTTCTTGGGACTTGCGAGCGGACCATTGACCGGCCTTAGTTCCCATGATTGCTTGTTTCATAATTTTATTCTTAAGTTTCCGGCGAATAGTTCCTTGCTGCTCACCATAAGTTTTCGTGTAGTCGTCTTCGGCACCTAAGTTTATTGGTAAGCACTCGTAACAGTAAGTTCCAGTTTGAATAGTAGTTAGGCCCGTAGCAACATTGCATTCTTTACAACACCTTTCTTCTTCTGCTTTCAAAGGTTTGGTAATATAATTTGCCCCACACTTGTAACAAGCACAATAATAACCAAAACTTCCGGAATTAGTTTCCCTCATCGGATTTCCACAATCGGGACACGGGTAGCAACCTCGGGTTGCATCACGAACAGGTTGATGAGATTTTACCCGTCCCCAATTCTCCGCTTCCTTCCATCCAGTATTTTCAATAGCAATACCTTGAAGAATGGCTTTTTTCTTAGCATTTGGTCCGCAATACTTCTTTTGATTACCCCATTGGTAACAATTTTTTCCTACTTGACGGACAGGCATGATAATCAATTAGCCTTACGACTATTTAATTTCACCACTTGTTGATAGGACATTGTTCGCCCTTCACACGAGCCTTCAAACGGATATTACACCCGCACAACTCACAATGGGAACCTAACATTTTGGATTTAGCATGAGGGCATCGGCGACAAATACCCACACGCTGGATGTAGGTTTTCTCATCTGCTTTATCACTCATGAACGCTCTTAGGAGTTTTCACTATGTAAAAGTTCCGGTGTGAGGCATTAAATAGTGGGACAGACAACTTATGCCTATGAGTGCTGTTCATAATCCTTTTCAACACCATACGACTGGGAATGTAGTCATTCCGCTGGTCTTGGGTGCAAGTAGTGTGAACTACAATAAACAGATTTTCAATGCTAATCCTCTTGCATTAGTAGGTAAAGAGGCACTTCAAAAACAAGTCAAACAGGAAGCAGCCGAAAAAGTAGGAAAAGAAATGGCCCAACAGTTAGTCAAGGAAGGTCTTACCGAAGGGATGGGGAAAGCAGCCCGAGAAGGACTGACAAGAACAGTTGCAGAACAAATTGTGAAAGAAAGTGCAGGGGCTATTGGGCCGGATTTAGCAAGGAAAATAGCAAGGAATCAAATTAGAAAACAGTATTACACAACCATGATGACAAAGAGTGGAAAATGGTTTGCTAAAAGAGCAGGTCAATATGGTGCTCTCGTAGGTATAGGTTGGGCTTTCTTCCGATTCGGCGGAGGAGCCGTAAATGCACTTGGAGATGTTTTAGGTGAAGCCGGTGCTGATACAGTCAATGGAACGCTGGGCTGGATGGGTGATAATCCGGGAGTGTCTTCTCTCGCAGTTGGTTTCGTTATATTCTTAGTAGCCGCCGCCGTTATCCCAGCGATTGCAGGTAAAAAGGTTAAAGATTCAGTAACCAAAGACGACTCCGGTGAAGATAGCGGAGAGTGATTCTTTGGTTAATTGGATGCAAAGCGGCAAAAGTCCCGACCAAATATGGTATGAAGAAGATTACGATTGTAATACTGGCTTCAAATCGGAAGTTATCGTTCGCAGTAACGAAGGAATGCCGAGAACTTTGGATAAGATTACCACTTCCGAAGGGACTACCGAGTTCGTTTATCCTCAAGTCGGCAATGGTGATAAAGTATTCATCAAAGTCAAAACTTTGGGAGATGATAGCAAAGCCAAGTCCGATAGAGTAACTGTTTCTCTCACCGCACTCAACATGGGTTACATGATGAATGAAATGCGAAAACTTTTGGATACCAAAACTCCGGAGGAGCAAGACAGACTAATTAAAAACACAGATGCCTTGGTGGAGGAACTTTTACCCCTTCTTTCACCGGCTTCTATGATGGTAAATGTTCGCAGTCGGACTCTTGAAACGGACTCTAATGGAATGTTAGAAACCGAGTTCTATATTGAAGATGATTGGCCACCGGGTCCATTATACCTTGATTGCCATTATGGATATTCTGCATCAGCCGAAAGAAGCGACTTTGAGAAAGCCTTAGAGTTTTACATGGAAGATATACTTCCGCTGATTGTTGATTTAGCCCTTGTTGCTGCAATGTTTTTCGTTGGGTGTGGGACTGCACCATTTACTATGGGTGTAGGTTGTGCCGCAGCCGCCGCCGCAGGTTGGGCGATATTGGCAGCAGAAATAGCGTGGATGTATCACCGCATCAAACAAGACGCTTATGGATTCATTGACACTAATAAATATGATTGCCGTTTCCCAGTTCCGGGTGGTTTCAATCACACTTATACCATAGATGTTGTTCAAGCAATGGGTGATAAGTTAGCCCCGATTGTCCGAGCAAGCCCAGCATTAACTAATGCAGGTGAGGTCGCCTCTTCAAAACCTTCGGTTCAATCTTATACTACCCGAGGTTTAGCCCAGTCTTCCAGTAACCCTAATAATCAAATTATATTAGTCATGGTAATGTTATTCGGTGCCTACTTCATATTAGGAGGAGAACAATAATGAGTTTCAACTACTTTGTATCTAATGGTCCATATTCCTATGTCTATGCTTCCGAGTCCCAAACTTTTCATGCCGAATGTCCGTGGAATTACGATGATGTAACATGGATGACAGAAACGGACCCTAATAATGATGGATGGTATCAAAAGGACCCTTACAATAATTGTGGAACACGACACCGTATGAAAATTGGTATTCGTGGAACGCCCGAAGAACAAATACCATTTGAGTCATCAGCGATTGTATCATTCCGAGGAAAGGATACCAGCGGAGCAGGGACAGGTTATCATTATGACGAAACTGCTAAACATAAGGGAACTGTCAAAGTAACATGGAGGTCCACCGATGGCCAAACTAAAGTTATTCACAACAATGATATTTCGGGAGTTGAAGGTGAGGGAGATTGCCCTAATGAAAATTACAAAGAATATCTTTTTGACCGTGCAGGTAACTATACTATTGAAGCCTGTGTAGGTAAAGCCTCCGGAAATTGTGCTAAACCTTCCGGTTGTATTGAATACAAACTTTATGTTCCGGAAAAGGAGCAAGAGGAAATTGATTATGGGCTACCACAAGATGGAAGCACTACTACGACTACTACTTCGGGTGACCCAAACGCTGCCATTCAAGGTTCAACACCACCGCCCGTAGGAATTAGCCCGATGTTAATTGGAATAATTGGATTAGGTGCAGTCCTTATTCTAACTGGCAAGAAGAAGAACTAAAGTCGCCACATATTTCTTGAGTGCACACTCGTGCAAGGCGGAAAGTAACTCAAACCTTTCTTAGAATCCACAAAGTTTGGAGTGTCCCAACTGTGGAGCACCCGGGCAACTCCTTCGGGGTCCAGAACTTTGTCCTCAAACTTTTGTAATTCCAAAACTTCAGTTGGAGAAAGTGGCCATACAATTTGTCCGGACTTCTCGTGAATGGAATACGGACACCTAACAATACCTTGACGATAGTTAGGCGACAAATCATAATTTGGCAAAGAGTTACCCGTGGCAGCCAAAACTGTTTGTTTCACAAAGTTTGCGTAAAGTTGGCCTTGTTGTTTCAAAGGGTCCCCTTGTGTTCGGAAATCTTGGAGCACACAACCTGCCAAACTTTCAGCATCCGTAGGTGCAACCCAAATGTGAAAACCTTTGTTCCCACTAAATACCATCACCCCTTTGACTTGATGTTCCTTTTCCAAATAATCTTGTGTCAGTCGTGCGGCTTTGAAGGCAGCCATCGGATTATCTTCATCGTCAAAGTCAAAAACCATAATCTTTCCATTGTCCCAAACTTCCATGAAATCCATTTCAACGGCTTCCAAGGCTGCCGGAGTCAATAAGCCGTCCCAAGTTTTCTTGTAACCTTTCAATGCGGTGTTATCGTAACCACTTGTTCCCTTCTTTCTCAACGAAGGAGGTAGTAAATCCGGTGGAATAACTTTCCAATTGATAGCATTAGTGCTGATGAAGATTCCAATTGGTCTTTGATTTGCAGATAAAGTCTGCAATTCAGTTTTTATGGCATCACTTCCCCACATTCTTCTGCGGCGAATGCCGAATACTTCACCTTCACGATGCACTATTTGAAACTTAGTTTCATGATTACGAGCCATAGCCCATATAGCAGTTTGAACAGAATGGTCGCCATACCATTTATGTTCCATACCGACCTATGGGTGCGGTATCATAGATAAACCTTGGCTTATGATTTAGGTTGCATAGCAGGTTTCCAAGCAGCACAAACCCAGTTAGCACGAACTTCGGGATTGCCGGAAAACTTACCACAATAGTAGTTATTGTCTAAGAACATGACGAAGGAGCAGTTACCACAATTGCGGGCTAAGTTTCCTTCTTTGTAGGCTTGAGGTAGGGCTTCGGGTATCGGAGTCCCGTCCGGATAATTATTCATACGCATAATTTCACTTCCCATAATGACTTACTGCCATAAGAGCCATACCACCCAGCATAGTAGCAACACCAAAAAGAGTTATAATTTTGGCTTCTTGCTCCATTTCAATATCAGCAAAAAGTTGTGAGAATGAGAGCATAGTATTCTATGGTCAGTTCCGCTACTTAAAGCCTATCCATGATGATGACGGCGGTGACAATTAGCACACATCACATCACACTTGTCTATTTCATCCAACATTCTTTGCCGAGAATACCTTCGCAGTCCTTCGGAAATGCTGAACTCTTTGGTTGTTTCATCACGATGGTGGAAGTCTAATACCACGGGGTCATCTTCACCACAAACTTTGCACGACAGTTTTGACTTCAAATCTTTGAACCAATCTTTCACAGTCTGCCTTGACCTTTTAGCCTTGGCTTTGTGGTATTCGGGATTGGATTCATAATGTTTCTTGTTGTATGCCTTAGCATAAGCAAGTCTTTTGGACCTATCCTTGTAAGGCAAACTTACTCACCTAATGGAATCCAATCTAAGGGGATTTCACCTTCAACCCATCCATCTTCGGGTGGTGAATGTGGTTTATCTTCTCCCTTATTGTTGATACCACGCAAGTAAAATCTTGAATCTTTGAGGAAAGGCCAACGAGCAACTTTGAACCATTCACTATGATGTTTCAATTCTTCACGCCATTTGATTTCCGGTAAATTAGGAGTTCCAAGTTTATCAATCAATTCTTCGGCTTCTGCCAGCCAAGGTTCTTCCACCACTTTCTTTCTAATGATAGCCAAACCTTCTTTAGTTGGTTTGAAACCTAACTTCTCATCACCATTGAGCCAACCATTGTCAGCCCACTCCTTAACGATAGCCTTAGCCGATGTTGCATGAGGCCCTCTTGAAGATAAACTCATTGTGCGAAGCATATTAGGAACTGTTATCTTGGCTCGTAAGCCATTAAGATTCATCAATGCCTCGGCGACCATTGCCTCATTCATAATAGATGATTGAGCAATCTCCTACTTGAAACTTCATGCGGTGTAGGTCTTACCACGAACTCGCATGGAGAGAACTGCATCAACAGGAACGAAACGGTAGCATTTCCAAGGGTCAGCACCCTCACGGACTTTTTGGAAGTCATAAACTCCCATAAGGTTCTTGTTCTTTGGACTGAACTTGAGTCCGACACCCTTGACACCCTTCTTAACGGAGGTGCGAGCGAGCATCTTACGGACTTCGCCATTGGTGCGCTTGACAAATGTTACACTAACAAGTGTGCCATTTGCTTTCTTGAATAGGTCAATGACCTCGCTTGGTTTCATAAATCGGCTGGATGACCCGCCACTCTTACTGTCTGCCATGTATTCAGCGTGGAAGTCATCACCTATAATCGTTTCGGCGAAATAGTTTGATGAATCCAAATCTGCCTCATCATCTTCCTCATTCCATAGAGCAGACGGTGGCATAATTCCAGTCATGTCTGCCATCAAAGCGTGGCTTTCTGCTTCATAGGCTTCCTCTTCCAGTATGTCTTGAACTGCTGGACTTATGTTACCTTCTTTCAGTAATACAACCCTCAACTCTTCAAATCCAAAAGATTTGATAGCATACTCATGAAGTTTCTCAAGAGTTTCTTCATCTTCAAAAGGTTCACGGTCCGTCATGTTACCCCAAGCAATTTCATTAACTTCTTCTCGGAAAGTTGGTGCTTTCCACATATCTTCGCCTTCAGCCCCAAAGCCTCCATCAGCAGGTTGTTCATGCCAAGCACTTTCGCACTCCTCACAAATTAATTCTCCTCTAATGTATCTCTCATCTTTTTCGGATACGATGTCGTCACTACACCACGAACAGGATGAAATATCTTCATCTTCTTCATGTTCTGCCTTGCCATAGAAAGAGCCTCCACCAAACAAACCGTGTTCTGTTTGAAGGTAAATGAGTAGGCCAACACCACCTAAAGCCCACAATCTTGGGTCCTTAATAGGGTGCATACTCTCTTTTCATAGGTCTTGCTACTTAATATCATCCATCCCACCTTAATAACGGGTTGGCCACACCTGCAATTTAGGCAGGTTCACTTCCCACCTGGTCCAAATACTCCGAGTGTCGTATTTGGGGGAAGATGAGGCAACCCTATTATCTAATTCGGATACCATAGCGGCGATTCAAGCCCCAAAAGTGTCCGAAAGGGTATCCAAAAAATATATTGGCTCACTTTAGTCAATTGTAGTCAATTATGCTCAATTATATTCAACTTTGGCCAAACGGATACCCACAAAGGCTGTCTTTAAGTATTCAAGATACCCACACCGGCGAAAGTTAGGAGCCTTAACTACAAACTGTGTCGCCGTAGTTCTCGGAGGTTTCGTAGGAACCTCTTATTCCCATTTTGAAAAACCCAAAAGTTAGGAAGCGCATTGTAGGAGTTACGCCATGGGGCGCATTGGTGTAGTTGCAGCACAGCAACTTTTCCGCCACCCGGGGACCGGGACAACTACGCCATCACCTCCTCCCAAAGTTTTGTATTCCGGGACGAAAAAAACTGCTGCTGCCAGGGTGCACTCCCAGGTGTAACCAGAAGTCAGACACTCCTAACTTTACACAGGCTCGCAGTCCATCGTTTTTGCTCGGAAACTTCTTTTCAAATGGCCAACTCTCTTCTGTGCTCCCGGGGTTGCGCTGGCTGAAGTAGTTGTGGTATCCAGTTTCGTCCCAAACTTTTACTTTTGGAAGATAATTGGAAGTGACTTGCAGCACCCATCCAACACCCATCCAACCGGTTTCGGAACAACACAAAGTTTGTTACAAACATAGGACCCACAGGACCAGAAGACGGAAAGCAGCATTCAACTTTAACAAAGTTTTGGAATAATTATTGGAGGTAGCGCACAATTACCCGGGCGCAAGTGTCACCGGTGACATTAATTGCGCCCCACCCTGGACGGTCACCCAAAGTTTAGCCCAAATCTTGGGACGAAACATTTGAGAGGTCCTCTTTGTGTAAAGTTTTACACAGAAGAACCTCAAGAGGAGAGGGCCTTCCCCCAAAACTTGCTTTCTCACTCTCCGCAGAAGCCATCACCCATCGGGACAAGGAAACCTTCCCCCACATGACTTCCGCTACAACCTCGGGCTGCAGCTGAGCCTC